ACCATTGACGCGAACGAACGTCCCCGCCGCCCCGTACGTGTCAGGCACGTCATCGAGCGCAAGGAAGGTGTGGACAGATGACGGGATATTGCCCGGCTTCCAGACGCCGCCGACGCGGATCAGCGCCTGACCATCGACCTGTCCTGACAGGTCAACATCGGCAAAATTGTCGATCGTGTCGAGAACAGCCACGAACACAAGACCGTCCTCGCTGGATGCAACCTTGAGGAACTGTCCGGCCTTGCCGGCATAGCTGTCGGGTGTCTCAGCCAGCGCAAGGAAGCCTACCGGAGTCGACGGCTGCGCCGCAACGATCACGTCGTCGTCCACCATGGCGAGCAAGCGTGCTTCGCCGTTCGGGATCGTGATCGAATCCCCCGTCCCCGACGCCGATCGTACGGTGAGCCCGAACGTCGTCTTGTTGCGAACCGCGAAGAGGCGCTTGGCCGGATCGCCGGCAATCGTTGCCGGTACCTGCAAGATCGCGTCGGCCGTGGTGATATCGGCCGTGAACAGGAAGTTGCGGGTGAACTGCGCTTCCGAAAGCGTCTTGGTGACCTCGGTGCCGTAGGTCACCGTCAGGTTGCCATTGGTCGCCGCCTCCAACGCCACGATGGCGTCGTTGATGGTGACTTCTTTCTGCGCTTGCGTGGGCGAGACCTGCGGAATGCCGAGGATCGGAGTGTTAGGCATAGATATCCTTATGAGGCGCTGGTGTTAGTCTAGCTAACCCTGAAAGTCAAGGAAAAAGCTCGGTCACGGCGTAAGTGCCGTCGCCCTGCTTCTCGAAATAGCGGTAGCTCGGGAAGCCTTTGACGAAGCCGTTATGCGCGATCTGAATCACGAACCCGTCACCAATTGCTGGTACGCCCAGATCGGCGAAGTCGATCTTCGGATCGAGGATCGATAGAGTACCATCGACCAAACCAGCGACGCCGATTTGTCCCGTACGCAACGTGGTTCCGTCCGTTGGGGTGACCCACGGCTTGGCAGCATCTCCCAGCGTGGTCGACCACAACACGTAGGAATAGTTGCCCGAGGCCGTGTCTCCCTCCCGATAGGGGATGGAAGGATCGCCATCGGTGAGCGTGTTCGTGATGCGAGAGCGTCGATCGAAGGAGATGCTGATGCCAGCGTCGAGGTCGGTCACCTTGACGTTGGCAACCGTGTAAGGACGCAGATCGTTCGGATCAATCTCGTAGGTCAGGCCGACACTATCGTCCACAGTCTCGCCCGACACGACGGCGCGAATGCGTTCGTCGTGCTTCTCGTCGATTGAGTTGCGGGTGTTGATCATGATCGACCCATCCACCGCCGGCATGATGAAGCGCTCGCCGATCGCATGGGTGTCGAGATAAGGATCGGTTCCACGACGCGCGCGAAGGATATTGGTCAGGTTCCAGTATCCATTAGCGTCCACTTCGGCGGTCTGGAACTGGATGACCTCATTGCCCACGATGGCGAGATTTTTACCGGCCATCAATTCGTCGTAGCTGCACGACTCCAACGTCTGCACGTTGTCGTACAGCAGGACCTTGACCACCGAGGTCGTGTCCATCGCGGCCCACGAACGCGTCGGTTCGAGTTTGTTGACCGTATAGCCGGCGATCGGCTCCTTCGTGATCGGACCGATATCTGCGAAATCCTCCCCGGTGTCCGCTTTCTGGAGATAGGCGCCGCCGAACGGGCCAGTCGGAGTGACGGCCGACAGGTAAATGACGGAACCTACGCCTTGGGTGTCGTCGGTATCACGCAGCAAGGGCGTGTTCAGGACGACGATGTCGGCCGGCGTCGGGTCGCCCGCGACCTGCGGTGGCACTGAGCCGGAATCGCCAGTCAGGTTGGAAACATAGGCTACTGCGCTATCGTTCACACCCGTGGTCTTGATCGTCATGTCCTCACCAATGTCCATCTTGGTGAAGCGACTGATGCGGGTCGATCCGTCGTTCATGGTGTAGGTCACCACGTCGGTTGGGTCGTATTTGAGGAAGCGCCACGGCAACACGGATTCGTTGGACACACGACCCACCCACGCCGCTTTCAAGGCCTTGTCCGACATCTGCTTGGCCTGATCGGCGTTCAAGACGATCGGTAGTTCGACCTTGTCCTCGCGACGCGTGTTGACTGCCGGGAACGGATTGGCGATGCGCTTGGAGAACTGGCTTGCGGTCTGGTAATCGCGATCCTGATCCATATAGTTGATCGTGACGCGCATGGGCGCTTCGGTTTCCTGCGCCAACGTCTCGCGAAGCTGCACGTCGCGGTCCGACAGGTTGCCCATCTGATCTTCAAGGATCGTTACCTTCGAAGCACCACCCCGCTTGACGAATTTGATCTGATAGTCGCTCTCCACGCCATCGAAGAAATATGCGCCGCCAAGCTGCGTAATGATGTCACGCGCCGTCGCCTCGCGACCGACCAGATAGCCGGTCACGGTAATGTCGTTGAGATCGGTCGTATCGTAGTCGGTCTGATCAAGCTGCCCGGTATCGTCGAGGATTTCTGACACGATCGATCCGACTGTGACCTCCTGCGGCAGGTTCTGCGAGAACACACGGACCCAATGATTACCGTTTCCTAGGTAGGCGAAATACACCGACTGCGTCGCGTCGTCCCAGATGGTCGTCGAGTCAAAAAGGTTGAATGCGGGAGCGTAGAATTGCTCGGTCGCATCTCCGGTGTTGAGATCGATTGTGACGATGTGATTGTCTTGTGTGCGTGCATAGCCCAATTTGTATCCGGTCAAGCGCGAGCGGCCGAGGCCGCCGATCGGGAATGTACCGGGGCACGGAATTACCTTCGTGAATGCTGCGTCGTCCAACGACCAGATTGCGATGTACGGGCTTCCGTTGAAGCAGGTCACGAGAATCGTGTTGTCGGTCTCGTTGTAAAGCAACTGTTGGATCGTACCTCCGTTCGGCGGTACGAGGACGAACGTCTGTGGATTTAGGTCGGCGACACTCGTCAACACCTCTTTCAATCCACGACCACAATCGGGACTTTCTACCAAGTCCATCTTCGCGACTTCGCCGGTGATCGTGTATTTATCGACCCAAACCGAATCATCGCTGTTACCGCCCCAGACGCAAAAATCGGTAGAGCCGGCGTTCTCTGCCAGTGTGAGCGCGTTTCCGTTTCGGCTTAGAAAGTTGATGAAGTTGCCGTTAAAATCCCAAAGGCTATTTCCTCCGAATCCGTTGAAGTTCACGAAATAATAGCTGTACGAATTCTTTGACTGGACGCGCATACAATGGAAATAACCGTTTGCGACAAGGAACGCGGTAGCTCCCTGATCGCCGGGCACACCAGTGCATTCGGTGAATGGAAACTCACCGAGACTGTTTGAAGTGCGTCCCATGGTTAGATAAGGGGTGAAAGTATTTCCGTCGAGAAGCACTACCTTTCGACTGTTTGATCCACCGTATTGCATGACCACAGGACCGCCGCCGGGACAGCAACCGATCTTGCTACCAGACTGATTCGGCGGCATCGGAAACTTGGCGATCATTTTCATGGTACGCAACGAGTAAACCTCGAAATTTCCGTTCGCGGCGTTGACGGCGCGGTTAGCGTCCCAATCGAAATATGCATTCGGCAGATACGCCTCGCCTCCGCCCAAATCCTCAAACGTGAGGCTCGGCAGACTCGCTGACTTAGAGCGCGTTACCTCCCCGGAGATATTCGGGATGCGGTTGCCATAATCGGCGAGGGGCATATCTTCGAACACCGCATAGCAAAGGCCTCGATAAGCGGGCGTGCTGTCGGCGCCCTTTTTCGAGACGATGAGTGCGTCCGGAAGCTGATCCTCCGAGCCCCTGTAAATACGGAGCTTGTACTTCTTCTTCTTCTTACCAAGCTGATAGGCGCCGAGCAGCGTTCCGAAGTCCGCACCATTCTTGAGCGCGTCGCGGAGCTTGTTCATGTCGGCCGCGCCAAACAACAATTTGGTGTCGGCCCAAATACGCAGAATTTCGTCGATCTCGCCGACGCAGAACGCGACGGCGAACGAGCAGGTGTAGGTATAGGTCTTCTGACCTGAACCCATCCCCTTCCCGCCTCCGGACTTATGCTCTTTGATGCCATCGGTCCAGATCAGGTTCGATGCCATTCGCACGGTTCCGAACGAGCGCGGGATCGCGACACCATACGTTGACGCCGAAACCGTCTTGTCCTCCAGACGCGGACCGCCCGCTCCGCTGCCACCGAACAGCGCGCCGCCAATCGCCCCGCCAACGATCATGCCCAGTTGCGGCATACCGATGAGCGAGCCGAGCGCGCCGCCGGCAATCGTGAGAACAAGCTGACCCATGTTTTAGTCCCGAAGTCCAATGATGTCGCGGCACTCGACGAGGTGGAAGAACCAGTCCCGCGTGAACGGTTCCTCGACCACCATCTTGTGGGCCGCATGTGCGTGAATGAGAGAAAGGCAGTCCCATTGCGGGTGCCATCCAAAGATTCCTACGTGGCACGCGAAACGGTCTTGCCGGAATATACCAAGCGATCCCGGCTGCGGTTGACGTGCCGGGCTCGACTGGCGGCGGATATGTTCTAGGAACATGTTCGCATTGGGAGTGCGTCGGTAGCCCTGCATGTCCTCGCAAGGCAGCCCGAGCATGTGATGGACCTTGATGACAAGACCAGCACAGTCGATGCCCATCTCGCTACGTCCTTGGTGTACCCAACGCGTCGCTAGCCACGTCCGCGCCGCGTCCACTACATCGTCTCTACCCGGTGGGAGCATCTGGATATTTGAGGTATTCGTCTTGTCCGGGTACATCCGGTTCACCTCGAAAGTTGATGATGTTGTTGTAGAGCTTGCACGTCTCAGGGTCCTTGTTGCAGCCCTGTACGATGTCGAACACGTCACCGACTTGGAACTCGAACGGCATCCCCTCGAACAGGGTGATGAAATTGTTGTTATCCAGTCCGCTGATCTCCATGGTCTTGCCGTGGTTGTGTCCCGTACGGAACGTCACGGTGCCGCCGATGTAGGTCGATGCTCCGGTGAATGGTGGGGGGATCGACGACAGCGATTGAGGCAAGCTCAGCGGGTCTTCACCGGTCTGCGACACGCCCCAGATCGCGTTCTGGCCGGCGGTCGTCCACGTCATGGCAAACGGCTGGACATCGGACCAAGTGATTTCATCGTGTGCGATGTCATCGTCTTCGAACTGGACGGTTCCGTAGATCAGTTCGAACCGGATCGGATTGTCTCCGATGTCCGGACATGCTGTGAGCATGATCTCCTTCACATCGACCGGACTGGACCACTTGGTGTACCAAATCTGGCCTTCAATCTGTTCCTCAGCCGGAGTCGAAGAATTGAGATCGGCGGTGCGCCACCACGTTGTGGTCTTGCCGTCGCGCGCGGCGGACGGGCGATGACCAACATCTGAACTGGTAGCGTTGGCTTCTCCGCCCTCGATCTCGTCCAGTGACTGGTCGTAGAACTTGACCTCGGCGATCCCTCCATGAGCGACCCCGGTTCCCGTATGCAGGATGCGGATACCCCACACACGATGGGCGCCAACGCTGGTTACGCCGGGCACAGACGGCAGGTTGGTTGCCCGGAATGTCGTGCGGCTATTGCCGCTCAGTGCTTGGATGGACGCTCGACGCATGAAGTCCGAGCGCTTGAGCTTGCACCGCTTGTCGCAGAAGTCGGCGCGGCACTCCGGCGTGAACACTTCGATGGTGTTGTGGCTGAGCGCCTGATTGAGACCGCGAAGCTCGGCGGTGAACTCACCTCGCTGCGTCGTCGACACTTCGCCGAACCAGCCGGTGCGAAGTGGAAGCTCGCCTTGGCTCACGTCTTCATAATTGAGCAAAAAGACGAAGACGCGGGCAAAATTGTAGGCACCGTTGCGGAGGTCTTCGTTGGTAATCGTGTCGGAATCTAGGACCCCGTTCACGTCCATGTTGTCGACCGAGAAGTCGGAGCCACCTGACAGCGCGGTGCGGCTATACCCGAACTGGCTCTCGTAGTTCACACCGTTGTAGAAGATGTCCTGATCGAGCGTGGTAAAGCCAAGCACCACACCGTCCGTGCGCTCGATGCGCCAGCAGGTGCAAAGCGTAGTGACCTCAAGATTCAGGTGACCGTCCAGCGCGGCCGAGATCGTTTTCATGGCTAGATGCGCGCCTTGAGTTCGACCAACGGGATCGACGGCCACGACATCTGTTCCCAATCGTCATGGCTGATCTTCATCGTGTCGGTGTCGAAGCGAACCGGAACGTGGAACTCGCACTCGATCTCGCAGACCGAGCCATTACCGACCGTGATGATGCCGGTGTCGTAATCGAGGATGGAGTCCGGGTCGCCGACAAGGGCGCCGTCGATCCAGATCGACGCCGTACCCGGCATGATCTTGGTGATCGGACGATCGAAGAAGTAATCCGTCTCGGGCTCGTAGCGCTTGTAGATTTGGCGCGTGCCCGTGAGGCCGGTGGTCAGGTTGAGCGCCTGACGATCGATGGTGAAATCCATCCAGTCCTTGAAGCGGAACCCGTATGCCTTGCCGCGTCGTGCCGTGAAGAACTCCACCAGATGCTCCATCTGGTCGCGTGTCTTCACGCCATGAGATACGTCATATTCGGCGCGCTGTTGTTTCCAGTTGACGTTGCGCTGCTCCGCCCCCGAGGCAAGCTCGATGACCGAGGTATTGAATCCGGGACCGCCGGAACTCCCGTAGGAAATATCCTCGGGAAAGATGACGTTATGGAAATCAGGAAGCGGCATCGATCGTCCAGAAAGGGGCTGGATCGGCGAAGCGCATCGCGTCGCCAATCTCTGTGGAACGGGATAAAGATGGGTCTGATGGGTTAGTTAACCTCGACTATAATGTCAAGTGAAACTAACCCTCCGGCGTTAGCGATTGTTGCGCGCGTAGGCGCGGTTCGCCATGACGTGGTACTGCGTGGCAAGCTGCTGGCGCGACTGCTTGAACGAGTCCGCATCCGGGGTGCTGATGTTGAAGTTGTTGTTCACCACCGTCCCCTTCGAGCCACCGCCGGTCATTTCGACAGGAACCTTACGGCCGCGCGACAGCGGGATGACCGCTTCGTTATCGTGCAGGATCGCTGGGATGCCCGAGGTGTTGTGCGTGCCTTCCGCATAGTGCGGAGCGTTGCGGAACGCGGCCGGCGAGATCAGGCGGGTGGAAACCGCCGCGCCGTCCGAATATCCGCCCTCGGCGAACAGACCGCCGAGCAGCGACAGCAGGCCGCCGCCGGCACCACCACCGCCGCCGAACAGGCCTCCGAAGAGACCACCCAGACCACCACCAGCGCCACCGAACAAACCACCCAATGCGCCCATGCCACCGAGGCCCGGAATCAACATGCCGAGGAGCGGCGCGATTTGCGAGATGATCCCGCCAACCTTACCGCCGATGAGCTTACCAGCGAGGCCCGGCAGGCCGCCCGACATGAAGCCACCGAGGGCGCCCAGAGCGCCTCCCTGCTGCGACAACGCCATGCCGCCCATTTGGAGGGCCATTGGCGCGAACGCACCAAGTCCGCCCAGCCCACCGGCCTTGGCGGCGGCAGCCTGCACGCCGCCCGTCATGTCGCCAGCGGCGCCATCCGGGTGGTTGTGGAGGAGGTTGGTCATGTTGAGCGACGGACCAGCGTTATCGTTGGCCGCGTTCGCAATTGCCGTCGCGGTGCCCGTGATGCCTCCGCCCGCCACGCCACCCGTTCCGGCCATGGCCGAAGAGAATTGCTGGGCAAGCTGCGGGAACGTCCCGGCCATCTTCGTCTGGAAGTCGGCCGCCAGCGTCGGCGACACAGCCTGATACGACTGGAGCAGCGCCCCTGCCGGGGTATTCGCCCCCGGAGTCGCTGCATCCGTCAAGCCGCCGAGAGACGGTAGCGCGGAATTGAACTGCGTGATGTCCGTGCCGGCGTTACCCGCGTGCGTCGGCTTGCCGGCGTTGTAGGCCGGATTCAAACCGAAGGTCGTCATGCCGGTGTTCGCATCAACGATCGCGACGTACATGGGCGTCGAGGGCGTCAGGCCGAGCATCGCCTTCTTGTCCGGCGACGCTTCGTACTTCTGACCGGTGACCTTCGAGAGAAGGCCGCCGAAGATGGACGGGTTTTGACCGGCGGCGATCTGCTGCTTGTACCCCGGCTTGAGGAAGCCGAGGAACTGTTCGGTCACGCCTTGGGCAGCCCAATCGATGAGGCCCTTCTGGACGGTGTCGAAGATCGCCTTGAACGAGAACCTACCGGTCGTTCCGAGGCTCGAAAGCTGGTCCTTGAGCGATCCCAAGAAGTCCTTATCGAGATGGTTGACCATCTCACCAAACGACTGTCCGTCGCCCATGAACTGGCGGATGCCGTTGTTCTCCATGAACTCCTTCTGGCGAGCCAGAGCGTCGTTCATCTTCTCAAGTGCTTCGACCTGAGCGTAATAGGCATCGACCTGCGCCTGCGAGAGCTTGATGCCCTTTTCGAGCGCCGCGTTGACGGCTTCCTTGGTCGACGCGAGGGCCTTCTGCTGGTTCTCGTCGAGCAGTGAAGTCGCGATATCCTCGCGGCGCTGACGCAGAGCGACCGCGCCGAAGGTCATCTCTTCCTTCGCCTTCATCGTCTTGTAGTCGGTTGCGCGCGCGGTCTGCTCCAGCGACAGCGTCAGCTTGTCGATGAGTTCCTTCGAATAGCCCGCCGCAGCGCCGCCATTGCGGAGCGCAGTCACGAGCGCACCGGTTGCCGTCGCGGCCGAGACCGATCCGTCCTTCACGCCATAAATGGTCGGCATGAGCGCCTTGAAGGCGTCCGGGTTGAGGAACTGCTGGGCTTCCTTGAGGTAGTCGTCCGTGAACTCGACGCGGACCTTGATCACGGCGTCGTCCTCGCCCAGCTTCTTCAACACGTTGAGGTCGCGCTGGAGGGCCTTGGTGGCAGTCTTGGCGAACGTCTCCTTGATCTTCTCTTGGAGCGAGATGTACGCCTCGTCGAGTTCCTTGATGAGGTCGTCCTTGTTCATGCCACGAGCGGCCAACGCCTTTTCGGCAGTCTTGTTGAGGCTACCCGCGCGAAGCTGGTCCTCCAAAGCCTTGAGCTTCGCGGCCGAGTCCGTGGACTTGTCACCGACCGTCTTGATCGCATCGAGATAGCCGCCCTTGTTGAGCATCAACTTCGATGCATCCATGAGCGTGCTGGTCCAGCCGTCCAGCAGCTTGGCCACCGGGTCGTCCTGATCGAGCTTCTTGAACAGTGCGTCGAACCCGTCCTCAGCCGTCTTGAGGTCGTTAAACGCCTTGTCCTTCTTACCTTTCTTCTTCTTGTCGTTGCCGGTGTTGCCCTGATAGTGCGAGTCTCGTCCGTCCTGATCGCCCTCGGCCGGGGTCCACGGGCTAACGAGGCTCGGTGCGGGCGGCGGTCCAACGCGCTTGCCACGGCCGCGCTGACCCATCTTGGCCAGCAAGGCATCCGCGCCTAGACCAGCTTCTTCCGCCGAGCGCTGAAAGTCGGCTGCATTGACTTGGAAATTTCCGAGGCGGTTCTTGAAACCTTCGGCGAGTGAAGAGCCGATACCCTTGCTGAGATCAGCGTACGCGCCCTTGAAATCGCCCTGTCCGATCTTGACGAACGCACTGATCTTCGAGCCGATGAAGATACCAATCGACTCACCGATCGCTTGCGCGGAGCCGATGAGGAGTTCGCCGACCTTCTTGAACACATAATAGATGCTAAAGAACGCCTTGCCGATGAAGTCGGCGGCGTTTGCGAATGGCACGCCGATCGCGCTACCAACCCACTGGGCGGCCTTGTCGAGGTAGCTAACCGTCTTGCCCCACACACCGGCAATGAAGTCACCAACGAGCAGGAAGCCGCCCTTGATGATTTCGCCGGTGGTGTATTGATCATGCTGCATCTGCACGCCGGCCTGACGGCCGACGTTCACCGCAATCGCGAACGCGCCTCCGATGCCGACAGCAATCGCTCCGGCAACGGCTCCGACCGTGGTCAGAAGTCCCTCGATCGGCGTCGTCAGTCCGGCCTTGATTGCCGGACCGAGGGACGCGATCTTCGGACCGATCCCAAGGATTTTGTTGAGTCCCGTCGAAAGGGCACCAACCGTCTGCAATCCGCCGGCAAAGAGGCCACCGAACATACTGGTCATTTTGATGGCGTTGATGTCGATCAGGAGCTTCTTGAAGGTACTCAGCGACGTGAGGATGTTCTTCTCACCGGTGAACAGACCGGCAAACGTGATCAGCGGGCGCGTCAGATGACGGCCGATGTCGAATGCTGCGGTCACGACCATCCATTCGCCGAACAGCTTGAGTGCCGTCAGCAAAGGACCTTTGATCTTGTCCCAGTTGTTCGTGAACCAATCGATCATCTCTCCCGTCTTCTGGAGAGCTTTGTGGAGGTCCTTACCGATCGCGTCGGCATACTTCTTGATGTGCGCCGGATCGAGCTTGCTGGAAATCTTGGCGATGAGTTCGGCAAATCCCTTCTGGGCGCCGGCTTTGGCCACTTCCTGCATGAACTCGGTCACACGGTTCTTGAGAATCGCCCACTGCTGAACCGGCGACTCCAGCGCCTGCGCGAGGGCGGGACCGTAGTCACGCTGATACTTCTCGGCGAGCTTGTCGAAGAGCCAGATCGAGTCGACCTGCTTCTTCTTGAGCGCATCGAAGAAGTTCGACTGCTCGCCATTTGCTTCCTTCCACGCCTTCTGGGCGGTGGCCATGGCGCCCGGCAGGACGAGACCAAGCTGACGAGTCAGAATCTGAGTCGAGACGTAGCCGCGATCCATACCTTCGCGCAGCGCGAGGCCAACCGACTGCTGCTGCTCGGTCCCGAGATGCATAGCCGTGATGACGGTTTGGAAGCCCTCGTAAATCTTCGTCGATTCCTTGAGGGAGCCGCCCGACTCGTGGACAGCCGCCGCGAACTTTGCGAAGCCGTCCGAGTAGGTCTTGAGGTCGACGCCGTAGTGGTCAGCGGCATTTTGCGCTCGCTGCCACGCTGCTTCCTGCTCTTGCAGGTTGTTCGTGACGACCATCATGGACGCGTGGAACTGGTTGGCGCTCTGGGTAGCTTCGAAGAAGTCGCGGCCAAGTTCGCCGATCGTGAGGCCGCCGATCAGCGAGCGCAGCAGCGACCCAACCTGAAACGTCCCCGAGAACGCGTTCTGGAGGCCCATGAGTTCGAGGCGGGAATTGTGTACGCCGCTGCTGAACTTGCTGAACGACGCGCCACCGGAGCCCATGCCACCGTGGAAGCGCACGACAGCGCCCTGCGCCTTTGCGGCGGCGCTGCTGATCGAGTTGAGATAGGAGGTGAGCGCCGAGGCGTTCGAGGGCACCTTGATCTGGCCGACCGCGTGCGCGAAATTCACCAGCGCGCGGGTCTGGGCAGCGCTCGGCGCCTTGAAGTCCGAGATACCACGGAGCGTCGCGAACAGGTTCGCGGTCCCCGACAGGTTGCCGAAGTTGAAGCTACGAAGGGCGAGCGCGAAATTGCCGAGGTTGGTGACCTGCGAGGCAGTGGGTGGCTTGAGGCGGCCGAGGGCGACGCCAAGCGAACTGATCGCGGCGATATTGCCGGCGAGGTTGCCGATGTTGGCGAGCGCCTTGAGGCGCGGACCGAAATTCTCCAGCGCCTTACCCAGCGCAATGAGGTTGGCGGCCTGCGACGCGGGCGGCGCCTTGAATCCACGCATCGCGATGTTGAGATCGTCGATCGACTTGATCGTGCGATAAGCGCTGGTCAGGTCCGGCAATGTGCCGAGGGCGCGGCTGAATGCGCGAAGGTTCGCGGACTGTCCCTCGGACGGCGCGCGGAAATCTTTCATGGCAGCCGACAGCGCGCCCACCGAGCGAACGGTGGACGCGCTGATCTTCACATCGGAAATCGACTGGAGGGCGTTCTTGAAGGCATTGAGCGCGGACTTGTTGCTGGACGCGCTAGCAATACCCTTCATCGTCTTGGCGACGTGGGCTTCGAACTTGTCCAGCGACGCGAAGACGCCATCGACAGCCGACTTGTAGTCGCGAAAACCCTTCGCAACGTCAGCCGTATCGACGACAAACTTCAAGCCGTGTTGTTCGACGCTCATTACACCTGCTTTGTGCGTTGGCGGTTGCCGCGATCACGCGGTGGACTGTGGTTTGGGGGTGGTGGTGGCGGGGCGGTGGACCCGCGCCCGTTTTCCTCGTAGGCTTTCTGCATCCACTCGCGATCGAGCGGGTCGAGGAGACGGAGAAGGCGTTCGCGTTCCCCGAGAAGGTAGATGCCCTTGAGGTTGCAGTACGCTTCGATGTCCGCGTACGCGAAGGGCAGCGGGCCAGCCATGCTGGCGCCTCGGCGATAATTCAGGTCCGTGAAGGCCTTCCAAATCCACTGGAGATGAGCGCCAAGCGTGGGCTCATCGTCCAGTGTCTTGAATGTGCCTCCCTGCTCTTCCGCTACCTTGCGGAGCCAGTCAGCCTTCTTTGCAGTCGGCTTCTGGCTCCAACGAAGGTAGCTTAGGAGTTTCCCTCGTCGGTCGCTTCGGCAGCGGCCTTGAAGCCCTCGTCGTTCTGCGACATGCGGATGATCAGGGCGAAGAAGCCGGCCAGCTTCTCATCGGTGAACAGCGCGAGGGCGTTTTCCTTCGAGAAGGTGATCTCCTCGTTGTCCTTGCCCTTGATGCCCTTCCAGCCCTTGACGATGTACTCGGCGTAGAAGCGGGCGTTGAGCTTCTTGTTCTCCTCGTCGGTCAGCTTGCCACCGGCATTGAGACGGGGGCCATACGGCTCCATCATCTTCTCGAAAGCGCGGCGCGCCTTCTCGCCGCCGGTCGGCAGCATGGTGATCTCAGCGCTTTCCGAGAGTGGGAAGGTCTTTGCCTCGTCGATGAGGCCGTCCGAGGCAAACTGCTCGTAGATGTTCATGAGGGATTCCTGTCGGGAAAAGGGTGTGGGTGCCGTCCCGACAACGGCACCCACGGTTCGCCAGCGAACTAGGTCGGGAAGCTGGATAGGCCGGATGGTTCGGGACCGGCCAAACTGTGGATTTTTGGGAGACCGCGATCATGCGCGGAGTGTCGGCCCAATCGTGGACCTCATCAGCGCCATGAGGTGGAAGCGCTGGTATATGCTTTAAATGTTGTTCTCGTATGAAGAGGGCGGCACTTTTGGCCGCCCTCTCCCGATTACAGCGCGGTGACCGGCGCGGTGGACGAGAAGCGATCGATCTGGATCATGCACTTGGTTGCCACGTCGCGGAACGCCGAGAACTGCATGTTCTCCATAACGTCCTGATCGAGACCGCCCGGCGAGATCGGGTCCGACGTGATCTTGAACGCCGGGATCGTGAAGTAGTAGGTGTTCTTGTCCGGGTCGACGAACGGGAACGACAGCGAGGTCGTCTCGTGCGCGAGGAACTTGTCGAACAGCGTACCGTCCGCGAAGTAAGCCGCGATCGTTCCGGTGATCTTGAGACGGCCGGCCGCGATGCCTTCGGGGAACTTCGAGCCCACGGCGCGCTGCTCACGCAGGTTGCCTTCGATCGAGAACTTGATCGACTGGATCGCGGTCGACAGCGAAGCACCATTGACCGAAAGCTGGCCGACGTTTGCGGTTGCCGAGATGTTTTCGGTGGCCGCCGCGTCGATCGGCGTGTAGCCGGCGCCCGCCAACACTTCCGTGTTCGCACGGGTGGTGTCGCGACCCATGGTCGTGGTCGAACCGGTGATGATCGCACCCGACGACACGTCCAGCGCCAGCGTGCCGGCGCGCAGGCCGTCCGCCTTGAAATACTGGCTCACGTCGTGGAAGCCGGTCTCCAGCGAGAACGACTGCGGCGTGATGTCGGCCGAGGAGCCCGGATTGCGGATCATCGAGCCCTTGATCGTGACATGCTTGCCGGCCGCGAGGACGGGCACGTCGCGATCAACGACGATCTTGTCGTCGGTCAGGCTGACGATCGTGTAGAAGCCACCGAGCGTTGCGTCTCCGTTCGCGAAATCCACGACCGTGATGTCGGCGTCGGTCGTGCTGATCGAGCCGCCATCCTTGTTCAGGTTGGTGACGGTAACGACGCCCAGAGCCGAGGTCGCGGAGACGTTGAGGTCGCCGGTGACGCGGATCGCGTTGATCTTGGCGGCGAGGTTCACGGCGGTCGCCGTGTCGTCAACACCGATCGCGAAGGTGAACGCGTCGGCATCGGCGATATCGCTGTCGCTCTGCGCTTCGAACGCGAACGTGTTCACGCCGTCCGAGATCGTGACGGTCTCGCCGTCCAGAACCGTGTCGAGCGTGATGGTGCCGGCCTCGTAGCCCACACCTTCGACGAAGATGCGCTGGCCGGGGACAAGCTGCTTGGCGGCGATAGCCGCCGCGAACGCGTTGGCGCCGTTCGAGTCGATCGTCTTGGCGGTGTTGCCGAAGCGGATCGCGGTCGACTTGAGAAGGACCACGTCATTCGCGTCATAGACGGTCGTGAACGCGGTGCCGGCCTCCGCGACCAGCGTCGTGGCGGTGACGGTGACCGTGGTAACGCCGCCCGCGAAAGCGACGCCGCTGATCTGGAGATAGTCGTTGTTCGCCGGGTTGACGAAGCCGGCGAGCTTCACACGGCGCGATGCCGTGAAATAGGGCGACAAATCGTCGGCGCCGGAGATGGCAAACTGGTTGTTGGCCACGATCGACACGACCTGTCCACGGAACACGTCGAAGCCCATCGGGCGCGACCAGTAGGACATGAGGACGCGCTGGAAATCGCCGTCCTGCGAGCCGGCCGCGAACTCCCACTGGATTTCGCCGCCCGACGAAGCGGCGGTTTCGATGATCGAGGAGACCATGCGGTCGTCGCGGATTTCGGCGCTCTCGGCGGTCGTCTTCGAGACGACGATCGAGGACTGCGTGAAGCGGCGGGCGCGCGAAACACCGGCGGCGGGGGTCGTACCCCAGTCGTTGTTGTCTTCGATGATCTCGCGGAGCGAGGCGCGGTTCGAGTCCGCAAACAGCTTGCGTGCCATGTGGTATGAGCCCTCTCAGGTGCGTGGGAGCGATGCGCCCAGCAGATGGGGCGGAAAGAGAGCGTAATGGTAAACGAAAGTGGGTAGATTGTCAAGGGAGAATAACACTCCACGATGGCAGCGTTATCGTTACTTGTCAATATAGCGAAAGCGTTTACGTGCCCGCGAACTGCTATTCCGCGAGTTGACCCATTACAGGGTCAAGCCGATGGGCACTTCCTCGATCGTGTCTCGGGTGAAGGGGATGCGGAAGATGTACGCCTTCCATCCCTGCTTGGTGGATTGCGGCGTGATCGGCTGCACCGTCTTGAAGCGATAGAAGTCGCCGCTGTCGTCGAACCCTTGACGATTTGCGAAGCGCTGATGCAGAGCGTCGGCGGCGCGTGTCGCCGGGCCTTCTTTTCCTTCCTCAGGAATCCAGATCGTCATCTGGAGCATCGGAGTATAGCAGACCTTCACCCGGACCATGCCGGCCGTTGGGCTCGCTCCCATGATTTCCTTGTAATAGAAATCGCCGCCCATGATGTGAAACTCGCCGTAAGGCGCGTCCTTGGGGCGGTCGAACTTCACATTGGGGAAAGCCATCGGCAGGCCGGTGTCGACCTGCTTCATGCGGGACCCAAGGTAGCTGCGCTGGCTTTCGAAACTCATTACAGGATGCCCTTGCTTTCGATCTTGGACGAGAAATAGTGCGAAGCCAAGCCGAACATGCCTTGCGGCGAACGTGGTGTGAGAGGCGGGCCCGGCAAGACGCCGAGTTCAAGCCCGACGATGTCCGGCGCGTTATTCTGGAGTGTGAAGACGCCAAATGGATTTGAGAGGTTCAGACCGGCGATCGTGTTCTTGGCATCGGCTTCGTTCTCGGCGCGTCGGGGTTCCGATCCCAGCGTCATGCTGTTGGTCGGTCCCGGAGCGCCCGAGCCCAAGGCGTCCAGCACGATCGAATGCCCCTCTCCGCGTACCCAGATCATGTTTCGCACGGCCTGACCGGTGTTAACCGGGGTCTTGGACGTGATGAACTCATGGACCTCGCGGACGAGAAGCTCGATGTTCTGCTGGAAGCGCTTCTCCAGATCATCGATCTGTTTGAGGGCCGCTGCGTGTGCGGCTTCGGCGCCCTGTACGTAGCGCGCCATGTTACAGGTTCACATAGAGAATATAGACGCCTTGCCCCGGCACGCCGACACCCTTGCGGATGTTCCATTCCCGTCCGTTCAGGATCACGCGGTCGGTGTCCGTGTCGGGTTCTTGCGGGATGAATGTTCCGGGGATGATGAGTTTGCCGTCCGTGAGGCTGACACCGTGATCTTTCACGTCCGTCGAGCCCGGCTTTGCGAGGACGCAAGTGACCTTGGGCACGTCATTGTAGATCGGGTTCGTTTCTTCGGTCACCGGGTCCCATTCCCCGTTCGACACGAGGAAGCGCACCGTGATCTCTACCGTGAGGCCACCCGGCGCGAGAATGTTGTTGAAGGCGTTGGCGATCTGCTGATCGATCAGAGTCTTGAGGTTAGCCATGGCTTAGCACTTCTGGATGCGGCCGGTGGTGCGCTTGCCGCTGCGGAAGGTGCCGAGGCCGTCGAGGATGAACTTGATCTCGTCCGGATACTTCTCGGTCGCCTTGTAAACGTCGAACTTGATCCGGATGACATCGACCTCGATCTGGGTGAGGTTTGCCGAAGTGTTGGCGACTTCCGGGTTGTTGGTGATGAGGTGGTTTGCGAGGACGGCGGTCGCGTACTTCACCGCGAGGGGGACGATATTGTCCTCGACGAGGTTCCCTTCCTTGTCGCGAACGCGCATACGCGGCCATGCGAGGCCCGAAGTCGGGAAGGTCTTGACGCCATTCCAGCGGCAACGCTCATCCAGTACACGAGTCGCGTACATGAGAAGCTTTTCCTTGTCGTCGTCTACGAGGGTAGCCCACGTCGAGTGAATGTTGATCGACAGCAGGTCGTCAGCCTCGTCCGTGGACAGGTACGAGTTGGCGATGACGATGCCAGTGCCGTCTTCGACGATGATGTCCATGTTCGAGGCTCCTGAAACCAAAAGCGCCCGGCAAGCTTGCCTGCCGAGCGCCTATCAGCCGGATGGCTGGGGGATTATTTGCGGTTGGGTTTTGCCGGCTTGGGGACGACCACACGTTGGTGGGCGATACCGGCGGTGACCTGAGCAGCGGGCTTGGACGTGCCATTCAGCTTGTCAGCCTCGTACTGCGACATCCAAGCGACGCCCATTACTCGGCCTCGTCCTCGTCGACCGTTTCGACCGTCTCACCCTTGGCGAGTTCGATCGCCTGAGCGACCAGCTTGTCGCGGTTGGCGCGGCCGTCGATCTTGAAGTCCGGGAAGTGCTTGGTGATATACTCCTGCATGTCGGCCTTCTCGGTCAGTGCAGCGAACTCCTCGACGGTGGTGAAGGGCTTGGCAGCTTCTTCGGTCGTGGGAGCCGACGGCGTCACCGGGGCGGGAGCAGGAGCCGGCGTGGGAGCCGGTGCGGGGGTCGGAGCCGGCGTTGCGGCAGCGACGAGCTTTTCGTAGGCCCATCCCGCGTGCGACACGAGGTCGCGGGCGTTGGCCTTGGAGACTTCGGCCGCGTCGCCGCTCGGCGAGTAGACGAAGATCATGTTGGGATCGATGCTGGACATGTCTGGTTCTCTTCTAGCTGGGTCGGGAAAAACGGACGGACCCGAAGGTCCGTCCGGAGATCAGCTTAGAGGCCGTCGATGATCTGACCGGCGATCCACGCGTAGCCGGTGAACGACGGCGTGGTGCCCGCCAGCGTTGCGACGAGGCGCAGGCTGGTCGGCGAGTTCGCGCCGAGCAACGCAACGATCGTGGGCATGTCCACGAGGAGGACATACTGGCCCGGTGCCGTGACGGCGATCGACTGCGTGGTGACGCTGTGCGCGAAGGCATTGTCACCGACTTGCAGAGCGAGCGTGTAGGTCTCGTCGCCGGTCGTGTGGTCGAGGGCATCGACGTTGATCGCGATGGCGAAGACGCCGTCCGCGATTTCGCCGGCCGTGTTCCACCAGCCTTCGAGCTTGTCGAGGGTGTGGGTCACGCCGTTGAAGGTCGCCGTCTTGGCGACGCCGTCCTTGGTGATGAGCGCAATCGACGGCGCTGCATCGTACATGTAACGATACTTCGAGTTCATCTTCGCCATGGCGAAAATATCCTTTCCGATTTGGGGATGTGCGGGTTGGTGGAGGGAGGGTCAGTGGGGAGACCCGGTAGAGCCTCCCCCACCATCCAGACTTAGCGGGTGACCGCTGCGTCCGTGATGCCCCAAACGCGGGTGACAGCCTTGCCGTGCATGACGGCCATGGCGATCAGCCACTCGACGCGGGTACGGTAGACCGGGGCCGCGTCGATCTCACCGAGGTCCTTGACCTCCATGATCCCGTTCTGGAGACCCATGATCTTGCCTTCGCCGAGCGAGACGACGTACAGCGACTGCGTGGAACCAGCGGCGTCCGGACCGGCTTCGTTGAAGTCGATGATCTTGTTGCCGTGCTGGTCGTCCTCGGTGATGAGGAGCGGCAGGTCGTTGTAGAAGGCGACGCGGCGACCGAAGTCGTCCTTGCCGAAGTACAGGTTGCCCGCGACATCGCGGTCCTTCGACGCCTGCGACAGCAGGTTGCGCATACGCTTCGACACGATGATGTGCGTCGGGCTGTCGACGCGGTCGATCGCTTCGTCGAGGGTGGCGAGGCTCAGCGCGCCCGACACAGTCGGCGTGTCCATGTTGGCCGCCAGAAGCTGGTTGCCACGGACACGAACGCGAAGACCGTCGAACGAGACGCCGTCCGAGCTATCGCCGTTGATGAAGCCGGCGGTGATGGTCTGACCCATCGCCTTGACCTGCATCGCCTCGTGGCGGGTGCGGACGCCCATGCCGTGGGTCTTGACGAGAGCCGTGTCCACGTCGAGTTCGCCGCCCGCGATGCGGAGCGATTCACTCTCGTTGTTCACGACGCCGACCGACGACTGATAGACGCCGTTGTAGCCACGGAAGCCAACGGCCGGCAGCTTCGCTTCCTGAGCGTAGCTATAGCTGTTGCCCGGAATGTCCATGATCGGCATCGCCGCCATGAGGTCCGTCGAGCCGGCGAACATCTCGATGATCGCCTGACGCTTGAGGTCCCCATCGACCAGCTTCGATGCCTCGTAAAGAGTCAGCATGAAAAGGTTACTCCTGTAGAGTCTGGGTTGACTTTGGCCGTCTAGAGGTTGATTAAACTAACCCCGACAGACGGCCGAAAGCCGGGGCAATCTCGTGTGATCCGACGCCAACCCAGACTGAGGAGCGGCGAGCGCCTTAGCGCTTGCCGCCCGTCGCGGGATCGTTCGCCAGAGCGAGCTTCTGAGCCGCCGACAGTCCGGCGACTTCCTTGCGGGTGAACCCGCCAATCTTGTCCGCTCCGCCGGCCGCGCCGCCGCCGTTGTTCCCCTTGAAGTAATGGGGAGCCTCGGTACGCAGCTTGACCAGCCATTCGCTGGGCGTCATCGGGTCCGCGCCGTTCGATCCGAAGACCGTCGCCTCGCCCTGCTTCGGGATGATCTTCTCATCCTCGACCTTGAACAGGCGGTAGGCGCGCTCCAGAACGTCCGGGAGTGCTTCGGGACGGACGCCGCTATCCGGCTGGATGACAGCGGAAGTGACTTCCTTGTCGATGCGCGTGCGATCCAGCTTCTGCTGGAGCGTCTCGGCGCGCTGCTTGAAGGTCTGAGCCTCGTTGCGCGCTGCCTTGTTGGTCTCTTCGTAGCCGTCCTTGACCGCCTTGACGCGATCCTGCACGGCCTGCTCGATCTGGTCGTTGGTCTTCAACTCGCCATCATTGACGCGCTTGTGGATATCGCGAAGCTGGGTCAGTTCGTTCTCGAACGCGGCCGGGTCTTCACCCACGATCGACGTGAGACGCTGAACTTGCGGTTCCAGCTTTTCCAGCTTCTTGGCCTGCTCCACGTTACGTTCGCGGAACTCGTCCAGCTTGCTGTTCAGCACGACGTTGACCACGTACTTGCCGGTCTGGTCGTCGGGCTTGGCACCCTCGCGAAGCCCCTCGGGGACCTGCTCAAGAGAGTCGAAATTGATGATTGGCATTATTGAAGTTCCTCACCGAGGGACTGGAGAAAACGCAGACATGCGTTACCTCCGGACCCTCCGGAGGATTTCATTCTGGACACGTCGGAGGTGTCCGAAATCTCGGGTGGGGGATTCTGTTAGACCGCTCCCCCGGAGCGTCGTTGCCCTACAAGGTGGGCCAACATCTGATTTTGGGATGGATCGACAGGGTAGATAAGCCGGACCCCGGCTAAACCTCTATCAGATCAAAGATGGCGTAAATCATACTGGACCATCTCGTGGAAGTCAAGGGAAAATTAACCTTAACGCCAAAAAAGTTATCGTGACTCTACCTTACGTGCCCGCCCGCGTCGCCGCGAGGGACCCAATTCTTCTTCAATGAGACGGGCAATCTCAGTATCATCCTCGCCGAACGGAACGCTTTCGGAATCCGAGTCACTTCCGCCCCACAGCGACGCGTAGCGATCGTGGTTCAAGTGAATCTCGTATTCCGGCGTCGACATTATTTGGTCCCGCCGGCCGGCTTGGTGGCATCGCGCTGGAGAGCCTGTCGCCCTTGCGTCGGTACCGGAGGAATCCGAGGCTGATTCTTGGCGACCTTCTCGTCCGTCTTGCGCTGCTGGGCGTTCTGCTGCGCGTCGTGCTGCTGCTGCGATTCCTGCAACTCGACCTTGGTGTCGTTATTGGCTTCCGCCACATCGGTCGCCGCGCCGGCAGTGATCTCGGCCACCTTGATCTGGGTCTCCGAGGAAACCTTCGAAGCGGCGTCCTTGTACCCTTCGACGCGAGCTTCGAAGTCCGGATCGTTCGGGAACTGATTGGCGTCTTCGAGGAGATTCTTGAAGGTTTCCAGATCGACGTAATCGGGGATCACCTCGTTCTTGAGGAAATACTCGTAGAAGATTTCGATCGGTACCATGCCGTCCGCGTACATCTGCGCCACGGCGCGGAACTCGCGGGCTGCTGCGCCATCGAGGAGAAAGTCCTGATTGACCCGAAACTCCAGACCGTCCGTATTCTCGTTCATCCACTGAGCCAAGATGCCGAGCAGGAACGTGAAATTCTCGTTGATGACGGTGGTGACGTTGAGGAGCAGCGACTGTTCGTTGCGATCCTTGAGCTTGATCTGATTGTCGGACTGACCGGCAGTTGCCGCGTCGCCGATGAGCCGGCCGCCGAGTGATGCGACCTGTGTCTCCTTGGTGGAGAGCGCGATTTCGAGCGACTTGAGCCCCTGCCCATTAAACTCGATGAGGCCTGCTTTTTCGTTGGTTCCAATTTCCCAGACGACTGATGGACCGATCAGATACTCGTCGTCTTCCTGTGACCCCGACACCCAGTAGACCGGGTTCGCGGTGTAGAAGCGACCATGCTCAAGCTGAGCATATGTCTTGTAGTGGGAAAGGTTCAGCGACAGGATGTCGAGGACCGGCGGCTTCTCGATGTCGCCAAGGTTGGTCGTCGCGTTGAAGAAGCTGAACGGGATGCGATTCATCGGCACGCCAAAGATCAGCGGCTGCGTGATCTCCGGGTCTTCCGTCAGGTCCGCGTCTTCGTTGCCACGGGTGTAATATTCCTGAATGTACTCCCAGCGATCGAACTCCGGGTTGTAGATCAGGCGAAGGCAGCGGTACGCGCAGAAAAGCTGACCGTAGCTCGGGTTCGAGACGAGTTGCTTCCCCTCGGCGATCCACATGCGGCGGTCCATGATGAACTCGCGCAGCAAGATGTAATCGTACTCGTTGCGGCCGTCGATCTCGGTCCACGTCCAGTCCAAGATGTTCTCGCAGGTATATCCCGCGAGGTACGGCTTGGCCGTGAGGCTGTCGGATGCCGCCTTGTCGGCCAGAATGCCGAAGCGGCCGACCGAGAGCATTTCCTGCGCCACGACCTTGGCGAAGATATTGAGGGAGAGGCCGTCCTTCGAAACGCGCTTGGTGAGAGCCGTCAGGTTCGTGCTGGCTTTGAGGAGGCGCGGATCGCGACGGAAGATGGCACCGGTGAGTCCGGTGACCGTGCGATAGACCATGTTGTAGAAGACGGCGCGATCGAGATAGGCGGCGTACTGGCCGTCATCCATCCCCTCGGGCTGCGGCAGGTACATTTTGCCCTGCTGCTTGATGGCGACTTCACCGATCATCGCGTGTCGGATCGAGCGCCAGATGTCGCGCCAGTTGGTATAGTCCCAGTTGACGAACGCCGGCATGAGATCGGCAAGCTGTTGCTTGGAACGCTTGGCCGCGTAGGCCGCCTGCCGCGCCTGATATGACTTGGCCTGCTTCTTGGTGATCTTTTCGGGCGGGGCGGAGGCCAAGGGAAGGATGTCCGTAAAAAGTGCCCGGCGCGCGGATGGAGACGCGCAGCCGGGCAGGTTAGGGAGACGGCCCTTGTTCGTGTCCCCCGGCACAAGGGCATAAGCCGGGAAGGAGGCGCAATGACGGGCGCTGGACAGAAAGAATGGGGCGGGAGCTTCGACCGGACAGGGGCTTTCGCCTGTGCCCTAGGCTCCCTTGGGGTGGACCGCCCTTCGTGACCTCACTCGAAGGTCAGGCAGTCCGAATACCGGATCAGGCCGTGATGCCGTTCATGAACGCAAGGAGGTTTGGAGACCGAGCCGTGCGGACGAACGCCCGAACCGACTCCTCTACGGACGATGCGGCAACCGACCAAAGAAGCCGCTGCCATCCATCAACCCTGTCGTCTCGTCCACAAGATGGAAGGCCGACTACGCGCCAGCCCCATCTCGGTCAGATACCAGTGTCAGTTAAACTAACACAGGTTCTGGAATATGTCAAGTAGGGTCCACCCGGCGGTCCCACGCGGCGCGTGATGACCAAGCACTGAAATGGTAATCGGTGCGGGCACCGCAACCGTCCTCGAACGGGTAGCAGATCGTAGCCCACATGTTTTCCTTGGTCCGCAACGTGCGGATGTCTTGTCGGCCGCAGAACGGACAGCACTTAGCCGAGACTTCCTTGATCTCCACGATGCGGCAAGGATCGTTCATTTGACGATCACGATCTGGGCGTCTCGCGTCATCCGGGTGCGGATGCAAGTCTCGAACCAGTCCTCGTGGCGCGGGCAGGTTGCAATCTTCTCGTCCACGCTCTCGAAGATTATCACCTCATCGTACATGACGGCACACGGCATCTCGCCCGGCGTCAGGACGTGGAAGTAAGGGTTGGCGTGGACGAGTGATGCACCGGCCGGTCCGATCGCGAGTTCTCGGCGAAGCTGCTGGCAGGCAATGTCATGCTCGGCGATGATGCAGGTCTTGACGCTCACAGGTAGATGATCTTTCCGGTACCGACGCGGATGCGAAGGTCTACCTCGATCCACTCCTGCAAGGAGGCGCGGCGGCTCTCGCCAGCATGTTTCTGGTGAAAGTTGAACCAGTCCGTCACGAGGACGGTGTGGAAGCGGTGGCCCACGACGGCCTGTCCGGGCACGAGGATCATGACATCCTCATTCCTGCGCTGGGCGTTGGTGATCCCGTATTGACGGGCAACTTTGTCCGCGTGGTCCATGCTGGCACAGACGATCGCCAGCTTATCCTTTGGCCGGGATGGCGGCGCCTCAGTCGTCAGTTGGCAGCCGGCGCGAAGGAAGGCGGCCGGGTGGCCGCCCTCCCCTTGCGTCATGACGGTCGCGTGAATGACAGGAAGCTCGCCCTGCTGGCTCGCTTGGCTATGTCGAAGCTCTCCGGTCATGCCGCCACCGCCATGCCGACCGGTTCGCCCGCATACATGTTCAACACGTTCTGGATCGCCGGGTGACGAACGCAATCCGACTTGCGGAAGCCGTGGATGGCGAAATCGTCGTTCGGATAGCGTTCGAGGCGGCGCAGCAGGTCGACCAGACCCGGCAGCGCATATTCGCGATCGTGCTGCTTCTCGTCGCCGGTGATGAACATGCGACTGCCCTCGCCGAGCCGGGTGAGCATCATTTCCATCTGCTCGGGTGTCGTGTTCTGCGCTTCGTCCACGATGATGTAGGCGTTCTTGAGGGTGCGGCCACGCATCAGCGCGAGTGGCGCGATCTCGATGATCTCCCGCTCGATCAGCGACGCGACCTGTGCAGGGGTGTAATGCTCCTTGAGGATGTCGAGGATCGGGATGCACCACGGTGCCACTTTCTCGACGACGCCGCCCGGAAGCGTGCCCAAGTCCTCACCACCGGCGCCGACCATCGGGCGCGTGATGATGATCTTCTGAATCTCTCCGGCACGGAGAGCGTTGATCGCCGCAATCACTGGCCCGTGGGTCTTACCGCCGCCGGCCGGACCGTGGCCGATGACGTAGGGGTAGTTGATGTTCTGGCAGGAGCGGAAATAGAAGCGCTGGGTCGCGTTACGCGGCTTGAGCGGGATTTCCTCGGTGGGCAGCTTTAGGACGGCCTGCTGGGCTTCCTTGTGCTGCGGTTCGGTGGGGAAGAACTTCTGCTTGGGCTTGGACACGGGAGACTCCGTGATTGCGCCGGCTCGGCCGGTCGCTGCGATGAAGGGTATCAAGCTGGACAAGCCTGACGGTTCGATCGCTCATCACTCGCGGTGATGTGATACTGCCGAGGAGACCTCTATCCTCTGGCCGTGATGTGATACCGCCAATGGGACCCATTCGAAGTCTGCCGTGATGACGTACCGTCGATGGGTCCCCTACTCATTTCGCCGTGATGCCAATTCGACGGCCGGGTAGAGTTCTCCTCACCCTGTGGGTGAGAAAACTGCGATCCGCTTGCGAGGATCACAGTTCTGAATTTGTCGATATGGGTGTACAAAATTGACGGGGTTCGATTTGTCCGTGATGTGCGGGATGGGTCCCCCGTGGGTCCCTTTGCGAGTGATGGGATGGCCGTGATGACCATGGACAGAGATACTAACACCATCGGACGGAAAAGTCGAGCGAAACTTGACTCGGCAGAGTTCTGAAATTCCGACCTCTATTACATTAGGCGCGCGCCTAGAGGGCCGGTTTGGTTAACGGAGGGTATACCCCTTTGGGTCCCCTAGGCTCTCCCTAGGACGCGCCTGCCAAGCGAATTTTGGTGATACTGTCGCGCCGCGCGGTGAGGTTAGCGACGCACAATCCTAACGCGTCGCTAAGCGCGATCGTGTCGTTATAGTTAACGAATCGTTTACCTTAATGAACACGGGCACGAAAAAGCGCCGCCTAGCTGGGCTGCTAGGCGGCGCTGTGTGGCGTCGGGTGTGTGGCTTAGAGCGCGCCCGCCTTATAGGCTGCTATCATAGCAGCGCGGCGCTCTTCAAAGCCCGGCGTGGCGTAGGGGGCGCGGCCCGCGCTATAGGACGTATCGGAGCGGCTGAAATTGGTGCGTGCGGCGCGGTCAAGGGTGACGTTGCCTTCCGCCTCGATCTCGAACCGGGCGTGGCCAGCGGCGCGGGCAAGGGCGCGGGCACGGGTCATCGCTTGTGCGTGCGATACAGCGCTAACGCGACCGATAGCCAGCTTGTTAACTAGGACAGTGAAAGCGGGCATTGCGTTGGTCATGTCGTGTCTCCCTAATCAGTGATTCGTTTATAGACGAGTCGTATCGATTCGGTCAAGTCATATTCCACGTATCTTCCACGAGTAGCACGTCATTTGCACATGTTGATTGAGGCACAACGTGGCGCAGCGCGTAGCGTGGCGTTGACAGCCTGCCTTGCTTGATCGCGGCGGTAAGCGCCGAGATAGTCGAAGCCTTCTCTTTTCATGATCTGCGCAATGCGCTTGTCCCGCAAGGCCGCTGTTATGTGGTGAGTCGTCGTTTCCATGCGCCCAGTTTATGGCTTGTCACCTTACCAGTCTACGAACAAATCTGGTTAATAGTTCATGGTGCTGTGTTAACCCATGTGGCAGGCACATAGAAAGGCCGGCGCGTTGGCGCCGGCCTAGATTTGGGCTCAGTGCAGAAAGGCGCTAGCCAGTAGGATTAGGAAAAGTCCGCCGAAAAGGCGCGCTAGGGCGGATATCAATAGACCGCCCAGCCTTCGCCCCAGCCATCCCCCTTCCGGTCATCTGGATCGATCAAGTAGGCGCACGCGCCACGAGGATCGCCGCCGGTGCGGGCCTCGAAACCAAGCGCTGAGGCAATCGCAGCGAAACGGGCCTGATTCTTGGCGTCGCGCGCTTCCTCGGCTTCCGACACTTCGCGATTGCACGCATTCTCAGCGTGGCGCTTAATGGCGCGCGCAAGCCGCGACAACTCGACGGCGAAGCCCTCGGCGATATGCGACCTAAGCTTGAAATCATCCCCTTTCTCGATCGCTCGCTTAGATTGCGCCAGTGGAACGCGTTCCATCAGGAGCGCGGCGACGAACGCGACGCGGTTTTCCGTTTGGTCGCGCTTGATGAATTGAGCCCAAGCCGGTTGAATTTTGGCGTTATGCATTTCGTGTCTCCCGCACCGCGAATCGGTACAATACCTGTCTAGGCGAAGTCCGCGAGTCGGGTCAACATAATTCCACGAGTCAGATGGTTAATGATTTAGGTCGGTTTGTTAAGGTTAACCTGTAGGCCTTTATCGTTAACCACGAAAGGGGCGGGTTTCCCCGCCCCCTCGCCTTTCAGCCTTCCTCGTCGAAGTCGGCGGGTTGACCAAGCGCCGCGCCCAGCGTGCGGAGTTGTGCAAGCAACTCGGCCTTTTGCTCTACATAGAGCGTGTCAAGATAATCTCCCGCATCGCTTTCCACGCCCCAAACGCCCGGCGAGCGGAACGTGTGGAGGGCGTAGGACCCACCACCAATAGGGATAGCGACTTCCGCGACGGCGACGACACCGACGAACTCCCATTCGTCATTTTCCCATGCTTCCATACGCTTTTCAGCGGCTGCCAGCGCAGAGTCGTAGCGGGCTTGCTGTGCAGCGCCATCAACGTCGGACGGCTCGGCGTCGCCGATATAGCCGGCTTCTTCCGGGTTGAGCGACGGCCAGAAACCATCATCGCGTTCGTCTGGACGGTCGGACGTTTCATCGCGTGGCGTTTCGCGACGCCACTGGAACTTGACGCGCTGCGGTCCCTTGATGTCGATATTGCGGAACTGAGCTTCCATTGTGTCGCCCTCCTTAGGCGTGAAAGAAACGCTGGCGGGCTTCCTTCGCCCGGCGCTGCTCGCGACGGTCGCGCTTGTCGGCGCGGTCGATCCGCTTGCCCAGCTTGTTACCCGGTTTCACCTCGAAAGTAATACGCATTTTGTGTCTCCCACGGCGCGAGTCGCCGTAGGAAAGTGATGGACGAGTCCACGTGCTGAGTCAACATGAGTCCACGAGTTAGACCTCTTTTTGTTTGGTTAACAGATCGGACACGTTCGTTAACGTTAATGAGTGCATACCAGCAAAGAGAAAGGGACCGGTTGCCCAGCCCCTCCCCTTCATTCCGCGTAGACGTATCCGTAACCGGTCGGTGAGCTTTCATCCGGGCCGAACGACACGTTTACCGTTCCATATTTGCGGGCAATCTCCGCTAGCTTGTCGCCAATGTCGCCGAGTCCACGATCCCAGAAACCGACACCGTGACCATTGCGGGTGTACCAAAAGTCGCGGCCGGCCGCTTTCGCGTCATAGTCCCATGCTTCGCGGTGACTATCAGGCAACGTCCCGTCGCCGATCGTGCGGGCTGGAAAGGTATGGCGATAGGCTTGCGCCAACAGGTCGCGAGCTTCAACCTCGAAATTGAAGCAATCGAGTTGCATGCGCTCCGCCGAGTTGGGATGAATGTCGCCCCATCCGGCGTCGGTCGGGATGCTTCCATCGGCGCGCCCTTCCTCGACATCCTCGACGTTTTTCGGGTCGTTCCAATCGACCATGCTGATACCGCTGCAAGTTTCGGTGAAAAGCATGGCTTCAACGTAGCCCTGAAAAATGTCTGACAGGTCGTCAAACGACATGCCATTTACGGTCCCGTCTGTATCCGCGATGAACTCAGGCATTGTTAGGACTCCTTAGGCTGCCAGCTTGTCAAACATGGCGGTTGCGGCGCTGAGGTCCAAGCCTTTTGCGACCGTTGCCCATTCCAGCGTTTGCACGCCGATGATGCGAATGGAATCTCCGGGGTTCCAGTGCGGCGCACGGGTCGAGACGGCATAGCCGCTAGGACGCTGTACGATCATGATGTTTCCATCGGGGCTCTTGCGAACGGTATTCATTGCGTGTCTCCCATACGCCACGACTCGGCGTAGCACCTTAATGCCCGAGTCGAGTCCACGAGTCAACACTGAGTCCACGAGTTAGATGGTTAACGATTCGCGGCCGTTCGTTAAGGTTAACCTCCAGTTACCGCCAAAAAGGAAGGGCCTTGCGGACCTCCTAGCTTTCCATGATCTCAAACCGTCCTTTGATTCCGGTATCCTCTTGATGCGCCGTCCCGCAACGCTCGCAATAGAAAGGCAACTCACCTAGCAGATTGCCCAAAAGCTCCGCTACGGCCGTCTCTAAAGGCACGCTTTCGACGTTGCCTAGATAGCGATTAAGGCTTGCCCGATCTAATTCTAGGCGAACGGTTACGGGCTCCAGCTTCACAGCTTGAACCCTTCGGGCTGAATCGCGATGACGCGCCCGTCATTTGTGTAGGCGTCAGCGCAATCGGCGTGATCGGCGTCATCCTCCATGTAGGCGACACCCATCGCCTCAACCTTCGCTTTGGCAGCGGCGAAATCGGGCGCGGTCGCGATGACGGTGCGGCGCGACATGTTGGACTCAATGATCTGGATCATGGTTTTACCTCCACTACGGTTTCGATACAGGAAATGATGATATGCGACGCGGTTTCGGTCGCGGTCGCGAGGTCCGCCGCTTCGAGGCGGAACGTCCGCAACGTCGTCACGACGGTAAACCAAGCCAGCTTGGTGCGAGTAGCGAACAACACGGCCCCTCCCCTTACGGATGCAAACGCATGAACGACTCGGCTTCGCCAAGCGAAACCTGTTCGAGCTTGCGAACCCAGTCGCCGCGCCCGTCACGCTGCGACACGTCAAACCGTCCGTTGCGAGAAACCATGATGGTCTTACCGTCGCGGGACTTTTTCACTGTCAGGCACATGTTGCGTCTCCCAATTGCGAATCAGGGTCTAGACCGAGTCCACGAGTCGGGTCAAGCAATATTCCACGAGATAGACGGTTAACGGTTTCCGGCCGGCGGTTAACCTTAACGAAGAGTTCTGCGCAAAAGAAAAGGAGGGCCGTAGCCCTCCCAGTCAAAGCCATTCGTGTTTGAAAGCGTACCCGCCGTCTTTCTGTCCTTCCCTGAGGGCGCTTCCCTTCGCGCCCTTCGGGTAAAGCGTACGCCCCAGATCGTAAACGAGGGCAAAGCCCATATCCATCCCACAACCAGCGATGGAAATACCTCCCTTATCCGAGTCGTGAGTCCGCTCCATAGCTTTCGAAGCGGTCCAGCCGATCGAGCGAATACGGAGCTTGCCCGCTTTGGTTTTGGGCTTTGCGTTGTAATCGCGTTGTCCCGGATATTCCGCCTTATCGGCCGGGAGTGGCGGATATTCGGTAATGACTTCCCGATAGGGAATAAGCAGGTCGATAACCCGCGACATGCCCGACGAGGAGCGCGACCGCAGGACGCAATAAATCGTGTCGCCCGGCTTGATCAGCTTGCGCAGCGATTCTATCGCTTCCGCGATTTCAGCGGCCTTTTGAGCTTTTTTGGTGGTCATGGCTTAGCCCTTCCGTCCCTTCATGATCCAGCGCGAGAGCGCCGCGATGCGGTCCGCCCGCTTGCGAGCGCGGGCCTTCACCGGATCACCGGGAGAGGCAGCTTAGCGCTACGCAGAGCGTCGCAGTAGATGCGAGCGGCTTCCGCCATGGTCGGCGCGGCGCGTGCCGCGATTTTGGCGGCCTGTACGCTCGCCGGGATGGTAACAGTTACTTGCATGTCGTGTCTCCCACACCGCGAATCGGTGTAGGAGTTATCTACGCTGAATCGCCAGCAGGAGTCAACAATGGCCCACGAGTTAGATGGTTAATGGACTGAGGCGATTTTGTTAAGGTTAACGACCGGTTACCGGGTAAAGAAAAGGCGGGCCGTGGCCCGCCGGGTTAGAGAATGAAGGCGCCCGCGATGAGTATCAGGAACAGCCCACAGATGAGTCGCCCGATCGCGCCAATCAACTAGCGATCTCCGCATATCGGTCCCACATCTCGCGCAGTAGCGCGGTTGTGTGGGTGTCTGGCTTCGCTTGCTCCAGCGCGTCCCATTCCTCGCGAAACTGGGTTGCGTCGTCACCTTGGACGAAAATTGTCCCACTGGCGCCGTTGCAGCCCAGTTCATAGGCCCACCCGTTACCGATGCTGATAAGGGCGAATCCGCCGCCCCGTGCGATCTCTACGCGCTGCATCAGTAACCGTCCCGCGCGTAGCGGATGCGTCCGCGATCGTCGATATAGAGCGGCGTTGAATGTATGCGGCCCTGTTTGACATGGCGGTGTGCGCGTTCGGCGGTGACGTGTTCGTGAAACACGCCGTCGCCCGTGTTCGCCTCGATATCGTACGTATCGGACGCTTGCGCCTCGCGAAGGTCTTTTGCGGTCATCTCGAATAGATGCGACGATATGGCGTTGCCGGTGATGCTGTGACGGATGACGTACATTACGCGATCTCCGCCTGTTTCGCTTTTTCGGCTTGGCACATGGTCTCGTAATCTTCGCGGTCAGCTTCGCGCATGAAGTTTTGCGACAGACCAGCTTGACGGAACGTAGGTTCCCGATTCAGGCGAGCGGCCGCCGCGCTGTTGGCGTTACCCAGCCGGTCGAGATGTCCGAGAAGAACTTGCCCGGAAATGAGGCGCGAGCCGGTTGTTTGCGAGCCTTTGGGAGGCTTCACTTCGCTGACAAGCTCAATTCCGGTATGGCTTTCGATACCGACGATGTAGAGCTTATCGTTACCGGTTCCGATACGGAGATAAGGGCCGTCACCTGCGGCTTTGAGTGCGGCGGAAAGGCGTTTGAAAACTTGCATGTTGTGTCTCCCGCGCCGCGAATCGGCGCAATCACGGTCTAGGGGATAGTCCAGCACGAGTCCACGAGAAAGATAGTTAATATTCGCCGTGAATTTGTTAACCATATCCGTTAGGGTTACCACTCGTTAACCCTAACTGGATCGTTAACCTTAATATTTGTTAACCTTAACCGGATCGTTAACCTTACTACTCGTCAACCTTAACGCGCTCGCTGTTTTCGTTAACCTTACCTCGTACTCAGTTAGCAGCGCGTTAACCATTTGGCGAGGTCGGGCGGCGGCGCGGTCTGGCTCTCGCGCGAAAATGACTCCGCCAAAATGGCGTCCGCTGTTCACCGGGCGCGCGGCGAAAATGGCGTCGGCTGTTCGCGGGTCCTCCGGCCAAAATGGCGACCGCTGTTCGCGGCGATCTTGGTCAAAATACCCTCCGCTGTTCGCCGAAATCGGCAGAAAAACGCGATTTTGGAGGCTAAAATGCTGTTTTTACAGCGTTTTTAGTAGATTTTGACGCATTCTTGGCCAAAAATGGGGTCCAGAACGGGCAATCCCGGCGAATAGGCTTCTCTCGCCGGCATTATCCACTCTGGAGGGTCGAGACGCCGTCCCTGCCCCATGCGGATCGGCGCTATGATCCCCACGCCCCCGTGCCCTCCCCTAACCGTTGTTCTCGGTCGCTCCCAGTGAGGAAAACCACGCATTTCCGCGAGTCGTGACCTGATTCGGGGCGATTCGCCGTGTTGACCGAGAAGGAGGCTTTTCTGTCGACACCTCAGCCCGATCGCGGTCGCCGGCCGGCAGTTTTTCGATTTTCGCCGGGTCAAGCGAAATCGTGTCAATTGAAATCGTGATGACTACTAATGCTCATTCTCGGTCATTGCGTCGCGGTGGCACGGAGCTAAATATATGGCAAATAGGCACTTTTTCAGGTGCGATGACAGAAAAAATCAGGCAAAATCTGTTGACAGAAAACGGTTTGGGACACTTTTCGGCCGCCGGGCGCCAGTTTGGCGAGATCGGCCGGCGTCGTGGTGGTATATTGGTGGCGGTGGGGTGATGCTGTGGGAGTTAGCGCGTGATGGTGACCGGTGATGATCCCGTACGGGAGCATATGCTGCTCGATCGCGGCTACGGGGCTATTTTGCTCCCGAACGGGAACACCGGCCCCTTCTCATTTCGGAAGGGTCCCCGAGCGTCACGCTGAAAGTAGGTACCATGAGCCAGATACGAAAAGGGACCCCGTTCCGTTCAGGAAAAGGGTCCCCAGAGGTCCACGAGATGCGGTCTGTTAAGGTTAACTGGTCCGCGCCGGATGTTAACCTAAACAGATATGGTTAACGGGCCACCTTGGCTGTCCGAAAGATGTAGGCATTCTTCGGACAGGCCGGGATCACGCGTGGCTGGAGCCTTTCAGCTTCTTGGTGCCGCGCCGGCCCTTGCCCTTGGCCCATTTCAGGTACTGCGAGGTCGAGTCGACTTGGTCGTCGTACTTCGCGTTCGGGAAGCCGATCAGTTCCTTCTCATAGTCCGGCAGCCACGAGGCGCGCTCGGGCAAATAGACCTGACCACCCTCGATCATCGGCGACACTTCGTCGAAACGGAACTGCTTCGACGCCTGCCCCACCTCGATCGAGATGATCGGCGCCGGGGCTCCGCCATCGCGCTTCGACTGGATGTAGGCGAGACCGTTACCCTTGGCTTCGACCAGCAGCGCGTCGGCGTTGTAGCGTTTGCAGACGCGAGCGATTTCGGTCGTCAGTTCGGGAAGCTCGATCTGCTTGCGGACCACATCGACGAGGTAGTGGTTCTTCACCATGTCCTCGATCCAGACCGTGATGACCGTGTAGTCGCTACGTTCCTTCGCCGTGTTGGCCGCGTCGACCGACACCGTCGTGCGCCGGATTTGGTTGGTCGGCGCGTTGCCTTCCATCGTGCCGGGCAGCTTCGTGTAGCGCTTGAACCAGTCGCCCGCGACGACGCCGCCGGAGATGTCGATGGGCGTTCCCTGATAGAGGGAGTTCCACGACGGCCCCGTCATGTCTGCTCGAAGATTTGTCAGAGCATCGAGATTGAACACCTCGGGCCACAAAGGTTCGCCAACCGCGCGGCCTAGAACATCGTCCTCGTCTTCGCAGATCGCCGGGAGATTAATTATCTCGAAACGGTAACGGCCCCTAAGCGGCTCGTTTTCCGCGATATTTTCGAGGAGAAGTTTTTGCGCCTTTTCTTGGGCCTCCAAAAGTTCTTTTGCTTCGCGATCTGTAATACGTCCGCAGAGGTCATCAGAGTGCCACCGGGTCATAATAATTCCCAGCGGCGAGCCCGGCAGAAGTCGGGTGCTAAAATCGTCTGAATACCACTTGAACACCTTCTCGCGGATCGTGGCGCTTTCAGCGTGTTCGCGGCTGGCGTAGGGATCGTCGACCATTCCATAGTGACCACGGAAGCCAGAAATGCCCTGCCCCGCGCCCTTGGCGACGTACTTGCCCTTCTTGTTGGTGAGCCCCCAATAGTCCTTGGCTCGCATGTCGGAGCGGACTTTGATCGTCGGGAAGACGGCGGTGTAATCCTCGCTGTCGATGATCGACTTGACCTTGGCGCCAAGCTCGTTCGACACGAAGTCCTGACTGTGGCCGGCTTGCAGGAAGATGCGGCGCGGGTTGCGGCCGATCCACCACGCAGGGAAGTGGTGCGAGGAATGGGTCGACTTGCAGTGGCCCGGCGGCATGGAGAGCATGAACCGCATGGTCTCCTTCGACGCCGACGACATGAGCAGATCACCGATCAGCCGCTGGTGCGGCGACATGGTGTAGCCTTCCTCGTCGTCGCCTTCGTTTCGCGCCATCCACTCGTAGAAGTGGTGGTATGAGTTCTTCGCCAGACCGGTCCAAACCTCGGTAAGTTCGCGCTCGGTCTCTTCCATGAAATGGTCCAGCGCGAGCATCTGGCCGTCCAAGTTTGTCGTGCCGCTGATCGCGACCAACTGCTTGTACGCCTTCTCGGACATGGGCTTTCCACGATCGAGGCATTCTTCTACCTCAGCGGAAAGCGCCTTGAGGAGCTTTTCACTGGTACGCAGTCGGTCCTTTTTCTGTTCTGCTGTCTCGGACACGAGTTACTTCTTTCGGGGAGCCAGCGGATTGTCGTCGGCCGGTTCTTCGACGGACGCGGCAGCGCCTTCGAGCGCGCCGTTGAGATTGAAACTGACTTGAAGCGGGCTGCCGGCCGGCGCCGGGAGTTTCTTGTTGTCGGCGGCGGTCGCCTTATCGAAGGTACCGAGGCTGTCGCCGATCAGCTTGATCGACTCCTTGGCTGCCTGAAACTGTCCCGCAACCTGTGCGAGCCGGGCGTTCTCGGACAGCATGTCGCGAACGACATTGTCGTTCCATTCGATCACGACGCGCTTGGCTGTCTCGGGGTCTTTCTCGTCGAGACCGGCTTCGTGGAGGCGGACGCGGAACTCCAGTTCACGACGTTCCTTCTCGGCGCGGATTTCCTTGATGCGCTCCGCGATCTCCGGCTTGTTGGCCAAGACGCTCGCGTTCGAGGCTGACGGTGTGTAACCGGCCAGTTCGTAGGCCAGCGCCTGCGTCATGGTGTGGTCGCCTTCGCCGAGATGACGGGCAAACAGTTCCTGACGACGGTTAGTGAGTTCGGGCACGACGGGGCGCTTTCGGTGGGGAGGAGATGAAGGGTTTCCCGTTCACGAGACCGAGGTCGAACGGGCGGGTGGGTTGGAGACCCAGCGAGATCGCGTGGAAGAGCGCGATGATGGCCGCCTCGGCGCGACCGTTGTCCATTTTGCGTGCCCAAGCCTTGGTACAGCGCGGGAACATTTCTGAGGCTCGACGCATGGCATCGCCTTTGTCGGCCGGAACCTGCATCGCCATTTTCCACTTTGCGGGAGCGACGCTGCCGAGCGGGAAGTCGAGCCCGGCAAAGACACCGATCATGATCCCGGTCGCCTTGCCAAAGGTGAAGGCACCGGCGTGACCGTCGTTCGGTGTTGAGTGGACATTCTCGATCAGCGAGGAGTCCAATGGGAAACGCCCTACCGCCTCGGCACAGGCGATAGGGTCAACGCGTTTGCGTACCTTGTCGCCTACCTGCACCGAGACAGTCGGGGTGTCCCAGAGGTGCAGGCAGGCTAGGTCGAAATCGAGGACGGCGAGCGCCCCGGTTAGTCCGGGGTCGATGCCTCCGATGAAGCGCATGGGGAGGTTCGGCCAAAGAGAGGGACGACTACTCCCTCCGTCGCTCCGGTCAGCGGGTGGACCCGCACGGCGTCAGGCCGTTCGGTTCGCAAATGCTGGGAGCGGATGCCTTGTGCTGAACTTCGAGCGGGCGTGGCCGGCGCTGTGTAGAAGCTCTCGATCTGCCGGTACAGGTCGAGGTAGCGATTGATCGTCGCCGCCGTTTCCATGACCGGGAGTTTGCGGCCGTCCTCGAAAAGTATCTCGCAGGACGGCAGGCAGGAGTAGAGTGTGTCAGACTCTACACCAAAACTATGATCTTTGTCAAGAGGGGTAACCTTGAGGACATTGTCGACGCAAATCGATAGGTCCACGGGAAACACACCTTCCGGATCGCGGAACGGTACTGTGACCGGAAAGCTAAACATCAGCGATGGAACGGAAGGTTGTCGTACCCTTCCCACAACCATGGATCGACGATGACCAAGCCGCCCGATACCACGCACGCCAACACGTCGCTCTCGACGGTCAAGAACGCGAGACGAAAGTCGAATGGCGCGTAACCGTGATATTCCGGCTGGTCCGGATAGATCGGCTCAAACTCCATGACATTGTGGTCCGCGTCGATGTAGCGACGCAGCAACGGCACCCTGACCTCGCGGAAATGGCGGAAGCCGCCGATGCGATAGAAGGTGTTTCGGCGTTCCTCGCGCTCGGCGATGTTCTCGTTCGCCATAGGGGTCCTCTCAGCGTTTGACGATGCCGCACGTCGCCAAGTGTTCCCAACTATCGAACGGGAACGGATTGACGATGACCTTCCCCTGACAGGTCAGGGCCACATACAGGACGACGCCGAACACAGCGTCTTCGAGGTGATAGGTCAGCGGATAGATGGTCGGGCGCGGCGCGGTGAGGCTGTCGTCATCTTCATCCAATCGAGGGACGATGATCTGCCCACGCGCCGGGATATAATCGATCGTCAGCGAGCGGATTTGCCGCTCACCCATGATCTTGAGGATGTTCGCCTCGGTTGCGACCCGAAGCATTTCTTCGGCCGGGATGGTCACCGGGGCAGCACCTTGAGCGCCGCCAGCATCTCGATGGTGTCATCATCGTGGTGGAACGCGGCGATCTCGTGAAGCTCGCTGGCCGGGATGTAATAGGCGCCGTGCGGTGACTGGACGGCGAGGATCGGATCGCGGTATTCGAGCGGCAAGCTATCGTAGCTGACCCAGCGCGAAACCGACAGACTGCTGATCCGGCGATCGGCGATGTCTACCCGTTCGAAATAGGGGTCGCCCCGGCTGGCGTTGGTCTGTGTTTCGTCGACACCGATGAGGGAGGGGATGTAGTCAGTGGGCGCCGTCTTGCTGTTGCCCTTGAGAATGTAGCCGTGCTGATCCATAGCCGTGATGTGATCCTGAGTGTTGATCGAGGCTGACTGTTAGTCTCGATGGACCAATGGTTAGCCAGACTAACGCCCTCGGATCAAGCGAAATCGGCTCGTTCCGGCTTTTCTCTGCGATATGGTGTCGGGATAATAAACAGGTTCGGAGCGGAACCCTAGCTCTGCGGCCGGTCTCGCTCCAGTCTTGTGTGTATGTGTATATATTTATCTCTTTTATAAAAGAAAGTAGAATAGAGAAGTACCCACATCAGGGCCTCGCTGACCGCACAGGGCACCGGTAACCGCTACCCCAATTCACCGGCGGACTGATGCAATGGAAAAGGAAAAGTTGGAGCGCGGTGTAAGAAAGCCCGGAAAAAGCTAGAAAATGGCGGATTTCTGCGGTTTTTGCATCCCACCCAACCCATCACGCCCCACTATTTACCCCTTCATTTCCACAAATCATCACGCCCAACGCGCCATCACGGCCATCATCATCACGCGCAACTGACCATCACGGCCTCATGTCATCACGGCACCATGGCAACCCGGCATATCGGAACCTCAATTCGCGGCCGACCTGTTGTGATAAAAATGGATAACCTGCCACCCAGCGAGTGATGATCCCGGCGAGCGCGCATTTCAGGCATTCTCGACCCGAACCCGGTTTCACATGCAGCTTGACGCATCACCGAATCATGGATAGTTAGTCTCCATCAACATCGGAGCCGTGAGTCGCAATCGTGAGTGAACCCCTAACCAGTGATGGACTCCACCGGCTCGTGCATGTGCCGGCCAGTGCGAATCCGTACTGGGTCGAGGTCCATACGATCAACCGCCAGCCGCTCTATGGCAGCGAACGCCGTATCCGTGGTTTCGCCGACGAAGCGTCCGCACGGCGCGGGATGAAGAAGATCACCCGTGATACTGTGGCGAACGACGCGTCCCTCGCGGTCTATGTCACGAAGACCACTAAGGCGCCGCCATCTGGCTCATCGACTTATGGCAATCCCGCGACTCCTGCGGCCACTGACGAAACCCCCAAGCGCGGTCGCGGCCGGCCCAAGGGATCGAGGAACAAGCCCACGGCCGGCAAGCCCGGTCCCAAGGCGCAGAAGCGGATGCCGCGCTATGGGTTCAACACCAGTCGCTTTCAGATTTGTGTCGATGGCACGAACCCGATCGCGCAGGTCTGGCGCTGCATCACCAACGAGGCGAAGAGGCGCGGCCGAGCGGCGCGGGGTGGAAACAACCAGACGGGCGATCTCCCACATCTCGTCAACCAGTACGCGGTGACGATCCTCGACGAACGCGGCCTCTATGTCGCGATCGACGATAACGGCCAGCCCGTCATTTACCCCTCGATCTATGATGCGGAGCGCGACGCTCTCTATTTCTACGAGATCGCGCCTGATCCAAAACCGGCGCTCGGCGAGGTCCACTACCGGGCCGGCGACTATGAGGTCCGCTTCATGCCTAAGGGCGAGGAACAGGTGTCCGCGCCCTATATCATCTTCAACCGCAAGGCGCGCGAACCGATGATGGAGCGTGGTGAGCGCAACCGCATCCACGCCCATAATCGTCTCGATCACGCGATCGACGCCTGTAACGAACTGGCGGCCGCCGGTCCTGCCTCGTCGCGGATCGCGCGGATCATCGTCGATGCGTTCAAGGACGATCCCGATGTCGAGGAGCAGGTCCGCGAGAACCGGTTGCGTGAGCAGCAGGCGGCCCGCGACGCCGAGAACGACGCGTGGCTGGAGCGCGAGCGCGAACGTCTAGCCGCCAAGCCCAAGCGCGAGTTCATCTCCGAGGAAGAGGCGCGCCGCCGCGAGCCCGATCACCCGCACTTCCAGATAGGCAAGCGCAAAATGCTCAAGGACACCAAGGACCTGATCGAAGCGTCCAAGGCGAAATACCAACGCGGCGCCAATGATCAACGAGGCGCTCCGCCTGAAAAGAAACCCGATCCTCGCGCCGGCCGGCGCTGGGACATAGCTCAAGAAGGAGGCATTTAATGGCATCCGCCGACACCCGCACACCCGACACCGACGCCCTACGCGTGCTGGGATGCATCATCGATCACACCGTCAAGCGCGACGCGATCCACATCGCGGTCGAGCCCGTCACCGCCGCCGAGGAACTGAAACCCGGCTGTCCGATCGGTCTGCTCGAAGACGGTACGGCCGTCGCCGCGCCGCATGGTGGTGACCGCCACTCGGGCATGACCACTCGTCACGCGCTCGGCGTCGTCGATCCGTACCTCAAGTGCAATGTCCGCAAGGGCGAGCGCTTCCTCATGCTGCTCAATCCCGGCCAGATTTCAACGCTGCGCCACGTCTGGGATCATCCGGCATTCGCACCGTCCGATGTAGCGCTTGCGGCACCCGAACAAACCGCGCCTGCCGGCTCTGACAGCCGATCCGCACATTTCGAAGCCATGTTGTGGTTGCGCAATTTCGCTCGCGATGCCGGCGTCCCCTACGACGACATGATCAGCGACGCTATGCGCTGGTCAACCACCGATGATGAACCGTGGTGGATCAATCACTACCACTCCTACGACGAGTTCTGGGACAAGATGGACGCGCTTCTCGGCACCAAGCTGGCGCGTGGCACGATCGACTTCTCGTGCCGGGGTTGTGACTGATGCGTACCGGCAACGTCATGCTCCGGTTCCCCGGACCAAACCCCGTCACCCGTGAAGGCCTGTTCGAGCGCGTCCGTCTGTGCGCCGACGCTCAGCGCCAGTACGATCGCGGACAGGATATCACGGTGCCCCACGGCGTCGAGATCATCGTCGCTCAGCCCGGTATGGTGCCGGCGTAATGTGGCCGCTCAGAAAGCGCCGCAACAGCGCTCCCACCCCTGTTGTAGCTCGGACGGGACTCTCGGCGGACGTGTTGGCGGCGGCTCGTGCCGGCATCCAACAGCGGATCGCAGAACTGGATCGCCTGATCGAATCGGCGAGGGACGAACAACGGCGTCACCTCAGGGAATGGAACGACCACGAGGATTGGGCCCGTGAGGCCCGCCGTCAGGGAAGCAACAGGGCACAAGAGGCCCTCACCCTCACCAAGGAGCGTGAGGCGCTGGCTACCTCGCTGAGGAGTCTCGTCTGATGGGCAGCCTGTTCGCTTCCGCTGGTCTGCGCTCGGCCGCCGGCAATCGCACGATCTGGGACCCGCCGGCCAACCAGCCCGGACCTGCACCGACGCCGGACAACTTCGTCGTCGAGACGGTTAAGCCAGTCGGCGACCTGTTCGTGTCGATGATCAGCTACCCCGGTTGCACCAACTTCGAGGGCAAGAAGGTGTTGGTGACCGAATGGGACCCGCGTTCGCGGCGCATCCTCGACCCGCACTTCTTGCCCGGTAACGGTATTGTCGCCCGGTTCGAACCCACCCTTCGCGGCCTGCGCTGGGCGGAGAAGTTCGCCAGCCTCCTCAATGATCTTAACGAAGGGAGCCACCTTTGAACCGTGACGCCATTCTCCGCGCTGCCGACTGGCTGGAAGCAAATCCCGACAAGCATATCACAGGGGACCTAGCGACTACGGACCTCGGAACTCCCGTCTCGCCGACATCTTCACGAGCGACATGTTTCTGCGCGCTCGGCCGCATTGCGAAGGAAGCCGGCGTCCATGTGATCCCCCGCATCAGCGGCTATGAGCCTATCCAGAAGGCTGCCGGTCTGACCTTTGACCAGTCCTCGGACATCTGGTCCATGAACGACACTGCCAGCAGCAAGACGACCGTCATCACGTATCTGCGGAAACTCGCGGCATGACCCAGCGATACTTCTTCGTAGGAGAGAAGCCCTCCCCAACCGCCCACGCCAAGAACATCACGTGGCAGGACGGCGGTCTGGCAGCCAAACAACTCTTCGACGCGCTCAAGCCGCTCGGGATCGATCCGACCGACACGACGTGTGTCCAATTCTTCAACCTGTTCGGCGACCACCCTGACGCGATCGAACTGCCGCGCGTCCGCAGCGGCGATGTCGTCGATCAGGCACACCGCGCCGGCTGGACGGTTGTCGCGATGGGCGAGAAGGTCGCCGCACATCTTCGCCGGTGGGCGACACCGCATATCCAGATCGTCCACCCGGCGGCGCGCGGTCGCATCCGGGGCAAAGCGGTCTACGCCTCACACATCAAGGAAAGGCTCGCGGCGTGAAATATTATGATCCCAGAGATTACGCCGCGAACGACCGTGAGGCGTTGGAGCAGATGCTTACCGACGCCGAAGACAAGGGACGTAACAGCCGCGCCCACACGCAGATGGCGAACAACATTATCGCCATAGCAGAGCGGAGTGCCTTCTCGTCTAGTGTCGGATTCTACATCCGGGAGCGGGACTTCAATATGCTCCGACTGGGCTATTTCGAACGCCATGCCATGGCGCTTCGGAACATGATCGCCCTCCTCGACAATGCCAAGGTGACCGCGTGAACGTCGAAGCAATCCGCCGCGCCGCCGACTGGATCGAGCGTAACCCCGACAAGCTGCTTGCCGGTGATTTCGCCCGCACTGCGGAGGGCCGCAGGACAGGACCGACCGGAAGCCTCGCCGTGTGTTTTTGCACGGTAGGTCGATTGATTCACGAGACTGGCGTCAAGGCGACAGTCGCACACCGGCCCCAAGAACTGTTTCCTCGCGTCACCGGCCTGTCCTTCGAGACTTTGGATAGGCTGACCGAGATCAACGACGCCGTCGTCGAGGCGATGCCGCCAAAAACCGCCGCCCGATACATGGCCGCCACCCTCAGGGAATTACTCGCATGAACAAGGAAGCTATCCGCCGCGCCGCCGACTGGCTGGAAGCGAACCCCGACAAGCACATGGCCGCCTTCTACGCGGCCAACGCCGCCGGTGACTATGTTGGTCCCAACCACCCTGACGCCGAGTGCTTCTGCGCCATCGGTCGCATTGCCAAGGAGTGTGGCGAGGCCCCGACTTCCATGCACGGCGTCGATCGCGACAACCGCCGGTGGTTCTACCACATCTCCGGCCTCGACGGCACGCAGTTCGCCGCGATCGTCAAGCTCAATGATGCGATCAATGAACGTTATGACGTGGACACCATGGAGACCGCCGAGAAGCCGCTATGGCGCGGCAATCCGGATGTGATCCCGTACCTGCGGAAGCTCGCGGCATGAGCGTCGCTGACAAATTCCTCCGCGCGCGGGATCGTCTCGTCGCGAAAATGCGAATGTCGCAGACCCCGGTCCCCGGCCTCCTCATGGGCCTGTCCGGCACCGACAGCATCATCGCCTTCACTCTCGTCTATGAGGCGGCGGAGATTATGGGAATCGCCGATCGCGTCTGGGGCATCCACTATGCGGATCACCAACGGCGTAAGCCCACTTGGTTCGAGGCCAACATTCTGTGGTGGCTGGCGCGGCATTGCCCGTCCGCCAAGGTAGAATGTCTGTCGCCACTCGGCGGGAACTTCGACCCACAGCGCTGGGCTGACTTGCACCTGCGGGCGCTAAACCACGTCGCGGTCGATGAGTTCGGTAGCGTCAAGGTCACGGTGCGCGACCCCGGTGAGAACTTCTGGGTCGTAGGGACAATGAACAACACCGAGAAGGCGTTGGGAACCTATACCGCACTCGCCAAGAGCGTGTCGGTCCAGCCGATCAATGTCTTCTCGAAGACCGAAATTCTAGAACTCTGCCGCCTCTTTGAGGTGCCGGCGGTCGCAGAGGAATATGCCCGCATCCCCGATTGCTTTTGCGGCAGGGACGAACTCGCCGCCCAGAACATCGAAGCGATCGACGCGATCCTCACCGCGCGCATCGATCCTCGCCAACACGACCCGGACCTACTTGCCAAGCTCTACGAATACATTCGCGAGACCAAGGCACTCAACGGGTTCAAGGACAGGACACCGTATTTCGTATGAACAAGGAAGCTATCCTCCGCGCCGCCGACTGGCTGGAAGCCAATCCGGACAAGCACATCGCCGGATCGCTGGCGATCGATGTCCTTGGTCAGCGGTGTTCACCTACATCACCATTGGCGGAATGCTTTTGCGCCCTCGGGAGAATTGCTCTGGAAGCCAATGTGGATTCACCGCCCGGTACGAGAAGCTACGACACCATCAACCGCGCGGTGGGGCTCGATAAAGAGCAATCCATGGATATCTGGCGCGTCAACGATCGCGATTTGATTCCGACTAATAACGTGTGGCCGAATGGAAACCCGGCGGTCGTCGCGCACCTGCGGAGGCTCGCGGCATGAACAAGGAAGCTATTCTCCGGGCCGCCGACTGGCTGGAAGCCAATCCGGACAAGCACATCGCCGGCTATCTGGCCGCGAACGCTCTAGGTGAACGCGTTACTAGCTCCTCGCCCGAAGCTGTTTGTTTCTGCGCCATGGGTCGCATCATGAAGGAACTCAATGTCGCCACTGCCAACGATACTGAGATACCGCGACATGTTCGTCGGATGATCTACGAAGAAAACGATCGGTTCGGTGGGAAAGGAAACCCAGCGGTCATCACATACCTGCGGGAACTCGCGGCATGACCATCACTGCCAAATCCCAAGGCTCCTCGTGGGACCAAGTCGTCGCCGCCACATCACGTGAATCGACCCCATGGATGCGCCGCCAACTCGCCAACATGTTCGGCTGGGTGATCCGTCCCGCCAACTCGATCTATGAGGACCGTCATGATCCACGGTGATCGCTACAACGGCCTGACGATCACGATCGGCTGCCCCGGCGCCGGTAAGTCAACATGGGCCGACGCCAACCTTGCGGCGTCCACACTGCGCTTGGAACGTGACCGCTTTCGCGAGTGTCTGTTCGGATCACGGAAGGCTTATCACGCCAGCGAGTTCGATCGTGCGGAGTGCAGCGCCGTCGTGACACAAGCAATGCTCAACGCGTTGTTCTATTGGCCGGAGCCTTCTTGGGCGGTCACCGATACCGGAATAGATCAGCCGGCAGTCGCGCCGTTCATCTCTTATGCCGAGCGCTTGAACTTGCCTGTTCGGTTGGTGGTGTTCGACCGCCCTCTTCCCTTGCTGGCGGAGCGTAACCGGACACGTCCCGAGGACCATCGTATCCCCGAAGACATCCTCTTCGAACGCTATAACGCTTTCAAGTCGCCGCTCGCGTGGTGGAGATCGTCGGAATACGCAACTGAGTACGCCGCGTGAGTCTAACAACTTTGCCCGGCTATGATCGGGCGCTTCCGCAACTACCGCCGTTCCTAGGCGTACCGCAGCCCTTTGATCACACGGCCGTCTGGGTACTGGCTCACAATACCCACAATGAATGGGTCGAGAACAAGTGGTCGTTCCAAGGTCTTTTTGACTGCAATGCTTACGCCCATCGGTTCGCCGAGGACGAGGCCGCTCGTTGGGGTGACCCATATGTCTCGATCCTGATCCAGACGCCGAGCGAATCCTACCCGCATTGGCATGTGAACATCCGATACTTCTTCGCCCGCCACTCTTACGAGCCGGATGGCCGACTGGTCAGTTCCGTGTCGTGGGGTGACGACCACCGCCCTAACTACGACTTTCCGAGGACCGCATGAGCATCGACCCTGACTTCAAGCGCGCCCGCGAGCATGTCGCTAAGCATGGCCCGCTGCCACCCAGCGCCTGTCCGCGCGCCGATATCCTCGACGGTGTCTATGATACCAGCCCGTTCGTTCAGGGACCGCTCGCCGCGATCAAACTCGGCCGGGCGTTACAGGAGCGCGAGGACACGATCGTGGACCTCGACGGGCACATCACGGACGCGGTGCAAGATGCATCACTCGCCTACTTGGGCAGGGTCATGTCGTCCGTGAACGCCAGCTATTTCGCCAAGGACATCATTGCCAAGATGACATCCCTCAAGCCGCAGATCGACACCCGCGAACGCGAGCATTGGGCAACCGAACAGATCAAGCGCGTCGTCCTGCAAGCCGGTCTCGATTTCATCAAGGACGCGAACAGCACGAGCGGTAGCCACATGGCGCAGATCAGCCGCCGCGCCGCCGACCGGATCATCCATCTCCTGCTGCCGGCCTATCCGCACCGGGGTATGACAACCGACGGCACACCGAGCGATGAGAAGCGGACGCCCGGTGGTCGCTTCGACCAATACGAGACGCAGGACCTTGCGGCACAATGCCGGATGCAAGCGCGAGACAATCTCGACCCGGAATACAGTCAATTCATGGACGCGGTAGCTAACCGGCTCGAAGCTCTGTCCATAGCCACTGTGGCGCCTCACATCACCCAAGCCGCCGACACGCAAGCGCGTCGCATGGGCGGCCGGTTCGTCCCCAATCCGACCGGAGACAGCGCACCATGAGCATTCCCGCCAACCTGCGGCTGCGCTGGGACGATGAATATATCAGCGGCGGTGGGCTCAACTGCTCCACCGCGTTCCTCGGCGAGGTCTCGATCGCGAGCATTGTCGAACGCAGCGACGGCTCGGGCTGGGCGTACAATGTCCGAGGCGTCTCAACCAAATGGCACACCAAGGGCCACGGACTCGTGTCCAGCAAGGCAGGCGCGCGCCGTGCCGTACAGCGGGCATGGAAGACGTGGCTCACCGACGCAGGACTGATCGCATGAGCATCACCGGCGATCACCTCCACGCCGACGCGATCGGCCTCCGCCTGATCCGGCACGACAGCAAGAACCGCGCTCACTTCTGCGAGCCTGTCTTCTTCGAGCGCGGACGCGTCGGTGTCGAACTCGTCTTGCTCCGTGCGTCTCTCGCCGGCCGGGTCGAAGTCAACGGTGAGATCAAAGAACATCAGGCCGACGTGCTGATCGGCCATGACGGCGAGTGGGAACAAGTCGTGGCGCTCGATGCCGGCTCCTACCGCGCTCTCAAGAACCACTGGATGCGTTGCAAGATCGAGGCTGTCGAATGACCGATACTATCACATACCCGCCCGGCGTCGTCGGTTATCGCTCCGGCTCCTGCCGCAACGCATCGGCTTATGGCATGCAACGCGCCAGCCACACCTACGCGATGATGGAGGACGGAAGCCTCCTCCCCATGTGCGGATATGGGTGGAACCGCTCTGACGGCGAGGCCTTTTCCATCTTCCGTGGCGCGCCCGGCACGGAGGGTAACTGCAAACGTTGCCGGAAAAATGTCGCGGCCGGACTGCCTCCCGTAGCGGAGGGCTTCGCCCATAAGACGAAGTGGCTCTGACATGATCCTCACCAACGCATGGCTCCAGATCGGGACCGAACCGCCTTTCACCTGCGTTCGCATCCCAGTGCGAAACGACCCGGTGCCGCAGGTCAACGTCAACGGGTTCGGCAGCATCGACGACCCGAACTGGATCGACTTCCCAAAGGACGGTCCGCGCCCCGGCATCAAGGAAGACGCCTACGGCCGCCCGGTCGCCGGCATCGCATCAGATTGGAAATAATATGCCCATCTTCATCACCGAAAGCCTGACCACCCGTCGCCGCGACGCGATCGTCGATGGCCTCAATGCGCAAGCTCAGTCCTACTCGAACATGTCACGCCAGATGGCCGAAGCCAAGTCTCTGAGACAGGGCGATTGCGATCCGCCTCGTGCCGATCTCTATGCGTGGACCAAGCCGGAAGACACCGAGTACGGAAAGCTGGCTGCGCTCTTCGCCAACATGAAGACGATCGACCTCGAACAGGCCACCATGGAATTGGCCTACGCCTTCAACGGCTCCACGCATGGCGACCACATCAAAGTCTGGTGGTCTAGTCTCGAACCCAAGCAGCGTGACCGGTACCTCACCTCGACCAAAGCCGCGCTCGGCCTCATTTAATCCGGAGTAAAAAATGCCCCAGCCCTCCATCTATCACGCCGACGACGGCCGCACCTTCATCCCGACCACCTTCGCGGAAGAGTTCAACAAGCACGACAGCATCCACCGCGCCGCTGCCGCGCTCGCCATGGAGCCCAAGCGCTGCTCGGTCATCGCATCGCGTCTGCGCCGTCGCGGCCTCGATCTGCGTCGATTTGATTCCGATCGCTATGGCCGGCGGTACAATGGGCGGTCGTAGTTACTGGTGCCAGTTCTGCAACAAGTCCTTTATCTCCAAGGAGACATGGGACACCCATGAAAAGGCTTGCTTCGTCTCCCGGCACGAACGCATCATTCCGGCGGACGTGGTGATCCCACGACCGACGAAGAAAGACGCTTGACGCACCCTAAGATTTGTCCTAGACGATTCGCATCAGGACGAATCAGGGAGACACCACATGACGCTCAACGAGATCAACGCCCGCATCCAGAAGGTCGAACCGCTGGTCACGCTGTATCGCGGCGAGGGTTATCACTACTACATCTTCGACAACACGCCGCTCCTCACCGAGGACAACAAGCGGCTGGTGTACGAGAACGAGAGCGTCATGTGCGCCTACCTAAAAGATCAACGCCCTCGCATGTGGATCGCGGACGGCATCTCGTTCGGCAAGCGCGTCCGTGGGGAGCATGGCCTGTGAACGACGCACCTCTGAACAAGGTGGACGTGCTGGTCCGTGAGATGATGCTGACCTACCCGACGCTCTATCCGTCGCGGCCGGTCGCGCTGTACAGCATCTTCACCGACAGCGGCACGAACTACGTGTGGAACCGCAAGGGCTGTGTCGTCCCAGCACACAAGCTCACCAAGGACTTCGATGGTCCGATCAACATCTCCGATCTGGCGCGGATGGATGCGGAGTGGAACCGCGACGACGACTTCGCACGCACGATTCGGATCGAGAACGAACTGGAGCGCCGCGAGCGCCTATATCGCGCCGAGCATATCGACCTGTTGTGCAAGTACGGCGGCCGGAGCGACTACGGCTACCACCAACTCGACAACTATCTCCTCGACACGTTCGAGGGTGCCTATGGCGTCGCGATGATGTTCCGCGCCCCGGCCGGGAAGATCGACCCGGTATGGGCTCACGCGCTGGAGCGGTTCGTCGGCGACATGTTTGTCGCCTTCAATCAGGTCTATAGCCTGCACTTCGACAAGCCTCTGCGCGACGAGAAGGCACCCGTGCCGTCCATGTATTCGCAGATGCCACCGGCCATGCAACGCCGCTACGACAACCTGCGCAAGCTCGCCGATCGGCTGGAACAACAGACCGGAACGCGAGCGAAAGCGAAGGCTTTTATGGAGCAGCGGGGAGCGGCGCTGATCGCCGAGATCAAAGCGAAGGAGGATGTATGAGCAGGAGCAAACCCCAACAGCTATTCCCCTTCACCCTCTACGCGGAAGAGACACCTCACTTCACAAGCAGTTCCTATGACTTTCGAGGTGTTTTCCTTGCGAATAAGCCGGCCGAGTTGACGTGGTTCGCCTATGACGTTGTGATCCATTCACCGACCCGAATCGAGTTTATGGTCTACGACATGCGTGACACGTTCTTCGGCGGCCTCGGCAACATTATCGCAAACTTCTCGGCGACGGTGCCAGCCACCCTGACGTTGAAACACATGGAGCGACAGGCCATGCGTCTGGCGCGGGCTCGCCGAGAAGAAGAGCTTCTTGAGGCGGAACGGAAGATCATGCGAGGCTACGCGGCGGACTATTTGCGGCAGATGAAAAAGGCCGCTTGACGATACCTAAGATTCGTCCTAGACGAGTCACATCAGGAACGAATCACGGCCAGCGGTCGTCAACAGGGAGACACATTTTGATCACCTACGAAGACTTTTTGGGAGGCATCCGCGTCAAGCTCGACAACAAGGTTGTCGGCACGATCAGCACCGTGTTCGGAGGGTTCCAGTATCAGCCCAAAGGCTCGAAGGTGTTCGGCGAGGTGTTCCCCACGGTGGACGAGGTAAAGCTGTCGCTGGAAGCCGGTGCGCCCGCCCGCGTCGAGAACCCGATCCCGTTCAACGCGGAGATGCTGACGATCTTTCAGGGCAAGGCGGCGATCGACACGCTCAAGCTGATCTTCGACCTCGTCGACCGCGACGGTCTCGATCCCGATCAATTCGTGGAACAGGTCAAGGGTCACCGCGACTTTCTCCTGCGTCAATGGGGGCGCGGCTGATGCCCATCGCTAATGTGGGCGCCTTGATCGCCGCTCTTCAAAAGATGCCCGCTGACATGGTCGTCGGAACAGTGCGTTCCGATTTCGTCGGCGAGCTTTTCGACACGACGGTATCGGTCGAGAAGCGGTTCGTTCGAGAGAACGGTCGCCTCATCGCTGGTGACGCGCCGGCAGGTGCCCTTGCGGTAGTGGTGATACGGTGATGGAAGTGAACCCCAACAGCAAGGCTTCGGTCGAGTTCGATCTGACCCGGCCGCTACGTTTCACACGCTCCGGCGTCACGGACTCGCGGACGCAACCAACCGCGTTCATCTACAGCCGTGCCGTGGACGGTGTGAATGGCATCTGCGTCGCCAAGATCACGATCGGTCTAAACGTCGGCCTGTCAAATGAGCAGGAGCAGGCGCTGGTCGATCGGATCGCCGACGAGATTGTCGCGCCGGGCTTCTCGGACGAAGAGATCGAAGACATCGCCTTCGAGATCATGGACATCGACGACTATCACACGACCGTGACCGAGCATCACCGCGAGCGCGCCCGCCGGCTGGCCGACAACATCACGACGCGCCGCCGCCTCGCCCTTTCGGGAGCCCGCTGATGGCCTATGGCGACTACAATGGCCCGGACAAGCCCAACAAGGGCCACGAGGGCGGTGCGTGCAACCGCCAGCGGTGTCAGGCCGAGCCGGCACTGTACTACAATCACGGCTCGCATAGCTGGTATTGCGTCGACTGCGCTCGCGACATCGGGCAGGACCCGATCAACCTGCGCGACTGGACCTACCGGTGGAAGCCGGAATGTGGTCACGACCAGTTCGAGACCCGCGAGCAGATGGATGCCCGAGAGGCCTCCAAACCTCTTCCACCACCTGATGTCGACAAGATGTTTCACGAGGTCATCGAACCTCACTTCGGCTGGCCGCGCGGCCGGCAGAAGCCGCAAAGCCTGTCGCTCCAGCGGATGCTTGGAAAAGCGCCGCGTCGCGCCGTGAAAGGAGTGCGCTAATGCATAGCAATCTCCCGCCCGATATCACGCCCAGACGCACCCGAACGACGATGTCGTCGGCCACGACTTCATGGCGTGGTCGATCAAACACAACAAGACGGCGCGTTTCTATTGCCGAAGCCATGATGCGATGGGCTACAACATGCTCAATCGTGCGGACCCGAACGATGATCGCAACGTTTCGGAACGCGCGATCAACCGCACCTACCACAAGGTGTACGTCGAGGGTTCCCGAGAATGGACCTCGAACGGTAAAGTCACGATCGACAAAAACGGCAACGAGATCGCTTGACGAACCATAAGATTCGTCCTACACGATTCTCATCTTAAACGAATCACGGCTGATTAGCCGTCAGCAGGGAGACACATTAAGTGGCACGCCACATCGAAGAGCCCATCACCACGACCGAAATCGGTCCCGGCCGCTTGGACGAGTCGGTGACGCGGCATCCCGCGTTTTGCCAGATCGGGGCGTCGCGAGTGTCTGGCCGCACCAACCTGTACGGTAGCGACTTCGGTCATAACGCCTTCATGACGATCAGCATCCGCCGCAGCGAGCTTCATCGCAACCTGTCGAATGACTGGTACTACGGCAAGGAAGAACTGATCGAGGTGGCATTATCCGAGGCGCAGTGGGCAACGTTCGTCTCCGCACCAAACGTTGGCTCTGGCGTGGCGTGCACTCTCCAACACTTCAACGGTAAGCTCATTCCCGGCCTGCCGGACCCCGTCGCGCGCGCCGACCAATTCTCGGACGAGATGAAGAAGTCGGCTGCCGAGTCTCTGCAAGCTCTCGATGAACTTGATGCGATGATCGAGAGCCTCGGCCTGCCCAAGGGCAAGGCGGCGCAGTTGAGGGAGCAGAACCGTGTCGCACGCGCCAAGCTCGCGTCCACGATTCCGTTCATCACCAAACAATTCGACGAACACCTCGAAGAGACGACCGAGAAGGCCAAGGCCGAAATCCACGGCTACATGAACGGCGTCATCCATCGCGCCGGCATAGCTACCCTGTCGGGTCCCGGTGCGGTGATGCCGCTCGAACTGGAGGGTCCGAAGGATGGCGAATGATCGCGACGCGGAAATCAATCGCTTGGCGCAGGAACTCGATATCAGCCCGGAGCGTGTCAAGCGTGCCATTGCAGCGCTCAAAGAGCGTGGCTTGATCAAGGAGGTATCGGACCATGGCTGAGTATCCCGAACACGAGAAGATCAAGGCACTCGGCGGCGCGAACCAGATCGTCGGCGACTTTATCGAATGGCTGAGCGCCAACGGATATGTCATCGCGCGCTACGAGGGCGACATGCTTTACCCATCCTATCACAACCGGGACAAGCTGATCGCCAAGCACTTCGACATCGATACCAACAAGCTGGAGGCCGAGAAAGTCGCCATGCTGGAGGCGCTTCGCCAGTGAGCATCGAGACCGAAAAGCACCTCCGCATCCTGCGGCGAGCTTTTGAGCAGATGGAGGGTAAGGACTTCGAGCCGAAAGAACCCCGTCATCCTACGATCCTGTGGGCGATCGAGAACGGCTTCATGAAGCGCGCCGATGGACGCTGTGGCTTCGAGAAGATCAAGGACGCTTTCGTCGTCTGGACGCCGGCCGGTCGTATGGCGATGCAGGTCCCGGCCTGATGCGTCTTGACGAAATGACCACGCATGTCGCCTGCGAGGCAGCCGGTGCTTACCAGTCCGCGAAGGGCTGTCGACAGGTCATGTACCAATTGGCAAAGCTCGATCCGAGCTACCGCGATCTGTTCGACGAAATGCAGGCGACCTACGAAAAGGTCTGCGACCGTATGGACGTCCCACCCGAACCCGTTTTCGACGAAGACGAGTACAAGAAATCGGATCGCTACCGCGCGATCATGGAAGGGAGAGCATGACCATGATCTGCGATCATACCTATATCCGGATCACGGCGTCCTCTTGGCGAGACGCTCCATACGACAAATGCAGCAAGTGCGGAGACGTGCTGGAAGTGGTTGAAGACACAGCAGCCGAAATGCCAGAGCCCGTTCTCAAGAAAGTCGAATACGGTGCCTACCACCAGCCCGGCCTCAATCGCTACGACGTACTGGTAGATGATCGGCGCATTGGGTCGGTCTACAGCCATTTCCCGACGCTCCAAGGCCCGAACATCGGTGGCCGTGTCGTTGCGTGGCGCCGGCAGGGCAAGACACCTGAATGGCGCTATGAGACTGCCCAGAACCCCGGCCGTTGGAAGAGCGCGTACACGCGGGCAGCCTGCGTCAAGGCGTTGCTCGACGAACACGCGAAATCCTCGAAGGACGTTAGTAAGAGTTGACATGTATGGCCTGATTCTCTAGCCAGACTAGATACCGAATCAGGAGCCCAATCGCCAATGTCCGAGCCCGATAACGATTGCGTCCTGTCGATTGTCGTCTGCAATCGCTGCGATCGGGTCGTCGACATGGACGCCGAGTTCGGCCAACTCGAAAACGGCGAAAGGCTCGTATGTCCTTGTGGTAGCGACGAGTTCTCGTGGCGTGGTAAGGACGACGAGACTGGTGAGGTCGTGGACTTCGTAGAGGCTCACCTACTGCGGGGCCGCACGTGAACACCGAGATGACCGGCTTCCGGAACTTCGATCGGTTCGATCGTTGGATACTGACAACGGTCATCATCTTCATGGTGACGACGATCTGGCTTGCCACTCATGCGCCGGCCTCAATGAGTGTGACGACGATGCTCCTCGCTGCGCTGGGTAGCGGTATGTTGGCTTCCGGTCGCCTGATCTGGCGCGCTCTGCCCAAGCCTCCTCGCCGCCTGAGCTTCTTCCCGCCGACCGAACCCCTGCGTGTCCTGACCAGCATGTCCACCATGGCGCGCTTCGAGTTCGATACTATCGCTTCGCGGTGCGGTAACAACAAACAGGCCATGCTCTCCGAGTTCCGCTCGATCTATAAATCGGACGGAATGAACTCGGTGACTCACTTCACCGTTGATCGCCGCGATCGTGCCTACGATCCGATCGGAGCTTATAAGACCGTTGATGGTGTAAGCCCGGCATGTGAAGTTCCAGCCGGTCGATCCGACATGATCAATATCTTCTGGTATGTCGAGCAGCCCACGGTTCGGATCAATGGAAACACGGGCGAACTGTGCCACCACACCAATCCGGAATATTGTAGGTACTGTCGCTGCTACGAGGTATCGAAGCACGATCGCATCAAGGTCACGGCCCCGGTCGCATCACCTACCCCGGCGGTGGTCCCACCCCTTCCTAAAGCCAAACTCATCCACCGTGGCGGCTTGGGATCATCCGCGATCCATCATGGTATCTCTAAGCGAAGTAGGATTGTCGTCGGTATAGACCCCGGCGGTAAGGATCGAACAGGTGTTGCGATCTTCTACGACAACAAGGTGAATTTTGTAGGCATCTCTCATCTCCCTGAAAAGACCGTAGACGACGTGATCGACCAGTTGTTCGATCAGGATGTTAGTGGGATGTGGCTCTCTGATTTGATCGCCGCTTGTGCCACCGCAGGTATCCCGAAAATCGACGCCCTCAAGTGGCTGCGTGCGAATGACGGATGCGCCACGCTCACCCAACAGACGGTCGGAGGACCGTCCAAAATATGGATTCAATTCTAATGCACACTGAAACGAACGCACCAAAGGGTAAGCCGATCGCGAAAACCGGCCGCCCTGCCGGCGACCACGGAACGGCCGCGCAAGCGGTCAAGTGGCTGCTGTACGTCAACCCCGACCACGATAGCGCCAACGCCGTTGAGTTTCTCCGCGCTTGGGATCAGGGCGACGCCGCCGCCGAATGGCCGGAGTTTTATGACTGGCTCAATCGGCAGACCGTCCAGTGACCACCAGCACCGCAGAGCATCCGTCGCGCTACCACTTCACCGACGAGACGCCGTTCACGGTCAATACTGCTGAGGGCGCCAAGCTGCTCGGTAAGGGATGGCTCGCGATCACCGAGGAAGAGTATGCCGAGCTTAGCGCGGCGACTCTTGGGGTGATGAGAGCGAGCAAGGCGACGATCCCAGACTCGCCGGAAGAATGGGCGCTCGAACAAGCAGCATTCCACGCCAACCGGGACGGCGTGCCAGACGACGTTCGGGAAGTCATCAAACAGCTTTGGGCCGAAGTCGTAGCACGTGAAGAATGGTTGTCCGCAACTCCGCTGACACCGTCTTCGAGCGAAACTGTGTTGAGGGAAGGTTTGGTGCAGATATCCATTGGTAGACGCATTAACGCGCCTCACTCGGACTGTCTCTGCCATCTTTGTGCATCGTCTCCGGGACGTTTACGCGACATCGCAAGCACTACTCTCGCCGCTAGCGCGGTAGCTCGCAAGATCGACAAAGGACAACCCTCCGGTGCGTAACGTCTATTTCATTTTCGCCGTTCCGCCCGAGGCCGAAATGTCGCCGGTGCAGATCGCCGCGATCCCGCCCAAGAAGCGTGACGTGATCCAGCGCAGAATGGTCGAGATCAGCAACGCCATCACGCCCCTCTCCGAGGACACCGCCGAATATGCCGGCAAGATGGCCGAGGCGCTGGCGGCGCGCTTCCCCGGCGTGAAGTTCTGCGTCGGCCAGACGATCGACACGAAGGTCGTCTACGCGTGAACTACCTATCGTTCGATGAAGCCAAGAGACTGCCCGGTGACACCAAGGTGGTGCTGGACCCTGAGTCCATTGGCCCTATGTGGACGGAGAGACCTCTTTCTGTCGCGGATCACGCGAAGTCGTTGAGCAAATGCGAACCCGACCCGAAAGCCTCCAAGCATGATATCGCTGAGTTCGCGTCGCTGGTCACCGGTTTCGACCTGACCGACTACCAGAAGCGCACGATCGAGATGATGAAGGCGTGGATGGACAAGGGCGAGTTCGTCACGCCGATCAGAGGGTGGCCGAGTCATCCTCGCTATCACCAGCCGATCTTCACCGATTTCGCAGACGCTGAGGCGCGAACGCTCACGACCTTGGCGGCAGTTCCAATGACCGTCCACAACACACTTTATCCAACCTTGGCAGGTAAGAAGGCCAAGGCGGTGGTTATGGACATCGAAAGCTACGGCTTCGAGGATCGCTGGAAGGTCGTGGACTATCATTTCCCCGCACTGACTGGACGGCCGGCGAAGTTCCTAGACGCGGCGGTGACTGCGATCGACCGGGCGCTAGAACGGGCACCCAAGATCGAGGTACCGGCCGATTACCAACCACCGGTAAAGCCGACCAACAACCGCGCTGCGCGCCGACGCGCCGGGAGGACTAATCGTGGATGATACCTCGATCGTGTCGGCTAACCTTGCCGACTATTTTGACGCACCACAGAAGGAACAAGAGCCAGCGGACGTGATCATCAACCGCCACACCCGGCGACATGAGAAGGCGCTGTTGCGTCGCGCCGGCAAGAGGCGGAGAGGCTAAGACCGAAAAGAAGGCGATAAGAGCCGCATAGCCGACTATCCCTGACACATTTTCTGTCTATGTTGAGTCTCGCTTGACGTTACCTGCGGAATCGTCCTACAAAACGACAACGAAACGAATCGCTGGGGGTAACGTGCCGATCGAGACTGTCTACGGTGAAGAGAAGCCGTCGTACTATGTGATTCGAGAAGGGGGCCGAGCGCCTACCTTCCGGCACACGTCGCGGTACAATGCCGAAAAGGAAGCTGAACGACTGGCAAAGAAAACGCCGGGCGCGACGTTTCATGTCTTGAAGCTCAAGAAGTCTCTGATCAATACCGACGCGAGCCCCGACGAACATGCACGCCAGTGGGAACTCGTCGGGAAGCTCAACGAAGGTGATCGCGTTCGGATTTCGCCGACCCATTACGCATATCCAAATCAATACGGGCAAATTTCAAAGATCGAATTGACCGGTGCCTCACCCACAGTGTGGGTTTATTTGGCGGCGCTCAACGATCGGAAGCGCTTCTCGCCTTCCTCAGTAAATGTCGTCCGGGAGCCCACAGCATGAGCGTAATCATCGGCCTCATCATTCTCGCTGGTCTCGCCTCAGGCGTCGCCATCTTCATCAGCCTTGTGCGTCGGCGTCCTAAGCCGGCGCATGACAGCAGCAAGTGCAAACAATGCCTCAGCGGCTTCCTTTGTCCCGAAGCACTCCGTCCCTGATGGATGCCGCGATCGGCCTCTGCCGGCAGCGGCCGTTGGCGATCGGGAGCATGCTCGCTGTCATGGCGTTGATCTATCTCACCGCCTCCTCCCTAATTTTCGTGTACGACTGAAAGGATTTAGATGATCACCTCCCCTCGCGACGCGGTCGCGGCCATCGCGGAAGAAGCCGCAAAGCACGGCATCCCCGAGAGCGAAGCCGCCATCATCGCAGACGGTATCTTCGGCGGTTTAGTCGTCGGTATGGGGCTGGACGAAGGTGCGTTCCTCGGCATCCACGGCGGCCGTTTGCCGCACCTCACCCGTCAGGCTCTCAAGGCGGCCCGTCGCGACGTTGCGCCGCAGCCCGGCGAGCGACCGGACAACATCTGATGACGGACACGTCCACACTGCTGTCGGTCAACGCCCTCCGCACGGTCGCCAAGAAGCATCGCTATCGCGCCATGATCATGGTCGGCGTGCGCGACGACGGCGTCGTGGACGTTGTCAGCTACGGACAGTCCAAGGAGGATTGTCGCATCATTGGTGATTACGCCCAGAATCAGTTTGGCGCCAACCTTCCTGTGGCACCATTTCAGACATGGTTCGGTTGGGGCACCGGCGGCGTACCGACCAAGATTCGCTACGACGATATCGTCAGGGCGTCGCCAAAGGCGCGGGATTATATCACCGCCAACACGCACCCCGACGCCGTGGAGCCGACCGATGGATAACATGGTCATTGCCATCCCGATGGCATCCTACCTGAACATCTCGGCGACGCTCGAAGAGGCCGGTTTGGATCAGACGTGCTTGACCATGATCGAAGGTCAGACGGTTTTTGCGATCGAATTGGGCTCGTGCCTGCTCATTCCGATTGGTGACGGAACGGATTGGATCGTCAACAAAGACCTCCTCACCGCTGCGATCGAGGACGCCTGTAACGAGGCATTCCGCGCGGGCTGGGAAGCCAATGAACGCGCCCACAAGGGTCCCAGCGCCGCTGGCTATCCCGAAGACGTGGACGCTGCGAGCGATCTTTTCGAACTCTCTGACGCGACCAAGGCGCTGATCGAGAATGGTGGTGTTGTCATCACAACCACAACAGGTACGGTCCGATGACTTCGACCAGCCTCTTCCGCATGATGTCTGTCTACACGGACGGCGGAGTATCCACTCGCTCGCTCGGAGACGATCGCGAAAAAGCTATCGATGCGTACAACATTGCTGTCTACGGCAAGAAGCGCGAAGAATTATTGTTCTGCTGCCTCACCGAGTTGAATTGGCAGAAGGCACCGCTAGAACGCAACGTCATCCAGTCTTGGGCGCGAGATCATCGCGACGCGCTGGATAGAGCGATCGACAACCTTCTCTATCAGAGGATGGATGCGATGACCAATGACAAAGCGAAGGCTACCGCATGAGCATCGATCTCAACGACGACAATTTCGCGTCGGTCCTCACCAGTCGTGACAAGCCGCTGCTTGTTCTTTTCACATCGTCATTCTGCGGCCCGAGTCACGCGCTCTATCCGCTGATCGACGACGCGATCGAGCAGGAGGCCGGCCGGCGATACGATTACGCGGAGATCGATGTGGAGAAGTGCCCGAAGATGACGCGCGAGTACCAGATCAAGGGAACGCCTACGTTGATGTTCTTCGACCTCGGCGTCCCGCTCGCCAGCCGCGCCGGCACCATGTCGGATGAATATTTCGAGCAGTTCGTCACCGATGCGCTCGGAAAAGCGTCATGATCCAAGGCTGTTTCATGGTTATCGGACTCGCCGTGCTTGTCGTGGCGGGTCTTTTGGTGCTTAACTTCGTCGTGTGGTTCGCTGTCACGGTGACCCCGTGGGCTCTCGTCGGTGTGTTCCTCTTGGCGTGCGTGGTAGGAGACATCATCCGTCCGCGCCGCTGGTGGTGGTGATCACGTTAAGGTAAACAGCAGCCGGCGCCGGATACGCAAAAAGAACTGTTGACGAACCCAAAGATTTGTCCTACCTGATTCGCATAGACAGCGAATCAGGGAGACAACACATGCAGCGTAAAACGACGGAAGACTATATCGGCACCTGCCAAGCCTGCTTCGGCGAGTTCAAGGTTGGTGCGGATAAGCTCATGGTCCTCCACGGCTACCAGCGCCCCGGAGATGGTTACACGCACGGCAACTGCGCCGGCTATGACCACAAGCCGTTCGAGTACGAACACACCCTGACCGACAAAATCATCGCGGACCTGCACGAACAGATCGCCAAGGATGTCGAATATCTCCGCGCCCTCAAAGCCGGAGAAGTGATCAAGCTTTTCCGCATGGAAAAGCAGTACGACGCCAACCACCGCCCGGCCGGTGATAAGTTGGTCGAGTACACGCCGCAGGACCGCAAATGGTCCCAAGTGCTGAATAGCAAGATTTCCAACGTGGAAGCGGACATTCGTTGGAACAACGGACTCGTCAGTCACTTCCAGTTCCGCGTCGATAATTGGAAACTTGGGACGATCGTCGGCATCGACACGCCGGTCACGGGTAGGGAACGGGGCCTTGCCAAGGCTTACGATCCGCTCGAAGCCGCAGCAGCCGAGGAGCGCGCCAAGATCAAGGCCGCGCGCGACGCCAAGCCGGGCAAACTCTCGATCATTTTCTACCAGCCCTCCGAGCCTCGGCCCGGCACCTATGAGGAGATCGGTGAAGCCGGCTGGCGCAAGTGGATCGAGAATAGGGACGCCAAGGCAAAGGCGTTCGCCGATGAAATTCGGACTTGGGCCAAGGCCAACATCGACGGCAAGACGCTGGTCCGGCCGCAAGTCGGCGACTATGATCTTCCCCGCAACATCCGGGGCACCGGCGATTTCGATGTCGTCATCGTCAATCTGCCGTGGGAATATCGCGGCGAGATCACCCACATGTTCTCGTCGGCGACGATCTACAACAACGAGCCCAAGAAAGTCAGCTATGTGCTGGCCGGCGGCCCTCGGCCCCACTGAGAAAGGAGGAAACCATGCGACTGTTCGAGTTTCACGATTATGGTAACGGTGCCGGCGACGGCACCACGCTGGAGCGCGCCAACATCACCACCAAGGACTTCGAGGAGACCTCGCAGGCCAAAGCACACGCCGGCCGGCTGGCGAAGAAGATGGGTGGCCCGGTCGATCTGGCGAAGGCCGGCGGCGGCGAGTGGGCCGATCGCTACATCACCACGGCAGCGGCGAGCGAACACCACACCGCCGGCTATAGGTTCGAGCGACTGGACAACTGACGCGATGTCCCGCGCGCCACGTCCTCTCGTCGGTCGACACGATGGCATCTGTGGATGTCGCCCAACCGTAACCGGCCACAGAATTGAAGTGACGACGGTGCTGTCGCGGCTCGCTGCTGGGTATTCGCCCACAGATGTGGTCAAGGAATTGGGCTTGGAATCGGTGGATCAGGTATATGCCTGTATCAGGTGGGCTATCGACGCGATGGTACGAGAAGAGACGTGATAATTGACTATTGACGGACCTAATGATTTATCCTAGTGATTCGTCATCGGCAACGACTCGGGAGACACATGGTGGGCATGTTCGACAACGATCCAGACGGCGAGCGCCAGCGGGCTTACCGCGAGAAGCGTCGCAACGCCGCCGAGGACCGCTACATGGACAAGCTAGAGCGCTTGATGAAGGAGGCCGAGCCTCTGATCGGCGAACTGGTCCGGGAGGGGCGCACACTCTTCTACGTCAACGTCCGCTCGAAGGCTGGTCACTTGACCGGCGCGATCCGCGAGTTCGCTCGCAGCGTCGATGCGAGCGACTATCTCATCCGCAACAACTACGTCTGAGGGAGGAAAACCATGGCAGTAACCGAAAAGACCAAGGTCGGTATGATCGACATGACTCCGACGTGGGCGGCGATCATGCCCGCGCTGATCGCCGCCATCCGCGACGGCACGCCGGAGGGACAGCGCATCGCCGAGGCGGAACTGATGCGCCTCGCCAAGAGCGCCGATGCTGCGAACGCTGCCAATAAGGCGAAGGCAGCCGCCTGATGGGCAACTCCCGCGCCGTCAAGAACTGGATCGAGGAGAAGGTTGATCCCGCATCCGTCGCCCCACACCGCTATACGTGGGATCGAGTCGGGCCGGAGGACGCTTTGGCCGCTCCGGGGGACAAGCACTCGATCCGTGAATGGCGTGAGGCATTACCGTATCAACCGACCGAGGTGATATGGGTTGAACGCAGCGGCCAGCCAGTCCTTGCCCGCATCCAGCACATCGTGGTTGGTTATGATCGCTTCGGCGATCGGCAAGCGATCTACCAGTGCCAGACGGCGACCGCCGCCGGTGTGTGGTCGAAGGTGTGGATGCGCTTCTACCCCGGCCACGTCCAGCGCGGTTATCACCTTGCCGGCCTCGCTCCTGATCTGGAGGGCAAGGTCTGATGGAACTCAAGCACATCACAATGAACCTGTCGGTAGAGGACACGCCGGATGTCATCGTGGTCCGCGTCGAACCGATGCGCTGGCGCAAGGACATCCTGCCGATGATCAAATCGATCGCGGCCGATGTCGCCGGCCGGCCGGTGCGCTGGGCTGACATCAACGTCTTCGAGTCCCTTGGCAACACGCCGGAGGATGGTGAGACGGAGTGGCAGAAGCTACTCGCGACAGGACGCTTCACGATGTACCGCGTCGATCGCCCCGGTGAGTTCTCAAAGGTGCCGGCATGAAGCTCTATCAGTGGAACCGGGTCAATGCCCTCAAGCGCTACGCCAGCGGTGACATAATCGTCATGGCGGCGAGCGTCGAGGAAGCCCGCGCGATCGTGATCCGGGAGGCTGGTCCGATGTGGGCTCGCTACCGACTCGACGACTGTCCTCTGGCGATCATCAACGAGGACGACATCGACGACTGGCGCGTCTTTCGCACCAAGCTCGCTCTCGATCTCGAAGCCGAGCCCATTGTCGTTGCGTCCGGTGCCGTGTTCATCTGGGGATCGGAGTGACAGTCTAGCTTGACACTCATTTCGCTTGAGGCTAGGCATAATCATCACAGCGAATCAGGGAGACGCGCTATCATGACATACAAAGACGACTGCGACGCGCTGACCGCCGGCACCGATCCGATGTGGCGCGTTAACGTCTCCTGTGACATGGCCGATGACGACGCCCAGATCGAGCTTCGCGCGCCGACCATCCGCGAAGCTTGCATCAAGGCCGAGGCATTCGCTGCCAAGTACCCAGACATGCTGTTCAGCATGGACCCTACGCCAACCTTTCACGCGGATCGCGTCAACTTCGAGCGCATCCATGACAATGGTGATGCTTTCGTCGCCCCGGAAGAGAAGGTGGTATATATCGAGAACAAGGCCGCAGGCACGTCCGAGTGGGCCATCCTTGCAGCAGATGGCACCTTCGTCCAGCGCGGCTTCGAGCATCGCTATCAGGCTGAGGTCGCGGTTTCCAATCGCATCCATGATTGGGAGGTCGCTCACGGTCTGCGAGAGCCGGACGAGGAGCCTGATCTACACGACGGCGAGGAACAGTACGCCGGCTCCGACCTGCCGTTTCCGGGGCAGGAAGGATGAAATTCTACCTCTGCCAAACCCCACTCGGACCGCAGCTTGCAGGCACGCAGGCCGACGCCAAAGCGCTCGACAAGAACTTCGAGACCGTCGAGTGGGCGACCGACAAGGACGCGCTCATGGAGCGCTTCAACGACCTGTTCGCCCAGATCGCCGGCATCGCCGCAGTGGCCGCCGATGAGCAAGCATATCCGGTGACCGATCTCGGTGACGACAATCACGTCGAGCTTGTGCGGGAACCGAGGAAGAAGGCCAAGGTGGTCGAGCCCGACTGGCAGTCCGCTCCCGAGCCCGGCGACTGTAAGCGCTGCGTCGCGATGTCGGCGGCGGCGCGCTCGATCGAGGGCACCATGGCGCTGACCAACATCGAACACGCTATTCAATATGGCGACAAGCCGTTCCTGCGGAAGATCGACGAGATGCTGGAGACGCGGGCGGAGGAGTTGAACGCTTGATCTGGCAAATCCTCACCGTTCTGTCGTTCCCCTCCATGGTGATCGCACCGATCGCCTTCCTTGGCTTCTGGGTGAACCGTTACGACCAACAGCGCCGGCTCGTGACGGGCAAACCCTACATTCGCACCCGGTCGTTCTGGGTGGCGCAGGGACGCGGCTATAGCCCACTCACCAGCGAGAAGATGGCCATGATCCGGGCGAAGGGATACCGCATCGGCTACGATCCCCAGCGCGGTCACTTCATCAACATCCCCGGCGTGTCGCACATCGACCGCGTTCACCAAGCTCAGGACATCGGCCACAACATTGGCCTGATGCTGCTCTATTGATGAGCGTCCTATCTCCCACCGCGATCCGGCTATTGCAGGACATGGCAGCAACGCCGGACGATTCCGACGACGATGATGGCAACCTTCTATTGGTCGACGGGATTATGGTCTATTTCGGTATCCGCCGCGTCCATCGGATCACCTTCAACAAATTGATCCGGGCGACCGCGATCTCACCGCTTTACGACAATGCGCCATACTATCAGATCAACGAAACCGGTCGCGCCATCGCCCGACGCCCTGAACTGGCGGACGAAGTGTATGCCAGCATCATCGGTGGACGGGGCGCATTTTCAATTGTGGATGACCACTTGGTACGCATTGACGGACCATAAGACTCGTCCTACACGAACACATCATCAACGAATCGGGAGACACAAACATGGCAAGCGTATTGAAATTCGAACAGCGCCTCAACGATATGGGCGCCGCGATCAACACGTTGGTTCTCGTTCAATCCGCTCTCAAGAAGAGCCTACAAGATGCCGACACCGTGACAATCGAACTCGCGGATACCGGCGCGGCCGAGTTCCCGTTGCTGCGTGCGGTGATCACGCTCAAACCGCTCGGCGATCTCGCTGAGGCAGCCTTCGTGCTGCGCCACGATCTGGTACCGGACTTCCGGTTCATCGACGTGAAGCACCACCAAGGTGCCCATAAGCGCAACATCATCACCGCGATCATCGCCAACAGATAGGACTCGCCTCTCATGCCTTTTCGCAGCAACGCCTTTGGCGAACAGATCGCCCAGCCGGGTACCGATTTCTCCGAGATCGACAACATGTTCATGAACAAGTTCGGCCGTCCGCCCGCCATTTATGGCGCCCACATCTCGTCCGAAGCGGACGACGAGTACAAGTTTGGCGGCTCGCTCAACGACAACGGCTACGAGCCGGAAGACGAGGACGACGTGTTGGAGCAGGATGATCCTCGCGAGATCAATTTCGACGGCTTCGAGAGCGTCGAGGCGTGCCGCGAGTGGTTAATCTCGCTCGATATCAACCCGCGCACCATCACGGTGGATTGATGGATCACGCACGTCTTACCGGGCTATTGACGGCCCTGACCGAAGCCAAGGCGGTCGAGTTGCGGGAGGCCCGCAAGCTCGTGGAAACAAGTGCTGCTCACAAGGCGCAAGAGGCGATCTGGAAGTCTGCCGACGAGGGCGTCCATGCCGCTCAGAAACTGGTTGATGGGTTTATCCGCGACCAGACCAAGGACGACGCCACCGAACTCGACGATGAATATCGTCAGGACTGATAGGAAGGGAGATAATATGCTCGCTCGCTTCACGCGTGAGGTGTCCGATCGCGGTCATCGTGACGGCTTCGAAATCAAGGTTCCCAACCTCTTCTATCGATGGGACACCAAGGATGGTCTCGCCGGTCACTGGCGGACATTTCCGCGCGACATGGGACGGTTCATTGGCATCCGCCATCACTGGAACCAGACCACGACGGAATGGTCCAAGGTCCGCGTCTGGAACATCCTCGGCCTGCTCACGATCATCAACGTGGCGGACGACGGCTTGAAAAGCTCTACGCCGCCGGGCTGGCACTTCCGCTTCGCCAAGATCAAGATCGGGCTGATCAGCATCGGATACAAGCATTACGCGTTCGGCATCGAACTTCGCTCGGCGCCGGCTGGGTGGTCTGCTTGAGGCAGTACGAATGGCACCGATGGTTCGCGTGGTATCCGGTTTGGGATCGCTGGGCCGACAACAAGGTCACCATGATCTGGCTCGAAACGGTCGAGCGTCGCCGTGTTGGAGCTTACGGCGGAGACTATTGGGAATACCAACCAGCGAGATAGGTTTCGCTTGACCTTTTGACTGTCAGCGTTAGTTTCGATGCACCATCAACGGAGAAATGACCAGTATGAATGACGATTCGCGGCTATTGGCACTGTGGGGCCTATCCGCCCTGCTCGCGGTGGCAACCGTGTTCGTGATCGGGGTCGCGGTGCCGGCGTTGGCAAACCTCCACAACGACGGGGCGCTGATCGCGGCAATCGCGCTCACGGTCATGCTCCCCGCCCTCACCTTCACCGCCGCTCGAAAATTGTACCGGCTGGCAAAAATGACAGGAGACAAGAAGAAATGAAGAAGGTTACCCTCATCTTGGGACTGGTCGCCGCGATGGCGCTCGGTGCCTGCTCGCGCGTCACGCCCGGACATGTCGGCGTCAAGGTTGAGCAATATGGTTCCAGTGCCGGCGTCTCGAACACCGCGCTCCCGGTCGGCACCTATTTCACCATGCTCGGCACCACGATCTACGAATACCCGGTGTTCACCAACACCTATGCGTGGACCGCGACGAAGTCCGAAGGCAAGGATGCCGACGAGAGCTTCCAGTTTCAGGACCAGTCCGGCCTCACGGTCGACGGTGACGTTTCGGTCGCCTACCGCGTCGATCCCACCAAGGCGCCGATCCTGTTCCAGAAGTATCGCACCGACATGGCAGGTATCATCGCCGGCCCGGTTCGCAACGCTGTCCGCTCCGCGCTCGCCGAGCGCGCAAGCCGCATGACGGTCGAGCAGATTTACGGCCCGCAGAAGACCAACCTGATCAACGGCGCGCTCGGCGACGTGCGACGTTATTTCGAGCCGCTCGGCCTGCACATCGAGCAGCTTTACTGGGCGTCAGCGATCCGTATCCCGCAATCTATCCTCAGTCAGATCAACGCCAAGATCGCCAACGAACAGCAGGCGCTCGCCGCGCAGGCCAACGTCGCCACTGTCGAAGCAGACGGTCGCGCCAAGGTTGCCAAGGCGGAGGCCGACGCCAAGGCGACGCAGATCGAGGGCGAAGCGCTCCGCACCAACCCGGAAATCCTCCAGCAGCGCGCGATCGAGAAGTGGAACGGTGTGCTACCGCAGTACACCGGCGGCGGTCAGGTTCCCTTCATCAAGGTCAACTGATCAGTCACCCGGCCCGAGAACTTCTCGGGCCGGGCCTTTGCACCTCCGGAGAGTACGATGACCTACGGTGCCAGTTACAATCCAAAAGGCGGTCTTCCCAGCAAGCCCACGCTTTCCATCCGCATCAATTCCCCGACTCCGGTTCGGACGTTCGGCAAGATGGAGAGGCGTGAACCGCCACTCAGTGCGATTTGTCCGCCGGGGAAATGCATGTTGCAGTCGAGTAAGGAACAGCCGGTCCCGCACTGCTCTGGCAAGTGTCGCCTGACGCCTGACCCGGATAAGCCGGAGCCTACCTTGCCGAAGCCACCTAGCTTCCCAAAGAGTTAGTTTCGCTTGACTTTCTGGCGGTCATGGTTAATCATAACTGCCATGCATATCACCCAAACGATGACCCTCTACCTCAAGGGTTTCGAGACCGGCGGCAAGATGGTCAACGGCCATACCGTCCTTCTTCCGCACGGTCAGCCGGCCCTCACGGCGTATCTGGACTCCGAAGGAGTTTGGACCATTGGATGGGGGCATACGGGACGAGATGTCGGCCCGAAGACGGTCATCACCCTCGCCATCGCCGAGCAGCTTTTCGCGGCCAATGTCGCGTTCTTCGAGCATGGTGTCGAACACCTTATCGCAGGTGGTGCACCCACCTCGCAGAACCAGTTCGATGCCCTTGTCAGCTTCGCGTTCAACTGCGGGCTCCACGCCGAAGAAACCTCTACGCTCCTGAAATACCACCGCGCCGGCAACTATAAGGCAGCCGCCGACGAGTTCTTGCGGTGGACCAATCATGGCAAGGCCGGCCTCGTCGATCGGCGCCAACACGAGCGCGCCATCTATTTGGGTTGAAGTGTTAGTTTCGCTTGACTTTGAGGCTATTTCAGCCGAGTTAAACTGACAACACGGAGACGAGAACATGGCGGCCGAACGCCCCTCTCTCGAAGAACTCTCCCAGCGCAACCGTCTTCTCACCGGGCTCTATGTAGGCACCGCGTGGAAGCACGTTGCCTCGGGGAAATTCTACGAGGTCACAAAGATCACGATGCGTGAGGCGGATGCTGATCCGACCGTGGATTATTCCCCGGTCGGTTACCCCGACCTGACTTTCAATCGCCCTCTTTCTGAGTGGCTGGAAATGATCGGGGCTGATCAGCAGCAACCACGCTTCGCCCGCGCCGAACGGACGGTGACCTATGCCTGACATGGTCATCGACGGACAGGTTTACGAGTTGAAGACGCTCAAGCTGGAGATCACGAATCCAGCCGTCAGAATCCTCCCCAAGGTTTCGTTGGAGAAGGGCTCCTTCGAAATCTCTGGCACGCTTCATACGACCTTCGAAAATCAGGCCATGCTCTACGAGTTGATGGTCGGTCGCCAGCGGCAGAAGCAGCAGATTTGGCAACGGTTCTATCCGTGGCTCATCCGCGCCGCGATTTTCATCAGCGCCGTTCTGGCGGCGAGCATCCTCTTCACTTCGCGAGCCAACTGATGCCCCTTCCCGATCTCTCTGATCTGGCCGACACCGGCCCAAGCCACAACACCGCTACGATGCCGTTTAACAGCGTGGACGTGGCCGTTGTCGCGCGCCAGATCGAGAAGAAGCCGACGTGGCTGAGCCGGACGCTGTTCGGTCTCCATCCGCGCGGCATCGCCCACCTGCTCCGCAAGCTCTGGTTTGCGGAGCAGAAGGCGGCCAATGAAGCCAAGCGCCGCACAGCTTCTTGGTTGCAGGCGTGTGAGCAAATCGAGGTCCTGTCCTCGGCCACGCATCGAGTCGATCGATTGCTACCGTCCAAGGGTTCGAAGAAGACGGTCGTCATTCTCATGTCCGAACGCGAGTTCGATCGCCTCGACGACGAGTATATTTGCCCCGACAAGGGACGCACCACCACAGGCGAGCGCTGGGCGTACACCTACAAGGGATGGCCGGTTTACACCGGGCGCGGCTTCAATGGCATCGCCGTGATCGAAAGCGACACCTTCGCGTCAATAAAGGACGGCGTGGCCGGTCCTCTTACCCTCATCGAGAAGTAGGATGAACCCCGCACTCACAACGCTGGCTGTGGTCGCCGGCCGCTCGGCCGACCCCGGTGGATGGCCTCCGCGCGATCCGGTGACGATTGTCGCGACCATTTTGGTGCTGACGATTGCTGGATTCATCGGGACCTGCATCTTGCTCGACCTACTCCACGTGGTGACGCGGTGAAACTCAAGCCGCTGAGCTTCTACGATCTGGAGAATATCTTGCAGGTCGGGAGGTCGCTACCTGCTTCCTTTCCGGACCCAGTAGGTTTTCGCATAGCTGTCACCGGTGGCCGGGAAATCAAGGACCGAGGGTACGTCAACGGTCATCTTGACTCGATTCACTTCGGCGAGAGGTTCGGCCCGATCGTCGAACTCGGTGCCGGATGCGCTCGCGGCGTTGATACATTCGCCCTCGAATGGGCGGTGGATAACAGCGTCCCTTGGCGGCGTTATTTCGCAGATTGGGACCGCTACGGTGAGGCCGCCGGTGCCATGCGAAACGAGGCCATGCTGCTCGATTTCGAGGCGGATGTTCTGGCGGTGTTCGAAGGTTTCGTAGGAACCACGGACTGCGCCCGCAAGTGCCGCAAACTGGTTGAAAAGAAGAAGATCGCCACCCAACGCGAGTTCTTCCCGCTCGACCTCGATCCAATCAACAATCTCATCAAGTGGGGCTGATCTTGGCTCATTTTGTATTTCAGACCGACGACGGCAAGTTCGTCTCGACCCGCAAGGCGACCAGTCCGGGAGCCTACACCGCCCGCGTATCGCTGAGCGATACGCTCGAAGGTGCACGCATATTAAACACCCGCTCGGCCGCCTCGAACGCAGCGTCGAATGGCGGCTTCACGGGCACACCCCGCGAGATCACCCTGAGCATCAAGGACTGACCATGAGCCTGTTCGCCTCTCTGTCCAGCATGGTCCAGCACAACCAGATCATGCAGGCGGCCCTCGTCGCCGGGCCGGCGACCACCGCGACTTACCTGATGCGGTCGGTACCGATGAAGCTCTGGGGCTTCCTCAAGAAGTGCGTCACGGTAGAGGTCCGTTGGAACAACGACCTTCCGGACTATGACGCCGTGGTCCGCTACGTGACGAAGAATGTCGTGTGGCAGAAGACCGCTCGCAACTTCAACTATTCGGCCGAGGAGAAGTGGGACTCGATCGAAGAAGATTACCAGACCAAGCACCACGGCCTTGCTGTCGGCTATGGTACGCACATCGGTTTCTATCGCCGCCATCTCGTGTTGGTACATCGCCAGCGCGAGGAAGCGGACAACACCTCGAAGTTCAAGGAACACACCGAGGTCACGTTCTTCACACGATCGAAGAGGGTGGTCGAGGCTTTCGCCGAGGACGTGAAGCGCATGGCGGGTACCTCGGACGAAGAGTTTACCTCCGTCCCGCTCTACATCAACTCGGGCTCGTGGTGGAATCGCGCCGGCAAGCTGCCCTTGCGGAGCATGGATACCATATTCACCGCAGACGACGCGGCGAATATGATCCTCAACCGCCTCGCGGAGTTCTCGACCAAGCGTGAAGAGAACCACCGCCTCGGTCTTCCTCACCGCATCGGCGTGCTGCTCTACGGACCGCCGGGCAATGGTAAATCGTCTCTCATTCACGCGCTGGCGTCCGCCCTCGGCCGCTCGATCTACTATCTGAACCTCGGTTCGGTGGACAGCGATCAGGTGCTTACCGATCTCGTCGCGAATGGGCAGGACTGGAACAAAAAGCTTCTCGTGCTGGAGGACTTCGACGCGGCCGGCGCGAACACCAATCGGAACGTGCCGGCGCAAAACCCTGCCCCGACAGGCGAAGAAGGACCTGACGGCCCCAAGAAGCCGGTGACGCTCTCGGCGATGCTCAACATCCTCGACGGCCTGATCGCGCCTGACGGCCTCATGACGATCGCGACAACGAACCATCCCGAGCGCCTCGACGAAGCGCTCCGCCGGCCGGGCCGTTTCGATATGGCGATCGAGTTGCGCGACCTCGGCTTTTCGGAGTTTCAGCGCATGGCGGCCCTCTTCGGGAAGGACCCGAGCAATTTCGCCGTCTCGACCGACGTGTCGATGTCGGGTGCCGAGATGCGCCAGATGCTGCTCGCGGCATGAATCACGTCTTCCATGCCCAGATACTACCGCTGCGAGCGAACAAGGTAGTTTGCGCACGGTGTGGGAAGATCAACAAGATCGGCCTGTGGCCGACCGGCAAACGTAGCAAATGTTCGCGGACCAAGACGCGACCGTACAAGGGAAACGCACGGTGAGTCCGATCGATCGCGATCCTGACACCCACCGGATCACCCGCATGTCTCTGCTCCGGGAGCGTCGCCTGCTGCAACTGGCGAAGCTTCCGGCCAACCACAAGGCGCTCTACAGCCAATATTACCACCTCCAGCGTGAAGGCTTGACCGGGTGGCAGATCGGTACCGCCTACATCCTGCCGGCCGGAGAGGAGCGTCTGGCCGCGCTGATCGAGCAAGGCGTATGACCACCATCATCCACGTCAACAAGCAGAACGTCGCTATGAACGCCAAGGACGGCGGCAACCGTCCAGTCTATATCGTCCGCGACGGACGGGGCGGCCCTAGCCGATACGCCCGAGAGGTGACGATTAACGGCCCAAGCCGGTTTATCTATGACGGCTCACAACTCCGCTGCGGCGCTCGCGCTTGGCTGGAGACCGAAGCTGATGTCGAGCTTATCGACGAGATGTCCTTCGCCGAGAGCCGGGAGGCGGCTTAGTTATTCCTACTTAACTCGGAACCTCCGTTGTGTTAGTGCATTTGGTGCCGGACACTGGAGGACTGAATGTATTTTGTGACGCCGATCGACGGCAAATTTGTGGTGGTGTACACGCTTGGTCAGGCAAAGCCGATCGAGGTGAGTTCCCATGATTTGGACGACGAGGCTCAGCAGGTGGCAAGAAACCTCAACCTGTTGAACGGCGACACGGTGACAGAGGATGTCCCGACCGACATGCAGAAGCTGCTTTCCGAGATTTAGACACGCAGGAGAATACGCGCCAAAGCGATCAACATATCGCGAAACCCTTGAGCGGCGAGCCCGCCTGCGACCATTTCAACCAGCATGATAACTCCTGTAGTTGCTGTGCTGCGTGTAGAACGAATGAGAGGACCGGTTGGTGCCCTAAAAAGGTGCCGGCCGGTCTTTCTACAAGGTGGTCAGTTGACAAGCCCAAAGATTCGTCCTAGACGATTCGCACGCAACGAATCAGGGAGACACGATTTGGATATGTCCGCCGCCGCACTACCGCCGATACATGGCGCGATCCGTCCGGGTGACAATGAACATCCGGCGTTCGCCGCCTATCAGGTCTACCGGCAAGGCTGTGTCCGTCTGATGGTCGAGGCCGAGGGCTTCCGCGACTGGCTCGCCGCGACCGAGCGCAACAAGATCGAGCAGCGTGCCCGCGAGCATCGTGACTATCCGGCGTTCAAGGCGTGGATGGTCGCAACGCAGGCTGGCGGCCGGCCGTGCCCCGGTGGTCGCTCATTCCCCGAGAACTTCGAGTTCTGGCGGCAGGGAGGACGCTGGTGATCGACGGAAAGCAGGCGGTACAGAACGTCCGCGCCGCCCATCAGGCGTTCATCGACAACGTGACGGCCATGAACAAGTGCCGGACGCCCGGCGCGGAATACGAAGCGCTCAAGGCAGCCGACAAGCCGCTGTGGGACAAGTTCCGCGCGGCCAAGGACGATCTGTGCGATCACGTCTACGAGACCTACGGTGTCTCGCTGTTCGATCTCAAGAATCTGGGACACGGCTGATGGGTAGGTCACACGGTATGCACGTCGCCCGCAACAGCGCCGGCCGCTGGGTGGTGTACGACAACGCCATCGCCAATCGCTCGATCTTGTCGCCCGATTATGGCACCAAGCGCGAGGCGGTTGCCTACAAGCGCAGGTTAGTGCTCCTTGACACCAATGCAGCTAACGCCTAGTCAAAATCAACACTCACAGGGAGACTCGGAGACAGCATGATCACCTCGGCAGAACATTTTAACAGGGCTATCACCCTGTGGTTCGAGTTGATCGGCATGGACCCGAACTCCGAGAGCTACGATTGGGGAAAGCGCAACCTCCAGCAGGCGAACGACGAGATCAAGGAGTCGATGACACTCGACCCAACTCTGGTCACCGCCTACCTGCTGCTGGCCGACATCTCGTCGTGGTATTTCAAGAAGGCCACGATGTCGATCGCCGAGATCGACGCCGACGAGGATTACGTCTTCGACTACATCTCGAAGGTCCGTGAGTTCAAGAAGCTCATCAAAGACGTGACGATCCTCGAAGCGGCAGACACCTACCGCGAGCAGCTTCGCAAGGCGCTGGTCCATATCGGATGTGACGGCGACGCGATCGGAGAGTTCCTGAGCAAGGACGCCTACGTCGCGCAGGTCCGCAATGACGCGCTCAAGTCGGCCGACCGGATGCGGACTGATCAGTTCCTCACCGGCGAGATTGATCCTCCCGAGGTGCGTCCGCTCTACAACCCGGTCATGTATTCGTACTGGAACGTCAACAGCCTCGTTGAACACGCCTGTTCGATGCCGAGTGGCATGTCGCTGAACCTTGTCCGCGACCCCGACGAACTCCAGAGCTATTTCGCCATCGCGCTGCGGAACGGCGGCAACCTGCTGCTGATCACCGACGTGCCAGAATACACGCATCCGTTCGCCCGGCAGATGTCGCGCCGCCCGGATCGTGAGCATAGTCGGCGCGTGGGCAAGAACTGGTTTCCCTACGACAAGCTCAACATCGGCTACAATGAGAAGGGCGATCCGTATCACGACAAGTACCGCCAGAGCCACGAGAAGGGTCTGGTCGGACACCAGCCGGAGTTCTTCGAGTTTGCCAAGCTTGGCGAGTTGGAGATCGTCACGGCGGCGTGGCTGGTTCAGGTGTTTGACTTGCTGGTCGAAAAGTATTGGAACCAGCCGTTCCCACAGCGCCAGCTTTCTTACACCACCGAGATGCTTCGACTGGAGGACCAGAACGTCCTCCTCTCGGCGGCCGTCAACGCCAATCTGCCGATTACCGGATATGAGCCGCTACGCCTCGCGCCGCTAGCCGTGGACGACGTTCGTACCGGTGCGCTGACCGAGAAGGATGTGGGCAAGCCATATGGCAACCAGAAGCACAATTTCGGCCGCAACAAGTGGCTGGAGGAGCGCTACGGTCACCTCGTGCCCGAGCAGGCCCTGAACCTACTCGCCCATGGCGGCGTGGCGACCGAAAAGCCCTACCTCTTGAGCAAGCCGGTCGAGAAGGGCGAGACGTGGGGCCGCAAGGATGTCCCCGTCCGTACTGACAACGCGATCTCGCACCTTCCGGCCACGGAGAAAGGCGTCAACACGACCTTCGGCATAAAGCTCCCGGAAGGTGTCCGTGCCTATCCAGTGGATGCGGTGAACGCGACCAACTTCGGCACCCGCGAGCAGATCGACGCGGATCGCAAGTTCATCGCTCGATCGAACTTTGCCCGAGGCATCCAGCGCGCCGCCGATGATGAGTTCGTACGCGAGCGTCCCGGCATCCTCAAATGGTACCGCGAGCGCGTCGAAGCGAACATCGACAACGTGCTGCGTTATGCTTGCTTTCCCGAGGGCGAGCATATCGAACACAAGCGCCCCGCCGGCACGCGTGCCTTCGACGCCAATATCGAGACTGGCGAGGACTGGTTCGGCGAAAAAAATGTGGACGCTCACAAAATCTGGACCGGCTGGGACCGCTATACTTTCTCGCGCCTAATCGACATCGAGGCGTGGACCAAGGAGAAGGGCACCGATCGCTTGTACGAATGGGGCTACATGTCCGACTCGCAGATCACCTTGAGCAACGGCTGGACGCAATCGCGCGGCGGTGCATACCTCTGCTACTTCGACGACACCCGATCGACTTACGCCTTGCAGGTCCGTCCCGGCTGTCCCGAAGACTTGGCCGAGATTACCGGCGTACCGGTGGATGAGTTGCCACTGTTTCTGCGCATGTGGAACCCCGGCATGGATGACGCCTATACCGGCAACTCGATCCTCGATCGGATCGATCCGCTCGAATGGCGGCTCCAGAATCCATGGCACCAGTTGGACTTCGGCGTCCGGGTCGCGCTGTCGAAGCGGGCGCTCGCGCGCATCCGCAACCGGCTGACCGCGCCTGAGCTACCAGACATGTCAGACGCTCGTTCGACTGGTTGGGTCATCCGGACCGGCGGCCACGGTAATCGAAGTTTCGCCGATCACTCGAATTGGGCTGAGTACGACGAGGACGGTATCGATCAAAAGCACCGGCGGCGTTGATGAAAGAACTATTGGTATTGGCGCGTCCGGATACTTACGAGGTCAACATCCTCGTTCCCAAGCGGCGCGGGGAAGGCTTCGTTAAGGTACCGCTCGGTCACCACGTTAGCCCGTTGACGCAGATCGCCTACGACATCGGTTATGACATCTTCGGGCTCGATGGATCGCTCGCGGTTCAGACCGGTTTCATTTGGCGCGACAAGAAGAAGGCACTGCTCGAACATATCATGCCACCGATCGCAGCCCACTACGGCATGCCGTGGCGCGAGATCGGCGCGGACGAATACTGGCAACTCCACCCGCTGGGTGACGCAGTGAGAAAGGAGTATTATGACTGAGAAGAAGGGCTATTTCGAAAAACTGGCCGAGCGCATGGACGCAGAGCGTCGCACGGCGGGTGTACGTGAACTCAAACGTCGGATCGCGGCGGGAGAGTTCCCCGATAACGACGACACGATCAAAGCGTTCTCCGCTGGGTTCTATACAGCCTTCGCCTATCGAGCCGATGCGAAGAAAGCGTCGGAAGGCGCCGCCGATCGCCCGTTCTCGATGATGCTGTTCATGGTCGGCGGCCTGCTAGTCGCCGGCAACGTTATCTCCTTGCTCGCCAACCCGGCGAACATCGGCCATCGGGCCATCTTCGTCCCTTTCCTCGCCGCCGGTTTTATTGCGGCCGGCGTCTGGTCTCACCGGCGGGCAAATCGCAGCGAGACCAAGCTGCACGATGATTTCAAGGAGAAGTGGGGATAAGCCCATAAGTACCCATTGTGGACTTAAAAATCCGTTGACCCGACTCGAACATTTGTCCTACACGGACTCGACGAAAACGAATCGGGAGACGCAGCGACATGTACTTCAAAGGCAAATTCCTCATCCGTGTAGACGGCGGTGTCCGTTCGCTGGTGAAAACGAACAGGGCGGGCGATCAGACGATCGCCGAACTTTCGTCCGACTTCGGCGGCGATATGGTGATCGAGGCGCTCAAGGGCGTTATCGCCAAAGCGGGCGGAACGCTCACCGACGAAACCACCGGTCTTGTGCTGGCGGGAGACATCGGCGAGATGATTACCTCTGGCAACTATGCAGGAGCGTGTCACTGATGCCGATGGGAGCCGCAGCACTGGCCGGCGTCGCCGCCAACGGCCACCGGTGGAAGTACGAAATCCGTATCGCCGCCCACGCCTCCGCGATCGGCGAGTTCGACAACACGACCTCCGAGGAGGACATCGAGCGCGAACGTACCGCGATCGTCACAAAGACTCGTGCATGGCTCGCCGGCCTGACCAAGCCGGAAGAGAATGACATTAAGCACGACATCGAGAACAAGGTTGACGATCTTGAGATGGTCGACGCCGACCTCGACGAGGTTCGGTTCTCGATGAACTACCTCTACGACGATTTCGACTTCTATCGCGTGGTGGCGGTTTGATGAAAACCTTCGAGGTCATGGTCCGCTACGAGGTGGAAGCAGAGGATGATGAGACAGCCAAGCTCCTTATCGAGGAAGTTCTGCCGCATGTCGGCTATTCCTCCGAGGACGCCGAAATCATCGATGTCATGCTCACCGGCGAGCCGATCGAGATTTAGCTTCTTTTCTGTCAATGCTCATTCCCACTAGCAAAAATGGCTGGGCGCTGCTACTCGCACTCAACTTAGGAGTGCATATGACCGAGAATCACGCGAGGCTGCGCCTCCAGACCAAAGAACTTGAGGCCATGATGTGGGGCCTTGCACAAATTAGCGATCTCCCGGAGCGCGAGCCGGAAGACCCGACAGACCCGCTAGCGATCCTCCTAAAGGAAGGCTGGAATCGCGAGGCGATCATGGAGGCATCCACGGGCCTTTGTGAAATGGTCTACATGCTGACGCTGGCGGAGCCCTTGACCAATCTGGAAAAGGCGATCCTCCGTGTATGCATCGAGAATACCTCGTGGGTTGCCTCCTACATCCAGCTTGGACCTGCTGGCGGCAACGAGAACGATGCCCGAAAGACGCTCCGCGAACTCGCCAAAAAGTTCGAAGAGAGCTTCGGCATCGAAGTGAACATCATCGCCAACAACTAGGGAGACACAACTTGCACGATATCTGCGTTTTCGCAGGCCGGATGCGGCCACCCACCAGCGCTCATATCGCTAACATCCGCGCCGGCTTGGTCGCGGCACAATATACATTCGTGACCATCGGATCGGTCAACGAAGCGCCACACTTCAAGAACCCGCACACCTTCGACGAGGTGAGCCAGATGATCCGAGCGTCGCTCACGCCGGCCGAGAACGATCGCGTATTCATCTTCGGGATCGAGGACCGCGCCAACGACCTGCTCTGGGTGCGCGACGTGCAGAAGGTCGTGACCGAGCAGGCCAAGCGCCTGTCGTTCGATCACGAGCCCCGCATTGCGCTGGTCGGCTTCTCCAAGGACGGATCGTCCTACTACCTCAAGCTATTCCGAGGCTGGGATTCGGTCTCGACGCAGGCTGTCACCGGTGCGACCGATTCTCTGGTCTCGGCCACCGACATCCGCAACACGATCTACGACGCCGGGGACCCAGCAGCGGCGGTCGAGTGCATCTACCGCTCGGAGGTCCAGATCATTCCGCAGGGCACCTATCTGTTCCTGCGCCAGTGGGTGAACACGGCTCAGTTCGCGCTCATGCGCGACGAGTACAAGTTCATGAAAAACTATCTGACCGAGTTCCAGCCCAATCCCTACACCGGCGATCCGCAGCAGTTCCCGTGTGCTGACATGTGGATGTTCCATGCCGGCGCCGTCTGCCTCGTGCAGCGCGATCGTATGCCCGGCAAGGGTCTCTGGGCATCGCCCGGCGGACACAAGCGCGCCTACCAGACCTTCCTCGACGCGGCGCTCGACGAGGTCGATCAGGAAACCGGCATCGTCGAACACAACGACTTCATCACCCGCGACACGCTCGCGTCGTGGATACGCGGCGAGAAGATGCTGGACAACCCGTGGCGCTCGAACCGCGAAGTCACCTTCTCGATGGCGTTCGGCCTGCTGATCCCGGCATCGCTGCCGCGTCCTATCGTGAAGGGCGCCGACGATGCCCGGCAGGCACGGTGGTGGAATACCGACGAGGTGGTCCGCTCGATGCTGTTCGAGGATCATTACAATCCGTTCGAGTTCTACCTGAACTCGTTCCGCGATCTGACCATTTAGAAGGGAGCCGACATGGAATATATTGATAATATCGGCGAGCTTCTGACGCAGCCGATCATGAACAAGGACACCTACAAGGCGTCCCACTGGAAGTTCCAACATCCCGGCCTGACCGCAGAGTACGGCTATCTCGAAGCCCGGAAGGGTGGTGAGTTCAATGAAGTCATGTGGTTCGGCAATACCTACACGCTTCGGTACTTCCTGACCCAGCTTTGGACGCCGAAATTCATCAACCACGCCGCCAAGTTCCTGCCGGCACACGGCGTGCCGTTCGATGCCGATACGGCTATGATCGTCTGGGAACGTCATGGCGGAAAGCTGCCGATGCGCGTCAAGCAGCTTCCGGAAGGCGTCGTCGTTCCACAGGGCACGGTCCTAGCGACGGTCGAGTCGCTCGATCCGGACTGCGCCGGCCTGTGCATCACGGTCGAAACGCTCCTCATGCGCTGCTGGATGCCCACCACGATCGCGACGCGTGGCATGCGCTGGTGGCGGCTGATCGAGCGGTATCTGGCCGAAACCGGCACCGAAGGTACGGCCGAGTTCAAGGTCGTCGACTTCTCGGCACGCGGTTGCCGCACCACTGAGGACGCAGCGGTCTCCGGTATGGCTCATCTGGTCAACTTCCAAGTGACCGATAACCTTATGGGTATCCTGTTCGGCCAGCACACTTATCGCACCGACGCGATGCTCGGATATTCGATCCCGGCGTCGGAACACTCGGTGACTACGTCGTGGGGCAAGGACAACGAGCAGGCGTTCTTCGAACACATCATCGAGCAGTTCGGCCAAGAGGTTAATCCGCTCGGCGGTCGCTATCCGGTCTCGGTTGTGATCGATACCTACGATCAGGACAACGCGATCAACATGTGGCTGACGCCGCAGAACAAGGGCGGTTGTGGTCTACGGGAGAAGCTGATCGACTCGAACATGTCGCTGGTTTTGCGGCCAGACTCGGGCGATCCAGTCGACAACGTCGGTCACTGTCTCGATCTGATCGGTAAGCACACCGGCTGGATGATGAACGAGAAGGGTTACCGCGTACTGCCGGCTTACGTGCGGCTAATTCAAGGCGACGGGATCAACGAAGAGTCCCTTCGCCGCATTCTCCAGCGCGTCGCTTATCGTAAGTGGTCGGTCGACAATCTCGTGTTCGGCTCCGGTGGCGGTTTGATGATGCACGAGGTCGAGCGCGATACGCATCGCTTCGCCTTGAAGGCATCGGAGGTGACGATCGACGGCGACGTCTTCGCGATCCGCAAGGAAGTCGCTACCGATCCGTCCAAGCGGTCAAAGGCCGGCCGTTTCGCGGTCGTCCGCCGGACGGTTGACCATTTTCCGGAGCCGTACGAGACGTTTGTCACGATCCATCCGGACGAACTCCAGTCCGGCGAGCGGGATTGGTTGCAGACCAGCTTTGAGAACGGCGAGTTGGTGAACCCGCCTACCTTCGAGCAGGTCCGCGAGGCCGCCCGCTTCTGGCGGTCACAACCGGCGACGCCGGCTTGATGATACCTTTCGACCTCCGACAACAGCATGACCATAATGGCAATGCCTATCATCTGCTGTCGGAGGAAGACCGCATCAGGTTCGATGCTTGTGAGTGTAGGCGGACAGATCAGAACTGTTTGTGCGAGGTCTGTGGAGAACCATGGCATCAACACCCACCGGTCATCGGAGCGCTCTGGTTGACCAAGGCCTGTAACGGGGAACACTTGAAATTATGACCCGGTCGATTGTCGGAGAAGTCTTGGAGGAGGCGGTCATCTCCTCCTTCGGAGACGATCAGGCGTCCAGCCGGGGACGCGTCGCGAGAGCGATTAGGGAAGCCGCCGTGACGGCTCTCCAAGTCGAACCAGATTATGAGAAGACACGGCTGGAAATGATTGCCATCCTCACTGGCGAACGGACTCCTTGGAGCGAACTTCCACCAGTTGCTCCGCCGTGGGATCGTCCATTAGAGAACAATCCGCGACCTGAGACCGGCCGAGAACGCAGGATGCGCGAGCGTCGGGAACAGGATTCGAACGAGAGGAGGTAATTGGGTGAGCGTAGCAGCGCGAGAACTTGAAGCCGAGATTATGGGCATCCTGTATTCCTCAGGTGCCAAGGTTCTCGATCGAGGACGCGACGGCGCCGGCCACCAGACAGTAACCTTCCGGCTTCACGATGCTGAGAAGACCTTTCATTACGCAATGACCACCCGGATGAACGGACATACACGACGAAACGTCGGCGCCCGACTGCGGCGCATCATCCGAGAGATACCGGAAGCACCAAACTCGCCGCCGCACATCGTCGCCGAAACGACGGAAACAAACGCTTCGATGATGGCGGAGCCCCCTACCCCTACCCCTCCGAAGCTCACCCGGTTGTCGTCACTCCGCCGCAAAGAGATCGCCAAGAGATACGTCGTCTTGCGCGATATCGAAAAGTTGATTGAAGAGACGGGCGTACCTCATCACAAGCTACACATTCTCCTGAATGCGTCCGGTGGACAGGCGCAGCGGCTATACCGACGCGATCTCAACAAGAAGCGCATCGAGGCGAACCGGAGCCCTGCGCCGCCAACCGTAAAAACTGTCGTGACCAAGGTGAAGAAGGCCATAAAATCCAACCTGCCGATCCTCCCGCCGGCTAAGCGAGGAGCCTATGCCGACAATTTTCGCCGGGATGTTCTCATCGCTCGCATGGTGTATGTCGACAACGTGCCAGTCGAGGAAGTTGCCCGTCATGCCGGCGTTTCAGCCTCTCGCATTGGACAGATCGCCAAGGCCAATTATGAACATCGTCACTGGAAGTTCGGGTAAACGCTACGCCATTTGATGTAATCGCGTTGACCTCTTTAGGGACATGTGTACTAAACGAGCTTAAATAATAAATGAGGGCAGCATGATAGCGATTAAATTGATGCGGCAAGGACACTCATGGATCGGCGATATGCACGCGCCTGCTGTACCACGTGTGCGGGAAATCGTATATCTAGCCGACGGTAATAGCTACGAGGTTATGGAAGTGGCTTACGAACTGAACAGCAGCGGCACCCATGACCCGTTCGTAATTCTCAGCGGCGACCCAAGGCCAAAGGCCGTCTAAAGGCGGTCGAACACGTGAACGGTTGACACTACCTAAGATTTGTCCTACCTGAGTCGCAACGAGCGAATCAGGGAGACACGCTATGACCACGATTACGATCAGGGCCGACTACGAGGAAGCTGCCAAGGCCAAGCTGGACAAGCTGGTCAAGAAGGCGGCCGGCTATGGTCACGTCATCACCTACTCGTTCGCGGAACCGCGCGGCGAGGAGCGCGAGACCATCAACTTCTTCGGCGAGAAGAAGAAGTACACCGAGTGGTTCATCGACGTGACCGTCGAAGGCGAAGCTCCGCGCGTGGGCAACCACACGCTGATGGCGCGCCTGACTCGCGAGGCCGGCGGTGTGATCGTGGACAAGGTGCCCGGCATCGACGACTCGGTGGGCGAACTCGGCCGAGCTTGGGCCGGCACCTGCGAGCATTGCAATACGGCCCGCGACCGCGCCCATGGCTTCATCGTCCGCGAGGACGATAAAATGGTCATCGTCGGCCGCACCTGCCTGCGCGACTATCTAGGGATCGACACGCCCGAGAAGGCGCTGTGGATTTTCCAGTGGGCCAAGAGCCTCGACAACAACGGCGAAAAGGACGACGGCTGGGGCTTTTCGTCCTACCGTGACTGGTGGCGCATCCCTCGCGAGCTTCTGGCCGCGACCTCTGCGGCGATCGACCTTTGGGGCTGGGCTCCAAAGAGCGGCGGACACGACTTCGGCGACACCACGCAGGGTCGTGTCGCTCTTCTGTACGCCACCAATCAGGTAGGATTCACGAAGGATGAGCGGGCTCGCTACAACGCGCTGGTTGCGGAGCTTCGTGCCAATGAGCAGAAGCACTACGAGCGAGCCGACGCGGTGATCGCGTGGGGAGAGACGCTTGTCCCCGGCCCGTCCGACTACCTCCACAATCTCAAGCTTTTCCTCGCGGCGACCGACGTGAAGGCGAACCGCATGGGCTATGTCTGCTCTGCGGTGCCGGCATACGAGCGGGCTCTGGGCCGCAAGCTGGAGGCGGAGCGGCGCGCCAAGGAAGGCACCGACCGCCCGGCGTCGCAGCATGTCGGCAAACCCGGCGAGCGCATCACTGTCGAGGCGGTCGTGGATTTTATCCGCGCACTGCCGGCCGATCGTTTCGGAGATTGCTCGGTCTACACCTTCTTCACCGACAAGGGCGAGAAGCTGTCGTGGATGACCTCGGCCGGCGGCGTCAACGTCGAGGGGATCGGTCGCGGCGATCGGGTCAAACTGGTCGGGACCGTCAAGGACCATGCCGAGTACAAGGGCGTCAAGGAGACGCGCTTGAATCGGTGCAAGCTGGAGAAGATCATCACTCAGGAAAAGGAGGCAGCGTGACCATGAAAAATTCCGAAATCCCGATGCTCGCGATCCATGGCGCGCTGTCGTCATTGTCGTTCGCGATCAAGCAGGCGCTGCCCGAGGTGCCGGTGGACATCACGATCCAATGGCGCAACGGCACCTATCTCACCGTCCTGATCGAGACCTACGGCCGCTGGGTCGAGCGCGTCAAAGCGCAACTCGCCCACGGCGTCATGCCCGATGGTTTCGACTATCGCTTCACCTGCATCGGTCACCCGACCGGATACGGGCCGAGCGATTACGTCACCATCTCGGCGTCGGTCGCGACCTCACATGTCCCTCCCGAGGATGCCAAGCTCGAACGCTGGCGCAAGATCGAGGAGGCGGTGGCAGCATGAGCCGCGCCTTCTTCATCGCCGCATCACTCGCCACGGCCTCCGTCTTCCTCTTCGCTAGCCCGGCGTGCTGCCAGAAGCGTCCGGCCGCCAAAGCGACGCCTCGTCCCCTCCCCAAGCCGGTCGATGCCGGCTGGTACGATCGCGAGATACGGACGCGGCAAGCCGAGCGCCGCGCCGACGATCATCGCGACTTGCGCCGCCGGCAGGCACGGGCGAGATATCAGGCCGACGAGGCATGGAAGGACGATCTCGACGAGGACATTATGGACGACGATAGCGATGAATGATTTCAGAACCCGGCTGGCTCGACGATTCGGGACCAATGTGGACGAGGGTTACGCCATGATCATCGCGAGCGTCGCGTGCCCGAAATGCGGAGCGCCGAAGGGTGGATCATGCAAGAGAAACGGTGTTGGTCGAGATCAACATTCATACGTACCGCATCTTTCTCGGGCACGTGTTTTTGAGCAATCGTTCGATGGTTCTATGCCGAAACCAAGGTCGGATGGAGACGAGTGATGGGCATGAACGGTAGCATCGGCCGCGCCCGACAACTCGCCAAGATCAAGCGCGAACGCCGCCGCGAGGCAGCCGAGGACGGCGTTAATATCGCTGATCCTGTGGCATACGCTGCTTGGGAGAAGGAGCGCTTCAATAGCCTTGTCTCGCGCCTCATGGCTTCGGCTGGATTACCTGCTGACGAATCCAAAGGAGACGATGTGTGAGACCGGTCGAAGAGGATGAATACCGCACTACGGCCATGTCCCCGCTCCGGGAGCGCCGCTTGCTCCAGATGGCGAAGCAACCGTTCAGACACAAGCCGTTCTACAGCCAGTATTGTTACCTCCAAAAACGGGGCTTGACCGGTTGGCAAATCGGTTCCGCTTACATTCTCCCTGCCGGAGAAAAGCGTCTGGCCGAGCTTATCAAGCAAGGCGTATGACCACTTGACAAGACCATAAGATTTGTCCTAGATGATTCGCGTCAGCAACGACAGGGAGACACAACATGAAGTTCAAGCCCACGCCTGAGCAGATCGAGATCATCAAGATGTGCGCCTTGCACGAGGGCGGTGACTCAGGTCCTCCCTTCAACAGCATTCTGTTGGAGCCCGGCATCCGGTGCAACATCGAGGACACCAGTAAGCCTACGTCGATCAACGCGGCGCTGGTTACCAACCATGCCGACGACTTCAACGACACCGATCTGCACGACTATGGCTTTTGGTCGGACTTTCGTGCCGGCGTCGAACTCGACCCGAATGGACGCGGCATCTTCGACTTCTATATCCGCTGGCGTGGTGACTCGAATCGCGACCTTTTCGGCAACGTTACGGTCTACGTGAACGCCGGCAGGATGCACTTTATCGAAGGCTATGGCGAGGGCAGCAACGTTCCACTCTGGACGCGCGAAGGCGGATATCGCGCCGACGTGAAGGTGCTGGCCTAATGACAATGGTCGCCGCCAAGGACGTGAAGGTGGGTCAGCGCATCAAGCTAGATGGCGGCGGCCCGGTATGCGTCACCGCGAACAAGGTTACACGGAAATGGCGAATGGCGCTTCCCGGACACGCGGATAGGTGTGCCAGATTGGTGGTGTTTGCTGGCGGGCGCAGCTTCGAACTCTTCCATCCCGAGGAGAAGGTCGAAGTCGTTGCCTGAGATCATCACTCGCCAAGACGCCATCGCGCTCATCCAGTCCGAAGCCCCCGAGTTCCTGATACAGGAACTCGAATACCAACTCGACATCGAGTTCGAGAACGATGAGGGGCACACTTGGGACATGCTGTCGGTGCTGTTTGATGTCGAGCGGGCCGCCGAGGACAACCGCGACCGGCGAATGATCGACGCGTGTCGAACGATCCTGATTCGTATCGGGTTCTACCGTGAAATGCCGGCAACGGAGATCGCCAACACCTTCCGCACCGGTGGCGGCCCGGTGTGGGCTTTCAAGAGGAATAAGGTCGCCTATACCACCGACTTCACGGCGGATGCGTGGCAGTTCGAGCGCAAGGGATGGAACGTCCCGCTATGAGCCGGCCGCTTAACCCCTACGTCGTCTCGTGGAACCCAGAAGCGGACGGATACGCGCTCGCGGCGAAGCGTGGTTGGAAGGAAGGCGAAGCCCTGTTCGATTATGTGGAGGAACACCAGTTCCAGAAGACGGGAGACTTCCGTACCTTCGCCGAAGCGGTCGATTTCGCCCGCATGGTGGTTCCGGTCGACGTGACGGGAGAGGTGCGGATCGCGCGGCTCGAATACACGAAGCTCGGATCGCGCCTAAAGGATGTCCAATACACTCAGGAAGATGCGGTCTGGCACGTCTACGACGATACGGATACAATCGACGAGAACAAGCCCGACCATCGCCCGGAACCGCTGGACGATGCTGAATGAAAGGCAAACGTCGTGCGGCCGAAGAGGTACTCGCCGCTCTCAAGGATCGCACCAGCCTGTCCGACCTCGAATGGATGGCGCAGATTGGCGCTCAACACGTCATAACGATGCAAGAGAGGCAACGAGACTATAAGGCCAAGAATCCGTCCCATCATCGCGATAAGGCGGTCGCATGGAAGGCGGAACACCATCACCGTCATCGTCTTAACACTGAGATTGGCGCTCTGCGCACAGCGATCCAACGATTGATTGAAAAACCAGCCAATCCTAATGGAGTAGACTGGCCTGCAAGGCGCGAGCAATACACTAGGGACCTATTAGACCGGTACATTGAGCGATTCGAAAAATACGGAGTCAGATGATGGGAGACATCCCGCCCAACACCATCGGCTACGGCGCCGTAGTGCTACCGCACCTCGATGAGTTTCAGGGGTTCTTCATCGTCGATGACAAGGCGCTACACAAGGACGCGGTGATGGCGCAGTTCTCCGCGATCCTGACCATGCCGTCAGGCGCGATCGGAGCGTTACAGGCGACCATCGTCGAGGGCATCATCACTCATAACTTCCCACTCGTCGCCGCGACGGCGCTCGCCCTCCACGGCATCACCAAGATGCCGTACTTTTGGATCAAGGCGACTCGCGAGTCCGGCGGAACCCGCACCGAGATGTTCCCGCTCGAAGCGAAGTCGATCCGCGCCGCCCAGATCGAGATCAACAATCTCCCGCTGGTTAAGGAGATCAAAGCCCGGCTGCGTGTAGGTATGGCGAAGCGCAAGCTGGACCCGAACACCCGGACGCACTGATGTCAGACACCCGAGCCAGAAACGAAACAATCAAGACACGTCGCGCCGCCGGTGAGTCGTTGGTATCCCTCGCCAAAGAGTACGGTATTAGTAAGCAACGTATCGGTCAGATCACCGGCCCAAAGCCTCGCCGACACGTCAAGATTGAGATCAGGACAGCCGAATGACCGGCCAATACATCCTCATGGGAAAGCTTGCTATCCCTGAGGACGACCTAATGGCGTGGGCGCGTTGGTTTGAAACCGCCGACCGCAAGGTCGCTCGTACTGATCTCGATTATGGCTTCTGGGTCTCTACCGTATTCCTCGGCATCGATCATGCCATCGGCCGGGCGCCGCGTCTGTACGAGACGATGGTTTTCCACGAGGACGACGGTCGCGAGGTCTCGATTCAGAACGCGGAAGGAGAACACCTGCTCCTGCTCGACCGCTACGAGACGTGGGGCGAAGCAGAGAAAGGGCACGCTAAGATCGTCGCTCGCTTGGAAAAGTGGATTTCCCTGTTGACTGACCAAAAGATTCGTCCTACGTGGGCTTTATTGCAAACGAATCAGGGAGACACAGACGATGACTGAGCCCAAATACAAGCCGCTTCCGGAAATCTGCTTTGCCAAGCATCCGTCCGAGGGCACGCTGATCGTGATCAAGGATGGCGAGACCGGGTACTACCCGGCCGACCTCGACAAGTGGCCGGCGCTCCCGAACGAGACCATCGACAATCAAGTCTGGCGGCTCAACCAGAAGCTTGGCGTCTCGACCGCCGAGCGTATGGCGATGGAGATCGGCTCGATGATGGGCTGGAATATCCCCGGCGCGATCCCGGAACGCCATCTCGCTCGCGCCCTCGCCGAAGACCTGACTGGCGTCGATCCGGCGCTCGGCGCGGAAGCCCGTGCGATGATCAGCGGCGGCAAGAGCTACGACGAGATCAAGGAGCGCTTCAAGCGCGTCTTCGACATCGCCGCCGCCGCGCGGGAGACCGCATAATGGGTATCCTCAAGTCGCAGGAAATCTGGGGCCACTGGCGCCAGCGGGAAGCGCTCGACGAAGAGATCGCCACCTTCGCCCGCGCGTTCGCGGAGGAGACCGGCGAACCGTTGTCCACCGATTGGTATTTCGATAGCTGGGAATTGTTCGACCAGAACATCCACGTGAAGTTCATCGACAGCTATCAGGGCGGCGAGGACAGTCACTACGTGCGCTTTTCGATCACCGCGTTCGATTCCGAAGAGCAGCGACAGAAGGACATCGAAGCTCGCAAGGCGGAGATCGCAGCGGCTGCCGATAAGAAGCGTCAGCAGCAGGTCTCGACCGCTCGCGCCGAACTCGACCGCGCCGCTACCCGACTGATCGAAGCGCAGGGCTACAGCGTGCAGGAGCAGGCCGATGGTACCCACGCGGTGTTCCTCGGGCAGGGTTTCGTCCGTGGCGGCTTCAAGGAGCGCTCGGACGCGCTAAGCTTCGCCCGCGACCGTGCTGATGAAGCAGAGGAGGCCGGCTACACGCCGGCAGTCGCATGACGCCCCGCGCTGATATGACCGACTTCACCGTCGAGGGTCGTGGCGACTTCCCACTCGACATGCTCCGCTTCGATGAATGCTGGCCGGCGGATGGCGACAGCGCGATAAATCTGATCAAGAAGGATAAGGAGGACCGCGCACCGGGCGAGACCACGTTCCGGCAGGTTCACCTCCGCACCGGTCAGTCGCGTAATATCCACCCGAAACGCTGGGATTCATTCAACTGGAAGGTCGTGAAGGCCATCAGTGAGCGCTACGGAGACATCACGGCGGAGATGGCCTTGTGAAGACATGGAACCTTGAAGATACAAGCTTCGCGGGCAACAGCGACGCCACCGGAATCATTACGATCAGCCGCAACGGAGCATCTATCGATGTGCCGGCGGAAGCGCTTTTGTACTTTGCCGCCGAGATCGTCCGCGCCCGAAAGATCGATGAGATCGAAGCGATGTCCACTGATGCGCTGTTGGGAAGCACGTGATGGACACGAGCTACGCAGAGGCCGTCATCAAGCTCGGCGAGGAAGTCGATCTGGCGTGCAATAGCGCGCTGGAGGTGTTGAGCCACAAGGAGATCGCAGATGAACTTCGCCGCATCGCCCAAGGCTGGGAGGACGCCGCCTGATGGAATACGAAGAAGGCGACATCATTGCCGAGGAAATCCGCGTTGAGAGCCAGAAGCGCGACAACGATCTCGATCGGATCGCGCGGGAGAGCCAAGCGGCGATCGACGCCCTTCCCGCTGGCCGTGAGAAGCGGCTGGTGATCGCGGTGGATATTCTGCTGTCCCAGAACCTCGGCAGCGCCGATGGGTATCTCGGTCCGGTTGGTCTGACTACCACCCGCAGGCTCCAGCGTGTCCTCGCCGAGTACGGCATCACGCCCGACTATGCACAGGCGACCGGGCGTGGTCGCCGGTCGCTATCTCGGACCTAGTGTTGAGGCAGAGTTGACACCTGCACCCTGATGAGTTAGTCAGAGTGTATGCACACCTACGCCGACATCGAGAAGAAGATTCGCCGCGCCCTCCGCAATGAAGGCGGCACCAACATCGGCAACGCCGAGATCAAGATGTTGGTCGAGCTTGGGCTACTGGAACTCCTCTCGACGGCTGTAAATGAGGAGATGAAACGCAAGTGGCACGAGAAGACAGCCCCCATATCGTCGGAGACTACTGGCTCGACAAGCGAGACGACGGCGCGTCCCCCGACATCTGGCAGATCGCGTGGTACGACCCCGACAAACGACGCAATCGGTATCGAAGCACTCGTTGCCGGGATGTAGCCGAAGCCAAGCAGGTCATTGAGGCGCATCTAACGCGGATCAACGCGCACGCACCCAAGAACAACGACGCCGAGGTATCGGTCGTCGTCGAACTGCTTCGCTATTACGATGAGCATGGGTGCGAAACGATCGACGAACAGGAAACTGGCGCGATCTCCTCGATCCTGCGTTCCTTCATCGCGTTTCTCAAACAGGATGAAGCAGGTATCGCCTGCAAGTTCACCGAACTGACGCCGGCTGTATGGGCGCGTTGGCATCGGTGGCGCTCGAAGCCGCACAGCTACTCGATCGTCTGGAAGGGCAAGGAGTACAGCAACTCTTCCGCAGGGCTGGCCGACGCCTCGCTCAAGAAGAATATCCAGATCATCATGGCGGCGTTGAACCACGCGGTTGAAGAGAAGCGCGCCACTATCGCTCCCGGTCCGGGCAAGAAGCTCACGAGCAAGATCAAGCCAAAGCGCCGCGACCGAGTCCTGTCCATGGCCGAGCTTTCAGCGATGATCGGGTTTGCACGCTCGGACGAACCGCTTTGGCACTTCATCCTGCTCCAACTCGCAACGGCGATGCGCCCGGAGGCGGCGCTCAAGTTCATCGTCGAGGATCAGTTCAAGCCTGAGTTCGATCTGCTCGATCTCCAGCCCAAGGACGCCCCGCTCACGAAGAAGCGCAACCCCGTCGTGCCGGCGATCTCCGGCATCAGCGCCCTGATGGAGGGCTGGACCGGCCCGTGGGTCAAAGATGAGGACGGCAATCGGTTCAAGCGCCTGACCACCCGTTGGAACACGATGCGCGAGGTTCTCGGCTTCGGACCGGACGTGGTGCCGAAGACGATCCGTCACACGGTAGCGTCGATGTTGGAATGGAACGAGTGCGACGAGACGCAGATCAGCCGCCTCATGGGGCATATCGGCGAGAACTCAACCAGCGCGATCTACAAGCACTACAACCCCAAGAAGATGGCATCGGTGAAGGCAGGTCTGACCGATATCTGGGACGAAGTGAATGCGGCGGCCGACGCGTGGTGCGCCAAGTTCGCCGTCGCGAATGGCGAGAAAGGCAAGCTGACAATCGTCGAGCGAGCCGGCCTCGACGTACAGCCGGATCACTTCACCCGTCTCAACGTGGCACAGGGCATGACGGCCGAAGAGCGCGAAGCTGCGGCCGAGAAGCGCCGCAAACAGATCAACGCTGCCCGGAATGCCCGGCGCGCCAAAACGAAAAAGACCGCCGAGGACGCGGTGAAGCACCTCAAAGCGGCCTAAATGTTGCACCCCATTTGCACCCCATTTGGGGTGCAGTAAGACAGGCCTCAGAAGCACCTCTCCTGAAACCCGCAGAAAACCGCCAATTTTGAGAGCCGCTGGAGTGATTCACTTTGACGGCTCTTGCCTTCGGGAGGCAGTGTTTTTGGCCTAAAAGGCCCTTCTCCCCTCGGTTTCTCTCCTGAAAACCCCTGCCGCTACCCAGAACAAAGCCGGATTTGCACCCCATTTGCACCCCATTCGGGGTTAGTTTCGCTTGACTTTCGTTCAGCAGGTGCTAGCAGGGATCATCATCTTAGACCCCGATGTAGAGCCATAATGATACCCGAAAATGACCCATTTGTCGAGTCGCAAGTGCCGGAGCCGGACGCTTTTCTTGATCTCGTCAAGAGGCTTTCTGAGCCCTACCGCACGATCCCCGCCGAGTTCCCGATCGGTCGCGTCGAAGGGTTCGAGCTTGGCGACAAGATCGAACTGACCAGCGATTGCGACAAGACGATGTTCGCCGGGACAGTGACCAAGACGGACGGCACGCAAAAGACCATGTCGATCGACGACATCAACCGGATGCTCCGCGATGCCGACGCCATGCTGACCGATCAGGATGTGAAGCTGATCGAAGCACTCAAGGCGCTCGGCGCGCTCATCTCCATTCAGACGCCGATCATGTGGGGCCGCGAGGATGGCCCGATCGTCGTATCGCTCCCGCCCCGGTTCCAGAACGCAATGGACAAGATTGAGATGAAGCGCCGCCGCCGTGAGCAGGCGATCGATGCGTCGCGCTACTATACCGGCGGGCCTTACCTCTCTGGGCTTCGCCGGCCGGGCGACGTTCTGTGAGCAGCCGCTACGGACGCAACAAGCGCCGCCGCCATCGCGAGGAGATGAAGGCGCTGCTCGGCCGCTATTACGACGCGGAGATGAAGATCGCGAAGCTTGTGGTCGGCGATTGGGCGCTCGCGGACGGACGGAGCATGTCCCTCACCGATCTGGTTACGGCGGTCGGCGAGTTCGAGATCAGTGAACGGCACACCGCGCGCCGCATCGAGCGAGTCGCAACGGTTCAGGTGTTCATCGACGACACTAAGTTCCGATCGCTTCATCAACTGATGCTGGAGCGTCGCGGGGTCGCCGGGACGACAGTCGAGTGGCGTGGTGGTCTTTGGTGGATCGAGGACTTCTCGGCGGAACATGAGAACGCTCGTTTCGGTCGTAGAGTCATCCGCTGTTCTACCGACTTCGAGGTCAAGCTGATCGCCTGTCCAAGCCGGACACCGCCGACGACGCAGTACCTCTTCAACAACGACACCGCGCCCATCCACCGACCGCGCGCCGTCTGGGGCGAACGGGATTTCCAGATGGACCCGCGTCCGATCGAAAGGATCGCGCTTTGAGCCTCGCAGCCAAACTCCGCCAGCTTGCCGTCACTCTCGAAAGGGAGACCAGCGGGTTGAGCGGTCGACGCACCAACGAACTCCTCGATCTCGCCAACCAGATCGACACACAGGAGACCAACCTAATCTACCTCTCGTCCTGCATCGCCGCGACGGCGGATGATCTGGCCGAGCGCAAGTCGACCCCTACCTACCAGATCAATCGCCAGTATGAGGTTGTTGACGCCACGCTGCTGGCGCTGACCGGGTTCGCCGCATGGAAGTTTGCGCCGACCAAGGCCGATACGATCGCCCGCATCGAGCGCGTCAAGCCGCTGCTGGCGGCGCGTGTGAAGAGGATCGAGCAGTGAGCGTCGAACCTTTCCGCGCCACGCCCGGCACGATCGTCATGTTCAATGGCGTCCCGCACCTCGTCGAGAACGTCGAGGTGAAGGTGACCATGCAGCGGATCGAAAGCCTCGCCAAGGAAATCCAGACCTGCGTCATGGACCCGAGCGCGACGATCGAACCGCGCCGCCCGGTGTTCCAGTTCGTCTACGGGTTCCTCGGCATCCCCGGCGCGCTCGATGAGATCACTCCCATGGTGCCGCAGTGATCATCACGACCAGAGAGGAGCAGGCCAAGATCGCTGCTGCGGCGCGATGGTTCGGCGGGTACGACAAGCTCATCACTGCCAGCGAGGCACGGGAGCGGATGTCACCCGACGAATGGCGCAGGCAGTTCATTTGCGAGCCCGCGCCACCGCCGATCTACAAGATGACGCACCGGCAATTCGAGGAGCTTCGCAAGATGGGCTCCGCCAGCGGGGTCCGCATCCGTCGCCACCACCGCACCGATGAGTGGATGATCGACGACGGCTTCGTCGAGTTCATCCCGGAGCCGCCACGCGAGCCTGAGGACAAACGGCCGCGCCGCCGGCCGGTGCTGCTGTGATGGACCTCACGATCCACGATCTGAGGCGGTTCATCGCGACGATCCCCTCCAAACCGAATCCCGGCCCGTACAAGCTGTTCGCGCCCGGTCCCCGCGCCCTCAAGCGGTGGAAGAAGCTCTTCCCCGGTATCGAGGTCGTTCCAGCTTACGAGGTCCCCAATGCTTCCGTCTGACATCGGCGCTCACCCCGATGCGCCGAATCACTATTCCCCATGGGCAAGCCGGCCGGTTGGTCGGACGAGGATTGCGGTACTCTGACAGTACGTCGCGTCGGCGCCACTGGCGATATGCTGGTCGAGCCGGCTGCCCGCGTGATGCGTGATGACCTGCCTTCGGGCGAGGTGATCTATCCGTGCTTCATGGCTGAGTGGACGCTGACCGATGAGGAGCGTTCCGAGATGATGGTGATGCTGGAAACCGGCCGGCCAATCGCGTTCCGCACGCTGATCGTCGGCAACGGCCTCGCGCCGATGTCAGTGTGGCTCCGGAGCGAAGGCGAGGTCTGATGTTCCACCGCGTACTGGAGCGCCTTCACGAGGCTGCTGAGCAAGGCACCAGAGGCGCGCCGGCCGATCGCTGTGTCGTCCAGCGCCGCGATCTCATCGAACTGCTCGGACACTTCCACAGGCTCGATCGAGAGATGCGCGATCTCCATTCCCTACCTTCTCCTGAACGAAAGGAATCCCGCGTGGATAGCTTCGTCAACAACATCAAGCTCTGGTGGTACGTCACCACCCTACCGATTTTCCGGAGGCTGTTCCGGTGAAGAGAGTCTTCGATGATCCGAACCATGCCAACTACGGCGCCGTCCGCCGGCTGTTCGTTGTTCTCTCGACCCTATTTTCGGACATCAAGTGGGACGAACTGGAAGTAGCCTATCGGCGCGAATGGGGTCTGGACTGGGATACCGATCTCGTCGGGCGTCTGCCGGACTACGGGTGCAGCGATGCGCCCTATCATCGCGAGATGGTGCAGAACATGATCGTAGCCTTCGACAACCGTTGACGGTTGACTCAGTGGAATCAACCTCTGGAGGTTGTCGGAAAATCACAGGCCCCGGTCCAGCCTTCTCACGAGCCGGGCCGAGGCCTGCTTTCCGAAAGGGGACGCAGGAGACCAGCGTCACCTTCGACGGAGGCTATCGCCGGCCCGTCGAAGCGTCAAGTTCGGACATGAGCGAATCACATCCGTACTTGGTGCAATAAGCCATCATTATCGTGATGTAGCTCGGAGCGCCACGCTCTAAAGGGTCTTCCCAACGTCGCGTCGCGCGTCCTCTCGAATAGAGTCCGAACAGACGGTCCAGTTGCTCCCCCGTGAGCTTGTGACGCTCTCGGAACTTCTGGACCTCGTGACGCGGTGTCGCCCAATCACCCTTCTCGGCGATCTCCTTCATCAAGCCGATCCCGTGTTCGTCGACAAGCTTGAACAGAAGCGTCGCATAGTAAGGCGCCCCAACGCGCTCCCAACGCCCCACCGCAGCGTCGTTGGATACGAACCCCAGCAAGCGGTTCAGGGCCGCTTGGGTCAGACCATGCCGGGCTCGAAAAGCACGAACATCATCCGCTGGCGTTTTCCGTCTCGTCGTCGTCGTCGTCAACCCAATGTCTCCTGCTGCAATGCAATGCGGGCGTACACGTCGTCGAGCGAAATGGGCGTGTAGTCAATGTGTTCCACCGACACGCAGAGGTAGCGAGGATGCACAGAAGCAGCCGTTTCCTCCTTAGCCATATCGTATGATCCCCTCACCCCCGGTGCGTACGTCATAACACGACCATCGTGAAGATGACCATGAACGCATGCCCTCCACCTCTCTTTAAGAGAGTCTTCGTGGATTGGAATATGGGTTAGTACGAGGTCGTCCATAATTTTATAAGCGGACACCTCGTCGAAATACCTACCGTAGTCCTTGAGGAAGGGATCGTGGTTTCCGAGACGCAAGCGCTTTTTACCGTTCAGGCGTCCCAAAATAGGAAGATGCCGGCGAGCGGTTACAACGTCTCCGAGATGCTCGACCTTGTCTTTTGGACCGACGACTCGATTCCAGTTCTCGACCATTGCCTCGTCCATTTCGGCCGCGCGACGCTCGAACTCAGGTAGCAAATCCGCCCGCTCTTCCGCGCTCATCGTTTTCCAACCGGGCACCGGCCGGCCCCACGGGCGCAGCGGCGATCCATCGTCGCGAGCGAACGCACACATCGACGCCTGTGTGAAATGAGTGTCGGCGATCAAGAAGCGTTCAGACATCGGGCGTGCTTTGCTTGTAGACGCGCCGCGCTGCCCAGAGCGAAGCCGAATGGCGGAGACCGCCCAGCAGAAAGCCAACGGACACGATACCGATCAGGCCGTCCACGATACTGGCTCCCGCGATCACCAGCGTGGCGGCGTTACCCATTCGAGAAACGATTATTCGGTTCAGGGCATGTTTAGAATCGCGGGCCATTCGTCCTCCTTGTTGATGATCTCTCGTGGACCATTGGACTCGACCCTAAGATTTGTCAATAGAAAAACGCCCCGGCATCACTGCCGAGGCGTTCTCATGTACCATAACAGGATGAAACTTGTTACCCGGCAGCGTCGTCCGAAGCGGGTTCGCCATCACCCCGATGAGTGCCAAGTCCTGACGGACGATCGATGCCCTTACCAAACGACGGCATGATGATGCGCCACAGATCGGCGAACACCTTGATTGGCGCCGCCTTGAACTCTTCCGACGCGTTGAACAGGCCGAAGATGATGTTCTCGCTCATGATCGCCGCGACGCCACAGAAGACGTAGACGTACTTCGAGCCGGTGAAGATGCTCCCAGCCAGCAGCGAACCGCCCGCGCCAAGGACGCAGGACAGCATAAGACGCCACCACACACGGCGGGTGCCCGAAAGGATCGACTGGAGAAGAACCAGCATCGCGCCGCCGGTGGCGACCCAAATCTGATGCCCAAGCTCGGAATTGGAGAAGTTATCGAACACGGTTCGGACCCCAGAGGAAGTCGTCCCCCGCCCCTTCACGCGACAAGGAACGGAGGATGTACAGATGCGCTGAGATCAGCAGGAGAGCGATGCCGGTGTGGATGATCATCCACCGGCTGGTGTCCGCGAAGCGGTAGGCCCAGTGGTAATCGAGGCCGTACGTGAAAAGCTGGGCGAGGTGCGCCAGCGAAAAGATCGAGGAGAAGGTGACCCAGACATACAGGACCGCGTTGCGTCGTCCTGAAAAAATGTCCTTGGTTTTGAAATCCCAGTGATGCCCCTTACCGATGGCAAGAAGCCCGCTGAGCAGCGCTAGCGCGCTTGCGACAGTTGCCACAATTACGAGCATGAAGGTGAACCTATAAGGCGTGGAGATGGAGCCGCGCCCAGCGCAAGCTCGAAGCCACGTATGGTACACCAGTTCGTCGCAAATTGCAATCGAAAAGACCACGAGATGTGGAACAAATCAGTCCACCAGTGATGTCCACCGGTGCCGGGAGTTAGCCGGCACCGAATCCGTCACCGCGCGTCCGCCAATTCCTTCCTTGGCCGGCGCCGGTCCAGCATGGTGCGGAGCGCCGTGCCGCCCATTGGACCCATCTTGTAGGTCAGTTTCAATTCACCGAATGTGTTCACGATCTGAATGAGATATCTACGCTCAACCAGCATCTCAATCTCGGACTCAATCTCGGTGGGATCGAGCCCGGCATAGGCCGCGATCTGCGTGATCGTCGGCTCCACCTTGAGACCCTTCTTACACACCTCGACGGCGCTCAGAACTTTGAGATGGCGAGGTTGGAGGCTCTTCGCACCAATATGGTGCAGACCCTTGATCACGGCTTGGAGCGCCAAGACTTCGGGATCGTCTGTCATCACGGTAAGGGGTGACTTAGAGCCCATCAGCCGCCCCGACCCGGCGACTGCCGTAGTTGGCGACCATCTCTTCGACATGCATCTCGATCGTTTTATAGACCGAAGGTGCACGCTCTCGAAGCTGAGCGCGATCGAGCCCTAGGCTCACCTTTCCGTCAGTAGTGACCGGGATCACCACCGTGCCACCATCTTTCAATTGTGCCCAGACCTTGGCGAGGTCCGCTAATACATTGTCGATGTCAGCCTCGACACCTTCCTTGAAGAACGCTGCCTCGGTCATTGCTGGTTTGCGCTTGGTCGCCACCCCAAGAGCGTTTGGTTCATTGCGGATGACGGCTTGACCGCCCATCCCGAACCGCTGAGTGTTATCCCCAAAGACGAATGTTTTATCGGGGTGCCGCTGGCACAGCGCTGGGCTGTACCAACCGGCGAACAAAATCACTTCCATCGTTCGTCCGTACCTCCCTCCTCATGGTAGTTGGCATTCCCGCCCGCCTCAGCCCTTCACGTTCACGATCTGGCGGAGGCGGGCGACGATCTCGACAAGATCGCTCTGGGCATCCATCACCGCACCGATCGGCTTGTAGGCCGCCGGGCTCTCGTCAATGATGTCGGCATCCAGCCGGGCCTCGATGCCCTTCATGGCCATGATGTGATCAGGGATCGAAATCATCTTTTTCGCCTGCGTCCGCGACATCACGCGCCCAGCGCCATGGCTGCACGAACAGAAGCTGTGTTCGTTACCGAGGCCACGGACGATGAAGCTGCCGGTACCCATCGAGCCGGGGATGATCCCCATCGTGCCCTCACGAGCCTGTACGGCGCCCTTGCGGGTAACCAGCACGTTCTCGCCGAAGTGGGACTCCTTGGTCACGTAATTGTGATGACAGTTGATCGCCATTTCGGTCAGCGCGAACGGCGGGATGTAATTGCGATCGGCCAGCGTGTTGAGCGCCGCGACCACGGCGTCCATCATGGCGTAACGGTTCTCGCGGGCAAAGTCCTGCCCGATCCCGACACCCTCCATATAGTCGTCGTACAGCAGATCACCCTCGGTCAGGAACGCGAGGTCCTCATCGGGAAGGAAGGACTGCATGTGGCGACGCGCCATGTCCTCCTTGGCCTGCTCGATGAAGAATGAGCCGATCTTGTTGCCCATGCCGCGCGAGCCCGAGTGCAGCATCAGCCACACGTCGTCATTCTCGTCGAGGCAAACTTCGATGAAGTGATTGCCGGTGCCGAGGGTGCCCAACTGGTGAGCCGGGACCTTGTGCATCCTGAGCTTCGGATACTTGGCGAGCAGCGCGTCGTAGCGCATGGACAGCGAGTCCATGTTGGGCAGCGTCTTGGCGATCCAGCGCTTCCGCACCTGCTCGGGAATGTCGCCCCACGAGCCGGGATCGCGGCCGGAGTTGATCTGCTGCTGGGTACCACGCCCATGGGGCACAGCCGCCTCGATCGCCGCGCGCATCTGCCCGAGGTTGTCGGGAAGCTGATCTGCCCGAAGCGTGGTCTTGATCGCCATCATGCCGCAGCCGATGTCGACGCCCACGGCCGCCGGGATCACCGCACCCTTGGTCGCGATCACCGTGCCCACCGTGGAACCGATGCCGGCATGGGCGTCGGGCATCACGGCGATGTGCTTGTGGATGAACGGCATCGACGCGACCCGGCGAATCTGATCCATCGCCTGATCCTCGAAAGGATAGCCAGCGGGCTCCCACAGCTTGATCAGACCCTTGCGACCGTCGATCCGGTCGATCTGTTCCACTCGCATTTCAAATTCCTTCTGGGTTACTGTAACTTAGCTGACCGAGGCTTGACGTGGGCTGAATGTGAATCATCCGTAGCACTGGGTCGGTAAGTGTAAATCTTCGCTTAAACTTTCATGAACGGGGACTCGTTGCTTCCAACACCAACGAGTCCCCTAAATTTTTCGCGAGCAGCCCCATGGGATGATGGTCACTCGGGCTTTCATCGGGAGCCAACCCTATGGTTCAGCGCATAAAAAACCTCCCTGTTGCACAAACGAAACGTGATTCGCGGCTACAGGGAGGTGTATAAGTGTTAGCGTGGATCAACGTCAAGCGGAGATCGTGTCAGTATTGTTGGACTAAATATTTATCCTGAGGTTTACCGCGTTTTCATGGCCTTGACCGTCTCCAAGGTCATCGCCTCGATATCGAGCCCCTTGGATTCCTTGAGCTTAGCGCGCACGTCATCGAGCGGAGGAAACACGAAGGTTCGTTTACGATTCGTTGAGCCTTCGACAGCCATGCTAACTTCTCGCGCCCCAAACCAGTCGGTAACGACCACGGCGATGTCGTCGAAGGACGTTTTCGCCTTGTCGGACGAGAAGCGGAATTTCACATAGTCCTGCACGGCGGCCCGCATGTCGACCGCGTAAATGCGAGTCTCTTTGTCCTCGTTCAGTTCGATCGGCGTGATGTTGTCGTCGTTCGTCTCGTACATTCCGGCCTTGACCAGTTCGAGCATGAACTTCTGGACGCCGGTGAGCGACTCGATCTGCTGCTGCTGGAGATGCGAGGTCACTGGGGGATTGAACAACGAGGAGAAGGTCCCATTGATGGGCTCCCAGTGGAGAAGATCGTACAGGAAGGCTTCGAGCCCGCCAAGCTTCTCCATTTGCTCCCGCATGTCCTCGAAGAAGCGGAGATCACCGCGCCGGGCTGAGTTACACCGCAGGACGAAGAAGCGACGTTCGTCCTTGAGCGACGCCGGCACCACCCACTCATTGTTCGAGATCAGCGCGAGTCGCGTGTAGTTCTGCGACTGGATCGGATCGTAGCCTTTCTTTTCGATCAGCACCGATTTGTTGGTGATCATGTCCTTGAGGACGCCTTCGGCCTGAGGATCGGCGGCCCAGAAGGCTTCTTCGCAGACCATGAGCAACGTGGTCGCCAAGTGTCCATTGAACTGACCGACGATCTGCTTACGCTGAGAGACGGTGATGCCACAGCGGCCGAGAAGCTGATTCACATAGTCGAACACGGTCGACTTGCCGGTGCCCTTCTCGCCGGTGATTACCACGGTCGAGCCCGGCTTGGCGTTGGGCTTCTGGAACAGCATTGCCAACCACGTCATGAACCAATTGAACAGTTCGTCGTCGGACTCACAGATGTTGGCGAAGATGTGACCACGTAGCATCGACCAATCACCGGGGACCGGAGCGTCGGAGTTCTCCAATGTCTCGGTCCACGTCGTCGCCACCGGCTCGAACGGCCAGCCCCGGAATAGGTTGTAGGTGTCACGTGGCACCGACTGCCCCGGCGCGAATACGACGCGGCTGTAAGTGCGGCGGTGTTCCCACTCCAGCCAGACCTTGAAGGCTTCGAGTTTCTTGGCGCTCTCGCCTTTGCGGCTACCGCCAGTCCAGATCACGCGGTTCTTTTCGTACAGACTCACGTCGTTCTGTGATTCGAACGCCACATCGTCGTCAGCCGTGCGAGGCTCCACGAGGATACGGACCCCGCCGGACGTGCGAATTACAGCGTAGCGGCGGTTGAACGCCTTGAGAACGACATCCTCTTCGTCAGACGCTAGGTCTTCGTCGATGTCCGCCTGAACGCCTTCACGATCGCGCGCAGTATTTCCGCGTCGTTCGTCAGCTTGGGAAACGCCCGAGGAGGGTTTTCCGGCACGCTCATTTGAAACGGCGGCGTCGCGCTTGCGAACGCCAACGGGCTCTGGCTCATCGCGAGCGTCGTCTTCGTCGCCTTCGATCTCATAGAGATATTCCTTGTTGGTCAGATCGGCCTTGGTGATCTGTCCCTGATTGCAAAGCTCCACGAGGAAATCGAGCCGATCGCGGCCGGCGCACGCGTTGTGAGTGCAGTTGAAGGTGTAGCCACCGTCATAACCCTCGTCGGCATTGTCGCTGGCATTGACCACAAAGCAACCGGCGCCACCGAAGCTCGAATGCTCAGCCTCGAACGGACACTCGACATGTACGCCCGGTTTCGAGCCGCGATCCTCACGGATGATGTCGTCGCCGATCACGTCTTCGAGCATCCGCTGGACCTCGAACCGCTTGGCGTGTTTGGACGCCCAGCCGCGCAGATTGTAACCGTCCTCGGTCACATAGCGATCGGCTTCATCATCATCGTCATCGACAGCAGCGCCGCCCGCCGCGTCAGTGAACGCGTTGGCAGGCCCGCTCGGCTTCCCACGGCGCTTGCGATTGATCTTGACGCGGTTGAACTTGTCGAGATCGAGCGGTTCGCCAACGATCAGCCACGAGCCGAACTTGGTATCACCGGCGGGGTGGCGAGGCATGTAGAAGAGGCGCGCCGGATCAACGCACTTCTCGTCGTAGAAGAAGCCCATGTCGGTGCAGAACCCGGCGTAGCGCTCTTTCCATTCAAGGATCGCGTCCTTCTGGCTGCCGCCGCGCTTGGCGAACACGAAGCCTTCGCTGAGCGGGAACACCGCACGGAACTTCGGCATCGGCCGGTGGCGGACAAGGATGACGATGCCCTCGCTGGTGTGCTTGGCGTCGTCGAGGATTTCGACCTCTTCGAGGATGTGGGGCAGCACGCCCTTCCACTCGATCAGGTATTGGCGGATCAGGTCCTCGTCGGCCTCGGAGGTGCCCATTTCCTTCATGAAGTGGTCGCGCTTGATGACCGACGTGTCCTTCAAGTGACTGTGGGTGGTGTAGATCACCGCCTCCAGACCATGTTTGGAAATCGTCGCGATCACGTCGTGAAGGGGAGCACCTGAGTCGAGGTCGACGCCGAGGATGTAGTTGGCGATCTGCGCCGCCGACTTGCGAGCGCCATCGGCCGACTCACCTTGAAGATAGCAGGAGCCGTCCTTCTCGCCTTCCTTGTGGGCGCGCAGCACGTCGGTGAACTGCCCGAACGTGGAAGACACCGGCTTCCAACGTCCCTGCCCTTCGTCGCGGCGCCGTCCGGTCATCAGGGTGATCGCGCGATCCGAACCCGGCGTGCAGATGTCGAGGTCTTCCGGTTCGAAGGTATTGAGGCCGGCGAGGTCCACTTCGCCCTTGTGTAGAAACACATCGAGCGGGCACATATGGAAGCCCTGCTTCTGTCCACCAACTGGAGCGCCTTTGAGCATATAGACCATACCACCATCGACATCGAACGACGGCTGCGGACTCACGACCTGCGGATTGCCCGCGACGAACAGACCAATCGCCTCTCCTTCGTCGGTGGCGAGATCGATCCATGGGTCTTCCGCTTTCGAGGCCCACGCGCCGACCTTGATGAGGTCATGCGAAGTGAATGATTCGCCGTTTGCGTCGGTAACGGTGACCGCGCCATTCGTCTGAGCGAACAGGTCGTTTATGAGTTGCGTGTAAGCGGGCATCGGGAACTCAGTGAAGAGGAAAACGGACGACGGTGATCGGGCCGCCGGTGTTCTTGTCATGGGCCATGGCCGCAGCGACGGCTTCCTCAGCCGAGGCGCCATGAGCCATGGCGCCCATCGCGAAGAACATGCCGCTGCCGATCGCGGCGTAAGGAGCGTCGACAGGTAGGAGATACCCGCGATCGAAAGTCAGCATAACGCCGTCGTCATCGACGATGAGACAGGAGAACTCAGCTTGGTTCTCCATCAATTCGACGGGAACATTGGCTTCGTCGGCGCCAGCGGCTAACCATTCTTCAAGCGGTCGGCGCAGCCAAGCCTTTCCGGCGAGAGCAACGTGGAAGCGACCGCACTGGGTGATCTTGGGGCGTTGCCCGTTCAGGTAGTTACTGTAAGCGATCTGAGAGTCAGCAGCGAGGGTGCCACTACGGTACGCGATCGTGGTCATGAACGGCCCTGTGTCTGTTGTCTCAGACTGTTAAGCTAAACTAACACCAGATGTCAAGCGAAAGTAACACTTTCGCAAAAGGAAAGGCCCGGTCGTTCCGAAAAACGACCGGGCCTAACCCGCCGGGATCACTTTGTATTGGGAGACACAAACCTGCTCCCGGCAAATAGGTGGGATGGTCCCAAGACACATCAGCATCAGCCTTAGCGTGCGTGCCACGCCGGACGCACCCGGCGCTGTCTTGCCACCCCATCTCGTCTGGGCTGAAAGCCCGAAACCAGTGGAGGGTTTCTGTTGCCCGGACTTGATCCGAAGATCAAGTGCCCTCCATCCGCACTGCTCTTCACCGTACTTTCCCGGCAGTCAGGCTTTCGCCGGCTCAAGGAGATGTGGATGTATCGTTTCACCACGTCCCAAAATCGAGGCGCTTTACCTCTAAGCTAACGGCTGCTGATCAACAGCCGGACCGGAGTCGAACCGGTGTCTCCCCTACGCTGGCGCTCTACCATCTGAGCTACATCCCGGATCAGGGGATGACCGGACTCGAACCGGCGACCTCCAGCTACCTCAAATCTCGTGGGGCCATTCTGTTGCAAGGCTGGCCCCGAGCCCCTTTTCTCAGTCCGGAGGCTGAGAGTTATCGCTTACGCGGCGAGGCGAACCTCGTCGCGGGCGACAACCACCGGAGTGTTGTCGTTCGCATTTACAAACGGTGACCTGTCTCGCCGAAGCGTAGTCGGTCATGCTAGATCGCGTCCTAACCTCCGCCTTGCCCGTCGAATCCTACTTCGGCCCCATCATCAACCCCGAACACAGAGCGCGGCCGATAACTCCGCGCCTCTTCGGAGCGGTAGGTCGCCCCTAGTGGCAGTAATATCGGGGCTCGTGGTGGAACCGGCGGGAACCGCCCCCGCGTCCGAGCCAAAACTTCGATCGTCCGAATTACGATCATCTCGCCATCACTGGCGATGGGGCAGACCAAAGCTCGTTGCCGGGACACTACTCCCTGCCTCGCCGGCCTAGTGTTGACCAACCGACCTCCACGGTCGGCAAGGCCTGCCGCATCGCAAGTGAACATCACTGGCGACCGAGATAGACGGCTCGAAGCCCTAGAAACACCGTGCGCCGGCCCAAGGGGAGAAAGCGGGCGCCCGTTACCATCTATCCCGATCGCCAGTGATCGGTAATCACTTGTCGCTCCACTCAGGCGGCGGACCATCACAGATGTGATGGATGGTCATGCCTTTAAGGGTCCAGTGACCCACCTGAACGGCGCTAACCAAGAACGCAGCGGAAGCATTGCCCTCGGTGTTGAGTCTTACTAGACGTGATTCGCATCACTGTCAACTAAGAATATCACTGCGTCTTAATTTTTAGCGCGAACGTCTGGTCGTATTGCCGCCCACCGGTGGTCGTCACGCGGTTGAGGATGGTGGCCGTTTCACCGTCTTCGCCACCGTTGACCCAGACGGTGGCCTTGTTGCCGTCGATCGATTGAGCGCCCAGCAAAATGGTACCCGACACCACCTCGAAGAGAGAGTCCGCAAGGGAATCACCGGCGTCGAGTCGTGCTGTCCAATCGATGGCATAGTCCGCCACGTCGTCGGGGTCTTTTGGATGCGGGAACTTGGGGAAGCTCATAGCGTGATGGTCCGTGCTTGGGATGCGAGAGTGATGGTGCGGGAAGCTCGTGCCGCGAGCGTGATGATCCGAGGACCGGCGGCCGGCAGTGAAAGCGAGCGAGGTACCGCCGCCAGCACCATGGTCTGGGTAACCGGAGGCGGCTTGTGGATGAACGATCCCGAGATCGCGGTAAGCGTGGAGATCGAGATCGACGCCGCGTCGGCTTGCGCGATCTTGGCCGTGATGATCTCGCTCGAAGAACCGCCACCAGACAAGGCGGCCCCTGCGATGATGACGCGGCGCGGCGCGCCGGCAAACGAGTTCCCAGACGCACGACCGAGCGCGGCCATCAAGTTGGTCAAAGCGACGATATGCAGCGTTGCTTTACTTACCGACGCTCCCACCGCAGCATGGACAACTGGCTCGGGAGGGTCGGTGGTGGCAAACGAGAAGCCCTGAGCAAGACCGACACCGGTCAAGAACCCTTGGGCATGGATGCTGGTAACCTCAGCGAGGCCTCGCGAAAAGCCAATCGATGTTACCACCGATGATCCGACACCGGACACCGTTGCGGCGTTGTTGAGGGAACGCCCAAACGTCTCGCCCGGCAGTACGTCACGACTGATTGCGAAGGCGTCCGACGCTCCCCGGCTGCTCATGGAACCGAGCGAAAAACTCTTCGTGGTGACTCGTGTATCGGTGGTCCCAGATGCAGAACCGACCGCTACAACGGTCTCGAAGAGAACACTTTCAGCTACTGCGGTCGCCGAACCCGCCGCGTTGCCAAAACCGGTGTAGCCCACTTGCGTCAACGCATCGCCAGTCGCCTGTCCGAGGATGGCGAACATCGATTCGATGATCGTGATGCCGACTGCGCCGACCGTGCTGCTACTACCGGCGGCACCGTTAGCAGTGATGACAGCAGTCCCGGTCCCTGCCGCGCTCGCGCCGTTCGTGGACAGCATTGACGCGTTCTTGATGGTGACGCCGGTCGCTACTGCCGATGAAGTTCCTGCCACCAGACCATCTGCCGAGGTAGCGGCAGCAGCGGCGGTATCGATCTGGAGATCGTCGAACTTGTTACCGGCCGGACCATACAGACCGAACCGGCCCGGCGACGGCAAGTTGGCACCAGCAGTGCTGGTGTCGTCGAAATCAACGACCTGCGTACCATTCATGAGAATGGTGATCCGGGTTCCGCGCACCCGCACACTCATCGTGTAGTAGGTGTTACTGGTGCGGGCGAAATCCCCGGCCGCCAATACCGTTTCCGTACCGTTTAGGTAACGACTGAGGTAGGTGGTGTTGAGGCTTGAGTGAATCAGGTAACAGGTCTTGGCGGTGGTCGACGCGCGAAAGATAATACCGCCGTCCCTGAACGCGCCCGAAGGGTTGTAAAGAATGCTGACCTTGAAATCGAGGTCGCCGGCCGGCAAGTCCTGATTGATGATGTAGGCAGTGTCGGAGAACGCCGGACACGTGACTTCGCCCGGCGGAGAGACTCGCATCGCTCCACCGGAAAAACCCGGATGAACTAGCCATCCATGTCCGGTCTCGCCTGTGTGCGTCGAAAGATCGACGACCGTGGCGCTACCGGAGAAGGAGTCGGTGAAGACGTTCGACATGAAGCCCCCTCGGGCCGAGGATTAATCCTCGGTGATGGTGGAGGCGGTCGAGATACGCGGGGTGACGCCGTTGCCGCAGGCGATGCTCGGAGTGATCGTGCCCGAGTACAGAATCTTGCCGGCGCCGTTCAGCGCGGTACCAACCGAGAAGAAAGCTGCGGTAGAGGCGCCTCCGGTGCCTGTGGGGAAGTCGATATTAATCGTCGGGCTCACGACTGAGCCAGCAACGGTCCAGCCAGCGCCCGAACGGGTGACAGCGACACGGGCATAACCGGTGTAGTTCACTTCGTTGGTGGTCTGGTCACCACCCTCGCCCGGATCGGCAGTGTGGAGCGCGACGTACAGATTGCCCAACGGCGCTGTCGCAGTGTTGTCAGCGATGCCCGGAATGGCGATCCCCTGAAAAATGAGCTTGAGCAGATCGTTCTCGAAGGTATTGCTCTTCGACATGGTACTTCCTCGTGGATGATGGGGATGACGCATCCAGAGAGGGACGCGGACCCAAGAGGATACCAAATCAACATGAAGCGTGCATAAAGATGGACCATACGTGGCCCATCTTTTTTCGCATCGTGGACCGTACGGACCCCGACTGATCGTTTCGCTCTTTAAGTGGTTTGATAAGTTGGTTTCTTTCCGGTAGGAAAGTGTTAACCATCAGGCCTTTAGGGTCGATCTAGAGCGACGAGGAGGGGTGTCATGCCGGCCCTGAGTGAATATGCACAGCGCAAGAAGATCGAGTATTTTTTGAACCCGCTGCCAAAAGACGCCCGCATCCTAGAGATCGGGTGTGGGTCGCGGTGGGTGGGTGAGTATCTTCGCAGCCACGGATGGATCAACTATGTGGGGAATGACATCGTCGAGCCAGCCGATGTCGTCGGAGATATCCGCGATTGGCGAAAGCTCGGTTTGGAGCCTGCGTCGTTTGACGCGATCGTGGCCTTCGAGGTGATCGAGCATGTTGATTTCACGGAGGAGGCGAAGGCCCTGCTAAAACCCGGCGGCGTGTTGCTACTGACCTCGCCGGTTCCTCATATGGATTGGGTGATGCGGATACTGGAAACGCTCGGACTAAATCAGCGTCGAACCAGTCCCCATGACCATCTCGTGTATTTCAACAGCATCACTGCTTTCGAGCCCGTCTCCCTGCTGCGCAAGGCGGGGATTTCCCAATGGGGCATCCTCCGCAAGCCGCTGGGAGCGTAATGGCACCGGTGCAAGGAATCGAACCTCGGACGCGCGGGATTGGAAGCCGCCGCTCTACCACTGAGCTACACCGATATGAAACTGGAGACGCGAGCCGGAATTGAACCGGCGATGCCGGGGTTGCAATCCGGAGCCTTACCACTCGGCCATCGCGCCGTTTGCGCCATATATGACGCATAAAGCCGGTTAGTGCGCCATATATGACGCAAACAGGGTGGAGGAAGGTGTGGGGATCGAACCCACGCAACCCTGAGGTCTCGCCCGCCTAGCAAGCGGGTGCCTTACCGCTCGGCCAACCTTCCGTTAACCCTGAATCTTGTTGTCTCCTTTATCGGTCCATCCTATGGTCCGGCAGAAATTCCACCAGATAGGAGAACCCCCATGTCCTTAATCCTCATCGCGGCTCTTGTCGCTACACCCTCGGCCGAGGCGCGCCCCTTGCTGCCTACCGAGAAGGTTGTGATCTCTAACGCCATCGCCAGCTTCCTGCCCAACCGTCCGCAGATCGCAACCGATCCGGTCAAGTCCGACGCCGTTGTCGTGTGCGGACGGGCGAACGGCCGCACCTTCAAGGTAGCGATTTACCGCAACGCCGCTGGCCACATCGTTCGGGCCGATCAGGCCTATGTCACCAGCCCGGCGGACAACACCACACTGCGTTACGGCATCATGAGCATGTGCATCGATAACGGATACACGACGCTCTGATCTGGATGCCCGTCTTGGGATCGAACCAAGGTCTCCGCATTCAAAGTGCAGCGACTTACCATTAGCCGAACGGGCATTAAGCCGTTCGGTTGTCGATCGAGAGTATCGTCCATATCGTCGTCTCCCTAATCTGGATGCCCCGCGAGGAATCGAACCTCGATTGTCTGATTCAGAGTCAGAAGGCTTACCATTAGCCGAAGGGGCAACTATCCATGGGCGTGGGGTGACCTGAGGGACCTGCACCCTCTAGCACCGGAGTCACAATCCGGCCGCGCACTGTATTGCGTTAGGCCACACCACGCCCATGGACACTGATCAACTCGTGGAGCCGGCGCTGAGAATCGAACTCAGGTCTACGGGTTACGACGCCGTAGCTCTACCATTGAGCTACGCCGGCAATCACGAGGTAACTGGTGCGGAAGGTGGGACTTGAACCCACAAGGCCGAAGCCGGCGGGCTCTCGACCCGCTGCGTTTACCTATTTCACCACATCCGCGTTCGAGTTGCTGGTACACCGGGTGGGACTCGAACCCACAATCCTCAAAGGGCGGCAAGGTCTGAGCTTGCTGCGTATATCCAGTTCCGCCACCAGTGCGTGCAACTCGTGAACTCTTGATCGTACTCCTGCTGGAATAGAATGGTGGGTCGTCGAGGACTCGAACCTCCCGCCACACAGCCCCTCGGTTCGATGGCACCGGGGTTACAGTCCGGCGAGGGGAAGACGACCCAAAACGAAAAAGCGCCAGCGGCCCGTAGGCTGCTGACGCTCTGAAAATCTGGAGGAGGGTGTGGGATTTGAACCCACGGAACCTTTCGGTTCAGCGGTTTTCGAGACCGCCGCAATAACCCACTCTGCCAACCCTCCGTATGGAGAGGGGAGCGGGCGTCAGACCACTCCCCTTAGAGGGATGAACTCAGATGCTGTTGGCAATAATGCCAAAGCGTCGTGCCGGTTAGGCTCAAGAGGGTCTGTGTGAACATGGAGCGGCTTATACACAGGTCGAGTGGTAGTGTCAACAACTATTTTTGACGCAGTGTTATTTTCCCTATTTGGAGATGGTGCCGAGAGCAGGAGTTGAACCTGCGACTTCCGGGATTTCAAGCCGGCGCTCTACCACTGAGCTACCTCGGCGAAGAGGCTGGAGCCGCTACGAGGACTCGAACCTCGACCTTGGGATTCGTAATCCCGCGCTCTATCCTGTTGAGCTATAGCGGCGTACTCGTGGACGGATCGCGACCAGCGCGGTGTCCGTCAAATTGGTAGCCCCACGGAGAATTGAACTCCGACTTCCAGCGTGAAAAACTGGCGACCTACCCTTAGTCTATGGGGCCATGCTGAAAGCATGTGGGTACTGGTAGCCCGTAGGGGGATCGAACCCCTGCTTACCGCGTGAGAGGCGGTCGTCCTGTCCAGCTAGACGAACGGGCCGTGAAGTGGCGGACACGACGGGGATCGAACCCGCGACACTCGCATCGACAGTGCGAGACTCTACCACTGAGCTACGTGTCCGTGAGAGGTGATGGAGCGGCCGGCGGGGATCGAACCCGCGCTGGGAGGGTGGAAGCCTCCTGCCTTGACCGCTTGGCTACGGCCGCATCAACACATCTCATTTCACGATCGACCAACTGCGCTGGTCCTATGGTCGATCGGCTTTCCCATGAAGGTCTTGGACTGGCGCGGACCCCGCTGGAAACTTGTGATCACGGGCTTGAGCGGCAGGCGGGGATCGAACCCGCGACCTTCGACTTGGCAAGCCGACGCTCTACCGCTGAGACTACAACCGCTCAGGCCCGTGAAATTTGGTAGATCGGGTGGGCCTCGAACCCACACCCTCGGATTAAAAGTCCGCCACTCTGCCCATTGAGTTACCGATCCATGAGCCGAGAATGCGGACGCGAAAAACCCCACCGGGGTCGCCGATGGGGTGTCAATTTTACCGATGTCGTTTTGGAGGATCGGGTGGGGGTCGAACCCACAACCTGCGGGGTAAGAACCCACCGCTCTACGCTATTGAGCTACCGATCCGTCAAAACGACACCGGCAGCAGGACACACCACCGGGTTAGAGGCTAAAACCTCGTTCGCCTTCTCGGCGATCTCGTTTGGTCCCGAAGAACATGGTGGTCTCAATAATCCTGTTGACGCGGAAGTGCGTCGAGAGGTGGGCTTATACACAGGCGGATGGTCTAGGTCAACCCAAAATCGACATAAGGACGAAAAAAGTTTGTCTGGCTAGAGTCCGATCTTCGTGTACCAGTCGAGCATCCCCTGCGCCTTGGTCACGATCGAGATGGCGATCGGATCGTTGGCACCGGCGAAAAGCTCCACCAGATGCTGGTACTCTTCCTTGTCCAGCGTCGCTGGGAAATCGGAGCGACGCGTCGCCGGCTTCGCCTTCGGTTTCTTCGGCCGAGGGACGTAGTTGGCTGGCGGCAGACGATCCCCTGCCCAATATCGCGCCGACACCTTACCGTCGCTGCTGGGCACCCACTTTATGGTGATCGGAAAGTCAGGCTCGGCGATCCTCTCCCAATTCTTTGCATCACACGCGGGCTCGGTCTTCGTTGGACCACCCATCGCCGGAGAGGTCCGGCCGAGGCGTTCGCCCTTATGGCTGTAGATCGAGAGATCGAGCAGCACATCTTCGCCGCACCGGTAGACGCGAACGACCTTCGCTACACGTTCGCCGCACGGATCGACGGCCCAATCACCGGGTTTGAACGGGAGGCCCACCACCTGCACGTCATCTGTGAACGTTACGTCTGGCATTCGGCCTCTTTCATTTTGGCAAGCAGGTCCTCGCCCTTCTTGGTGATCACAAAGTCGCCTCGGCACCCGCACGGACATCCATCCACAATGCCGCGCCGGATCATCATCGCCATCTTGGCGATCCGCAGCTTGTCACAGACGCCTTCCGGCATTGCACGAGCAACGGAGTTGTCAGGCAAGTATTCGTATTCAGGATTTGGCTCATATGATCCTTTCGGGTCCCAGAACCAGTTGGTCCAACGCCTGAACGGTAACCCGTCCTTGCTGACGCTGGTGCCAACTACCGGCTGGTCGTGTAGGAACTGGAGGATCGGCTGATCCGGGATGTCCTTGCACTGCAATCGTCCGGCCTTAGGCATTGCAGATGCCCTCCGGCGCTGGCTGGTAGCCATCACACTGCTCATTGAGCGGCATGAGCCTCATCGGGAAATCCGGGCCTCCCCACCATTTCTCCGCAGCCGCTTCGACCTCTGGCGTCACGTTGCGTGGACAATCGAGGGTGAGACACTTGGCGGTGCAGAAAGCCCGGTCTAGGTAGGTGAGCATCAATCGCTCCGGATCAGGGCTTCGACGCCGGCACGGAACTGTTCGAGATCGAGCGTCACCGCGTAGAAGTCACCTCCGCCGGTGCCGACCTTGATGATCCCGTTCTCGATCTCGACATCGAAGCGGTCGGTCTGGTGATAGCTCGATCCGAACTCGGGATCGTGCCGGGTGGTGTGGGCGTCGATGAGCAGCGCCACCAGTTGATCGTCGGTGATCACGCCGCCTCAAGCTCCTCTTCCCGCACCTTGGCCTGCGCCACGGCGAGATCGTAGCGGGCTCGGCTGGAGAGAATTAGCCCGGCCGGCAGAGTCCACGAAGCAGGATCGCAGGTGTAACCCTCGGCAGTCTTGTCGGCGATGGCACCATCCACGTCCGGTAGCACGACCCAGAAGCGAAGATCGTCACCTTCTCCGGTCCAGCCGATGAAGGCCGAGTCGGGGAAGATGGCGTTGAGCGCCATGGTGCCGTAGCACTCCTCGGACTTCCGGTAGCTCAAGGACTCCGGGATGTTGAACCGCTTGCAGAACTCGTGACCACGTGGCTCTCGACCAAGGTCGTCGAACTCGCGGCGAAGTTCCTTACCCTCGGGCGACTTCCCATGGGGACGCCAGACAGTGTAGCCGTCGTTGGTCTTGCGCTTGGCGGCAACAAGGCCTTTAGGGCGATCGGCATCGCGCTCATAGAGCAGGCCGAAGAAATCACCCCATGAACCAACCCAGCCCTTCGCGCCCTTGGACTTGGCGTACTCCTGAAACACGTCGCGCTTTGCGATCAGGCGCTCGCGGTAGTCGAAGCAGAAGGCGAGAACCTCACCTGCGACGGCTTCGTAATAGACGTTGTTCTTCATCACTTCCCTCCTGTCAGCTTCTCAAGCCGCACGATCTGTGGGCCGAGCAGGCCTCTCGCCAATTCGGCGGGATCACTGGTGGTGCCATTCACCAGATGGTCGTAGGTATGGCGAAGCTCGGCAGCGATCTGCTTGATCTCGGCGGCATATCGTCCGGTAAGCGGCGGCAACGGCGCCTCGCGGATAGCCTTGACCAGTTTGTTCCAAGCGACCTTGCACTTCTCGTCCGTGCAGTAGGTTTCCCAGATCGGCGGACCGGTCTCAGCCAGCGGTGCGCCGCATTCGCAGTTGCCGATAGGGTCCGTCATCACGCGCCCTCGTACGAGCGGAACTGCTCATCCCATTCGCCGCGCCGCATGTTCGCCGGCCAGATTTCCGGGTCGTTCGCCGATTCGGATTTCCACATCGCAGCGAAGCGGCGGAGGCTCTCGATCTCTTCGGCCACGAACTGATCCACGTCGATGTCGTCCATCACTGTTCCTTCGCCACTTTCTCAAGCTGGTCGATCGCCATCTTGATGGAGGCCGCAGCAGCCTTCGTGCAGAAATCAGGCGCTCGCAGCATGTGGTAATAGGTGTTGCGAAGCTGCCTGAGCGTCTGAGCTAGACGGGGCGACTTGCCGTAATCCGGCTCACCGACCTTGTCCCGGATCGCTCGCAGGTGTTCCAGCACCTCCTTCTGCTCCTCGTCCGTGAAGACGTTCGGATCGACGCGCATCCTGTCGATGAGGCGGACGATCATCATGGGCGCGATGACGAAGATCGAGATGTGCATGAGCAGCACGGCATCAATCCGGCCGGCGATCGTCTTCGGCGACAGGTCACCATACCCGGTCGAGGTCGCGGTGGTCGCTGCCCAATAGAGCGCGTCGTCGAGTGATGTGTGTTCCGCGAACATGTAGACGCCGGCTGCTGCGAACAGCAGGATGACGTACCAGCAGAGCAGTTCCTTGACGGTGTCGGTCGCGGCTTGGAGCTTGTTCATCCGTACTTTCTCCAATCCTTCGCGAAATCCCGAAAGCCGCCGCTCGACACCACACCCCACGCCCAGCGCCACGGATGAGGCTTGCGCTCCATCCACGCGTGCATGGCGAACATCGGCATGCAGAGAAGCGAGAAGAGACCAGCGAGCAACATCAACCAACCCCACTGGAGTAGGAAGACGAACTGGCGCGCGGTCATCAGTTACCGTCCGGCAGGAAGAAGAAGATGTCCGACAGGTCCACGCCGCATACGATCGCGACGAACAGGACGATGACGAACACGATCACCAGCATGAGGAGGAAGCCACCGAGGGTCATGCCGGCACCTGTGCTGCGGCGTCGTAGGCCCGCAGGAGACGGGCCTGCATCAGTGGAGGCACGAGCCGCGCGACGTGTTCGTGGAACTCACCCGCTTCGGCGAGATACATCTTGGCGTGTTTCGATCCGGGTGTGGCCTGCTCGACATTCGCGATCCGATCGGCGACCTTCACCGGCGCGGCCTCGGGAAACATGCTCATCTTGGCGTAGATGGACCAGTTGCGAACGACGCGGTTCGGGCCAACGCCGGTGCAGACCCACGCCATGGTGGCGACCCGATCTCCGAACTTGACGGCCACGGTGCGGCGGCTCTCGGCGGTGTCCTCGATCACGTCATGGAGGACGCCGGCATCTTCATAGTCGCCGAAATACCCGAAGTCCCGCAGCACCTGTCGGACCGCGAAGAGATGTTCCGTGTAGGGAACCGCATTGTCGCCATAGGTTTGGCCGGCGTGGGCCGTGATGGCGTGGGCCGTGATGGCGTGGGCCGTGATGGCGTAGTGCATGGCGGGACTGGTCACGAACAATGCTCCTGAACTTCGAGTCCGATCGGCGTGAGGGCGAACATCTTCCACGAAGCGCCTTGCGTGTAATAGGTCAGCGCCGGCCGGCGAGTTGTGGCGCGCGAAAGCCGTAAAGCCGTTGGTTCGGCGCAGCCGAGAACGGACGGGGTATCGTCGAGGCAGCGGATGGTGGACTTCTGTCCACGGTTGAGCTTCGACGCGATTGTGGCGGGATCGGTATCCATGTCAGCACCTCATCCCTTTTGGCCGCTGAAACGCGGGCGTTGTTCCAGCATGGATGTTGTTGAGGACCTTCTGCTCTTCGACTGGCGGGCGACGGTCGATGTCATGCTCGAAAGCCATCGCGAGATGTCGCTTGATGAGATCGACCTGAACTTCGTCGAGCGTCGTCGGCTCGCCGAGTTCGAAAAGGCCCTGTAGCCAGTAGCAGAATTGTGTCGCGTCCATGTCAGCCCTCAATCTGGTTAGGGCGAGTCCACAACTCGTAGACGGCGTTGCCGTGCAGATCGCGGTGGTAGCTCGTGTTGCGAATGATCTGGAAGTTGGTGATCCCATGTGAGGCACAGTAGGATTTCAGCTTCCGGCGAAGTTCCCAGCCGGTTTCCCGGCCGGTGTACTCAAGGTCGGCGGGGAGAGACTCGCCGTAGGTGCAGGCGAACGTCAGCGCGAAGCCATCACGGGCCAGAGCAGCCTCGACATGCTGCCACTTCACACTGCCGTCGTAGCTCATCTCACCCCTCGATAATGTGAGGGACGAAAGCCGCCGAACTGTCTGTGATGAGGCCGCCTTCGCGGACACCCATGCCGACTGCGACGCCGCCGACGATCCACGAGTCGATCACCGGGAAGATGCCGGGAGCCATCTCGGGGAGATCGAACTTCTCCTGATAGACGAAGCCCTCGGCACCGTAGCCGCCGGTGGACCGCGCGCTGGTCTGGCGCTGATCTACGATCTCGATGTTCTCACCACGTCGCGAGAAGATGGGCTTCTTCACGAAGTCCTTCGCGCCGGTATCCCCGAAGCTGGCGTTAAGCAGGTAAGGGTTCTCGGGCTCCAGCGCCTTGGCGACGACGAGGATTCCCTTGTTCGACCAGAGCATCTTCCAGATCGGCTCGATCCATAGCATCGGGTCCGAGGACTGCTCGACGATGGCGCGGCCGTATTCTTCACGGACGATCCACTCCCACGGGTAGTGCTTGTACACCACGTCCATGAGGATGTCGTCGGCGTCAACGAAGCGACCTTCCTCGTCCTGACCGATGTCGTCGATCACCACCATCATGGGATCGAGACCAGCCATGCGAGCGGTCTCGGCCAGATAGTTGGTGATGGCTGTGTCCTCGCCGTCCTCGTCGAAGACGTGCGTCATGTGGAAGGTGCGACCGTAGAACGAGGTGCGAAGGTCGGCCCAGCGCGACACGAGCGCCCGGTTGATACCGTTGAACTGGTCACCGCGCGGGAACAGGTCCTCGCGCCAGATCGCTTGCGCCAACGATGCCTCGATCAGGCTGCCGGGCGTGTCGCAGTTGAACTCGAACAGCTTCGGGTCATTGCGACCGTCGAACCCGAGATCGAAGCGACCGAAATTGAGAGCCGGTGGTTCCGCGTCCCACGCCGCCTTGAGATAGGGGAACAGCCACTCGGGCATCCCCATCTGACGCAGCCAGTAGAAGTCGCGGTAGTCCAGCATTGCGTCGCCGCAATGGATGAACAGCCGATAGAGGTCGGCGGTGGCTTCGCCGATCCGCTCGATGTCCTCATTGGTGAAGGAGTAATAGGCGGACTCATTCCAGCCGCCGGTGTCAGCGCCTGCCCAGACCATCCCCGCATCACGAATACGGGCCTGCCAGTCAGTACGCGGGGTGGTCTGGATGCGCTTCACGAACTGACGCTCCCGCCGAACGAGCGCCCGCCCCCGCTGAACGACGAACGCGACGAGCTATAGCTGCTCGACGAGTAGGATCGGGACGGCGACGAATAGCTGCTCGACGAATACGAGCGCGACGGCGATGAATAGGTCTGCGCGAAGCTGCGGCTGGTCGAGCCGAGGCCGCCGCGCGAAACGGCGACCGAGCGGGTCACGTTGGCTTGAGCCGGTGCGCGGACATAACTGCGGAAGTTCGACGGACGCGACCAAGTACCGCCGTGGACCACGGTCCCGTAATAGGGAACGGGGTAACCGCCGCCGACATAATACCAGAGGTAGGGATTGTAGCCGCCGCCGTAATAGGCCTGCTGGCAGTTGATATCGGGGACGCGGCGGCCGGCGCGATCGGTGCAGACCTGCGTGTTTGCGCCGGCATAGTAGCCGTCGTTGTAGTAACCATAGGCGGGAGCCCGGTTACAGGCCGAAGCAGTCAGCGCGAGGCCGGCCACGGTGGCAGCGAGAATAACCTTCTTGACCATTTTGCGAATCTCCCTTGGATGGGTGATGAGTATCACTAACTCTAGACTCGCATATGTCAAGTCATTCTTTGCTTAAATGTGTCGGAATGTTGCTGAGCATGAATCACAAAGCCCGCCACCACTAGGGTGACGGGCTCCGGGGCTGGTGATTACCGCGCTTAGAGTGCACCGGCCAAGCTGACGGGGCCGAAGCAGCCGCAGCCTATAGACGGTACATCTTCACCAAGCCGTATCTCCGCGCCCTACCGGGACAGATAAACGGACGGTAATAGATGGTCCTCAGGGGTGGGTTTGAACCACCGCAAGACATGGATTATCGGTCCACCGCTCTACCAACTGAGCTACCCGAGGACGGGTCTTTGAAACTGGCTTGCCGTGTAGGCATCGAACCTACCATAAGCTGATTAACAGTCAGCCCCGTCCACCTTGTTCGGCTACGGCAAACAACCGGGCTGGTGGAGAAGGCGAGGTTCGAACTCGCGACATCCTGCTTGCAAGGCAGGCGCTCTACCCAACTGAGCTACATCCCCGTAGCCCGGTATGTCTTGTCTCCGGCCCGTGTGCTTTCCGCAGCGGCTGATCGCGGGATTGCGCGCCGCCGGTACTGTCACACCGTTTACCCTCCCTTTGTGTGGCGATCGTCCCATGGGACTGACGGCCGGCTGGGACCGGGAAATTTCGGTGGGTATCTGCCTCGGACCCACGGCCGCCTGACCATCACTGGTCTGATGCTCTCGCACCGGACGCTGCTCGCTGACGAAGCCTACATACCAAGTCCGGTATCGTCAGGGGACCACCCTGCCTGCCGGTGCATGTTCTTCGTAACTGCAACCTTCTCGGACTGGTTAATTCCGATGTTTCGGCATTTCAGCCTCTATCTGGTGCCTCGTGATGGATTTGAACCACCGCTGGCTCGGTGTGTGATACCGACGCTCTACCCCTGAGCTAACGAGGCGTAGGTGGTGCGGAATGATGGATTTGAACCACCGCTGTCTCGGCATGTCATACCGACGCTCTACCCCTGAGCTAATCCCGCATTACCTACGAAACTGGTTGCAGTGGCTGGATTTGAACCAACGCTGCGCGGAGCATGAATCCGCCGCTCTACCGGGCTGAGCTACACTGCAATGTGGTCGGGAAGACAGGATTCGAACCTGCGACCCCCGGACCCCGAGACCGGTGCGCTACCAGACTGCGCCACTTCCCGCCAACCACATCGAGTGAGGCGGTGCTGCTAGTCGGAAGCGACCAGTCGGTCAACTTCAAATCTTGCGAACCACCTCAGTGGATCACGGTTTGGTCAGGGCGGCGGGATTCGAACCCGCGACCTCACCCTTCCGAGGGGCACGCTCTACCGGACTGAGCCACACCCTGACAAAACCGTGAAAAGAAAAAGGCCCCGGATCGGATGATCTGAGGCCCTTCAAATTCGGTGGTGTCAGGAATGTAGGTCGGGCTAGACCTGCGTTCCTCCGTCTTCGACACGCACAACCACAATCGCCGCGACGGCGGCGATCATTGGTGCTGGGTTGTTGATATTGCGTGCCATGACTGGAACTCGAAACTCTTTCAAATGCGGCGAACCGCGTTGGAGTGCAGCTTATAGTCCAACTCATGGACTAAAGTCAACCCCCCTTTGTGAAATTATTTTGTCCACGGCTTACCACGAGACTGGACCACTTACCCTGACAGCGGGTTACTAACTCCGCTCCATCAAGACCAGCGATCCGTGAGGCGCTTATCTCCCACTTCACGAAGGGCCATCAAGAACGACCGCTTTCACTCTCATCACTGCCGGACCTGCCTATGTTATCCTTCGTCTGCCCAAGCTAGGCGGCGTCCGGGTAGGTTTGGCGGGCTGATCCAGCCCCTCGGTAAACCATGGAGCATCCCTTAGGGCCGCCGGCTGTTGGGGGATATACCGGCGGCCCCGTTCAGGGAGAGTGGCCATATGCACACTTTCACTCGACAAGTCAAGCGAGAATGTGAGTCCGACTCAACTCTCTACCGCGAGATGGCTTATTCTCGCTGCGCCGTCAACCCCGTTCGTCCGGAGTAGTTCAATAAAAAGGCCGCCGCCCGCTAACGGGCGACGGCCGATCCAGCCGAAGCCGGAAGCTTATCGGAGAGTGCCGCCCGGAACCTTCCAGACGCGGAGACCGGGCTGCTTGCCCTTCTTCTCTTCGCCCTCGACGACTTCCTCGTGCTTGCGCGTCACGAACTGCACGTCCTTGCCGCGATAACGCTTGCGGGCGGTGGCGACCTTCTGGTCCGGAGCATCGCTCTTCGGAATGAAGAACGACGGACCCTTGGGCTTACCGTCGATCACTTCGGACATCGGAAGAGCGGTGAAGGGATATTCCTCCTCGCGGCGCGTGTTGAGACCACCGCGCGACAGGACCTCCATCACCTCGATCTTCACCCGCTTGGTGCCGCCGCGCATGGTGCCATCGGCTTCGGTGATGATCTGGTCGGTCGCAATCGCGCCCTCGCCGGCCACCTTGTTCTCGATCGCGGCGCCACCGGCATTCAGCGAATCCGCTGGAGCTTTTACTTCCGGCGCTGCGCCGGCTGGCTTGCCCCCGGCCGCCGGTTGCCCAGTGATGTGAGCGCGCGACTTCTCCAGCGCGGTCGTGCCGCCGGCCTGCTGCTGCTCGGACTTGGGCGCCCGCTTCGGCGCGGTCGAGCCTGCTTTACCGGTAACGCGCTTGGTGGTAGCTTTGGGTGCAGTTTTGGTGGTCGGGGTAGCCATATTGTGTCTCCTTTTCCTATTGATGATTTGCGTCTAGTTTGAGTCTTGCTTCACTGTCAAGTCTCAGTTCACGTTCATGTCCACGTATCAGATCGCGGCCACGAGATTGAATGTGTCATTGGAAGGTTCCAGATACCGTTCCGTTGTGTCCAGACGGGCATGGCCCATCAGTCTCTGGAGGTCCTTGATCGACTGGTGGTGCCGCGACAGGATGCGGGACACGTCAGTCGCAAACGTCCGCCTGCCCGAGTGCGTCGAGCAGCCGTCGAACCCGGCCGCGATGAGCAGCCGGCGATAATATAGTGTGAGGGCGTTGACGCTCATGCGGATGAGCGGAGCCGGCGAGTCCCAGATGGAGCGGCCGTGCTGGAAAGGCTGCGACGAGATGGCGACGCAGGGCGCATCCGGATATTTCTTCCGGAACGCGGCGAAGGCATTCTTCACCATCGGGTGCATGGGCACCTCGCGCTCGCGATTCTTCTTCGCGACGTTCGAGTAGACATGGATCGTCTTGGCGATCCGGCCTTCCGGATCGGTCATCGCGGTGAAGTCGATCTTCGCGATCTCCGCGACGCGCAGACCAGCCTTGAAGGAGAGCATGACGATCAGTCGATCACGCTCTGGCATGTTCGAGTTCTGGTCGATGTACAGGAGCAGCTTGTTGAACTGCCCCTCGTCGAGAATCTTGGCGCGCTTTGTCGCCATGGGTTGTGCCTCCTGTGTGATTCGCTTTCGGTGGCTCGAAGTATCGAGTCACCGTCCACGAGTCAACACATGAGGACAAATTGTTGGGTTTGGTTAATTCAGGCCGGGAAACGGAGGTGTGCGGCGACCCATACCGAGATGCTGGAGATGCCAGTTGATGCGCTGTACGGTGAGCGTCAGGAAATTCAGCGTCACGTCCGCGTCGATCGGTTGGATCAGCCCATAATCCGCCAACTCCTTGGTGTACTGCATCTTGAGGAGAGCGATGTGCTTACACGCCTCGACCTGATCGAGGTCTTTGCAGGTCGTGATGTTGAGGAAATCGTAGTGGGCATCGAGGTCCAGAGCATCGCACTCGAACACCTCGAAGATGAAAGCGGTACGATCGCAATTGGCGGCACCGTCCGGACCTGATGGTCGGCGGTCGCTGGCAACCTGCGTGGCGATATCAGCGCGGGTCGGCTGCACGTGGTACTCCTTCACAGCGGCAACGATCGAACTCGGGGTCCGTATCGTCAATAAGCGCACCCTGCCACGACGGACAGAAATGCAGGGTATCGTTGAGGAACAGGCACTCGGGAGGGATGACGCCGGTGCGCTCAATATCGTTGCAATTATTCGGGCTGAGCCCACGCGGCATGGTTAGTCCTCCGGGTTGCGATTGGGGCCGTGGATCGGGCAGTCGATGTGAAGGCGCATGAAGGGCTTCCACACCCATTTCTCGTCGCGCTCTCGGAGGATGCGTCGTTCGTAAACGACTTGCTTGTCGGCTGGCACTTTTCCCTGACAAAGGCAGTCAGCTTCGTCCCAATCACCCTTGATCTGGACGGCCCATTCCTCGGGGTCAGGCAACGGACTGGTCCGGCCCCGCGTTACTTTGGCTTCCTGCATGCCTTTCCTATAGCTGGTTTCACTTGACTTTGCAAGAGAAATGGTTAGGGAGACTAACTCTCAAGGAGCATGGAATGCGTCAATCGAGTCTACCTCCAGTGGTGCCGCACGTCGGCGACGCTCTCATCGTCGAGAGCCACGACATCATGGACCTCTGCTTCCTCGCCGAAGACCTCAAGGAACTGAGCGACGCTCAAGCAGCCGCCGTTCTCGCCGTCCTTCACGCCAAGGGCGTGATGCAGTCGCGCGCCTTGAGCTTCATCGCGTGGCTGTATGGCCGCAAGATGAAGAACCCGAGCAAGACGGCCGCCTACGCCTACATCTTCGGCAACCCGAGGATGCTGCCCAGCGCCCAGAAGATGATGGACGACGTGATCCGGCACATGATGACCGGCCGCGACAAGGAAGATGCTGACTCGGTTGGCGGCTTCTCGACGCGCGAGTTGCAGTTCATCGCGAACCTCGCGTGGGCGGTGAAAGAAGGCTTGAGTCCAGCGCCGAGCATGGCCGGCGCCCCGGCATTCGCCACGGGAGACATCGTTTTCATTGACCGAACCGACCAGTTCATCGAACGGCTTGGGAAGGTCAGCTACGTCGATGTCGACGGAGGTATCTGGGCCTTTACCTACAGCGACTACCCCACCGGCGTGAAGGAGCGCTTCGCCCCCGAACTCGTGCGTCCCGCCACGCACGACGAAATCGCGAGCCTCGCCGGCTTCAAGGACCCACAGTTCCCTTGGGAAGGTTACGCTAAGCTTGATGGTGAGATGAGCGACGCGGGGAAGCCCTCAGAGATCACCAACAAGATCGCCGTCACCTCTCCAACGGGCGCTGTTCCCACGACCGTCACCGAACGGCCCAGCCGCTTCTACGGCTCCGAGGTTACCGTGGACGCGCCGGACGAGGTCTATGACCTGTCGCCGGAAGAACGCCTCGACATCGCCAACGGCGCTGTCGCGGAACACAGGCGGCGCAAGCGCCTGCTTCGGTGGGAACGCCGATGATCATCATCACCGACGCGGATAGCCTTCGCGACGCCGAAGCGCTCGACGTGATGATCGACGCGCTCCGCGCCGCCGGGATGATCCAGATGCTAGGCACCACATGGTCCGGCTCCATCGAGCGGACCATGATCGACCTCAAACAGGACGGTCAAACTAACCTGTCCTGAACCCAATCGCCGCCGGGATTGTCAATCTTCTTTGACTTCCCCGCTCCGATCCACACCGCCGTTCAAAAAGATCGACACGGCGGAGCTACGTCCACCAGTGTAAAGCGAGACTAACACATGTCCCCCAAGGAAATCCTCACCAACGTCCTCGGCCTCACTCCGCGCGAAGCCGACAACCTGATCAGCGAGTTCGAGGCGGTTTGCGGCCCCCTGCCCCTCCCGACCGCGACGAACGACTGCGACCAGACCAAGGCGTGCGCCGCCGAGATCAATCGGCAGAAGGACGAAGCCGTCGCCGCTCCCGCCGCGTTCACGATCAGCGTCAACGGCCGTCAGGGCGCCGGCAAGACCACCCTCTTGCTCGTGATCCTCAAGGCGCTCGCCGACGCCGACCTGCTCAACGACACCGACATGCACGACGCGGTTTTCAACCCGAGGTACCTGCTCAATCGTGCCCGCACAATGGACGGTCTCGGCGAGGCGATCGACGTTCGCATCACCCAGAGCGCCATCAGGCAGGTGCAGACCAAGTTGGAAGACGGTCAGTCGCCCTTCGGCGAGCCGGCGACGCTGGACGATATCCTGCCCACGCTGACGGGCGCGGCGATTTGCGAGCGCTTCGCCACACGCGACGAGATCGCGACCATCGGCGTCAAGGGAGTCCTCAGTCAGATGGTCGAAGAGGCGTTCGAGACCGTCGTCATCGATGCCGACGCCAAGGACGTGCTGTTCCGGGTGAATCTCGGCTAAGCCTTCGTGCAAATCACGCTGATCGACGATTGTTGGGTAGCGACATGCCGATTGTCGGAGAAGGACGCCCTCAAGGAAGCGGGCTTCATCTTCGACGCGCTGGGCATGCGCAAATGGTACACCCGAGACTGGCGTAAGGCCGCCATCTTCTTGGACTCGTGTGTGGGCGAAGCCTACTCGCGGCTCAAGGGGATCGTCGACCAGCATGAGGCGGAACTGGCGGCATCCTATGCGATGCACGCCGAGGCGGACATCCCTGTCCCCTACATCAAGAACCATAAGGGAGAGGTCCTCGACTACCTCCCTTACCAGAAGGCGGGCATCCTCTACGCCTGCGAACGGTACGACACGCTGATCGCCGACTCGCCGGGTCTCGGCAAGACGATCCAAGCGATCGGCGTGATCAACAACCTCGGACTGCGGTCAGGTCTGATCGTGTGTCCGGCGACCTTGAAGCTCAACTGGCTCAAGGAGATGACGAAGTGGCTCTTGGACAAGGGCCTGACCATCGGTGTCGCATTCGGGGGAGAAATCCCGGAGACCGATTTCGTCATCGTCAACTACGACATTCTCGCCCGCAATCGGGACACCTTGTGGCGTGACCATTGGGACATCCTGATCTGCGACGAGGCCCAATACCTGTCGAACGGGAAGTCGAAGCGCACTCAAGCGATCTTCGGCGACTATGGCGAATGGAACAGCGAAACGAAGCGGAAGAAGTTCGCTATCAAGAGCCGACCGGACAAGAATGGCCGGACCACGATACTCAAGGTTCCGTGTCTTCGCGCCGAGTACCGCGTGATGCTCACCGGGACGCCGATGATGAAGCGGCCGGCAGACATGTGGCCGATGATCCGCGACTTCGATCCGCGTGGTCTCGGCAAGAACTGGATCGACTTCGGTACCCGCTATTGTGCTGGCTATCAGGGCGACTTCGGGTTTGTCGCCGATGGTGGTTCGAACGAAGACGAACTGAACGAAAAGCTGCGGAAGACCTTCATGATCCGCCGCTTGAAGTCGAACGTCCTGAAAGACCTGCCCGAGAAGACCCGTCAGGTGGTGGTCTTCCCAGCCGAGGGCTTGAAGAAGCTCATCAAGACCGAGCGCGACAAGTTCACCTCAGCGCTCGCGATGCTGGCCGCCGCCAACGACAACGTCGAGTACAAGCCCAAGGTCGCCCACAAGGACCTCGACCCCGGCTTCGTGCTGGACTGCATGACCAAGATTCTGCCGCAGGGTTTCAAGAACGCTGACATCGGCGATCTGGCTCCGGGTGAAATCGAGCCGGGGTTCGCGGCTTACTCTGAGGCTCGACATGATCTGGCGCTCTCGAAGCTGCCGATGGCGATCGAGCATATCAAGCGCCTCGTGGAGGCCGGCGAGAAGGTGATCATCTTCGCCATCCACAAGGACGTGGTGGCTGGCCTGTACGAAGCCTTCCCCACTGCGGCCAAGATCGTGGGCGGCATGACGGCCAAGAAGGTCGAGGCCGAGAAGCTTCGGTTCCAAGGCGACAACGACAACCACATCGCGCCTGACCCCGAATGCCGAGTCATCATCGGCAACCTCAAGGCGGCCGGCGTCGGTCACACACTGACGGAAGCGACCGTGGTCGTGTTCGTGGAGATGTGGTCGGTGCCCGGTGACATGGAACAGTGCGAGGACCGCGCCCACCGCTACGGTCTCGAACACAACGTCCTCATTCAGTACCTCGTCGTGGACGGGACGATGGACGCGAACACGGTACAAACCCTCATCACGCGTATCGAGATCATTGAGCGCGCCGTCGATGGGACCGATCCCTCCAGCTACAAGAAAGCAGCCTAACTCATGACCGCTACCAAGGAAGAAGTAATCGCCGCGATCGACTCTGAACTCGCCTATCAGGATTTCGTGTGGCCGGAGAGCGGCCCGAACGGAGATGGTGTGCTGTCGATCGGCGAACGCATTCTCCTGATCGAGGAATATGCCGCCAAGGCGCGCGCCGCTTGGTCCACCGAGTCCGCACCGGAGATGGGCGCGCTCGACATCATGCGGAAGATTACGACGATCGGCTTCCGCTGCATGGCCGAACACGGTGCCGTCAATCGCAAGGTTTCCTGATGGCAGACACAATGACGCGCATCCGGTTACCCGGCAGCAAGGCCCACCACGGGTTCATGGACCATGGCGTCTGCACCGTGGACGACATGATCTCGCAGGTCCGCGCCCACGCAGACCACATGCGCCGGCAGGTCGCCGAGATCGATGCGGCCAAGGACGAAGACTTTCAGGTCGACGTGGTCCGGGGCTCGGTCGTCCAGCACTTCGTCCGCACCCTCCAAACATCAGCCAAGAAGGCATCGTAATGGAAAACTTCGAGTTAGCAGCGGCATCGCCCGAGTACCGTCGCAAGGTCATTGACGGACTCCCTCCCATCCAATGGAAGTGCCGGAGCGAAGCCAACATCGCAGGTCAGCGGGCTCGCGATGCAGGACAGCACATCGACGTTCGCGACGATCGGTATCTTCCGGGCACCCCGGAGCGCGAGCAGTTCCAACATGGCTGGATGGACCGAGATCAGGTGATCCGCAACGCCACCACGGCCGACGATCTGTACGCGCCGCTGATCCCGCCGGCCGCCCATACGCTGGCCGACCCGGTGCCGAACACGATCCCGACCGGCCTCCCGCCCTACGACTACGAGGTCAAGTCGTGGCCGCAGTTCTTCGAGCCAATGGTCGCGGGCAAGAAGCTCCACGACATGCGGAACAAGAAGGACCGCAGCTATAAGGTCGGTGACCGGATGCTGCTGCGCGAGTTCGATCCGTTCGGCGGCGGCTACACCGGCCGCGTCGCCATCGCCCACATCACGTACATCACGAGCAACGATACGCCTTGCGCGCTGTCGTCGGTCGGCTTGGGCGATGACATGGCGATCCTCTCGGTGCGGATCAGCGGCCCGTACCCCGACGACGATCGGCACGCGTGATGCATCGCATCCTCTGCTGGCTCGGTCAGCATCGCTTTGTCCCGTCGATCTCCTTCAACCTCCGCACCCGTAAGTGGCACGTCAAGCAGGAATGTCGTCACCGGTGCGGCACGACGCGGGAGAACGCGTGATGGACATCACCAAGAGACAACTCATTGACCTGTGGGACGAGATCGACGGAGCCAAGTGGCTCGCTGAGGGTCCGGGGAATTGTTATTGTCCTTCGCTCGACGCGTTCCCGGAGCTTCATGCTGCTGCCTCGCCTTACAACCTCATTTTCACATGGTACGAAGTCAAGCTGGGTCGGGAGACGTGGCGCTACGTGACCGCGTTGGGGCACGTCATTGTTCCGCCGTTTCAAGTGGCGGACGGCGCGTGATGGACGACGCAACCCGCATGGCGCTCGCCCGCGCCGAGGTCGAGAAAGGCGTAGGCTTCCTCAAGGCAGCAATCCAGTTGCTCGGCCCGATCGAGCGTCCGTCCGTCATGCTGACAAAGCGCGGCCTGACCGACGCCATGCTCGATGTCGAAGCTGCTGCGTCGAGGATCAACTGATGGGCAAGCTGCTCTGCTGGCTAGGCTGGCATCGTCGATCGCCGTTCTGGCGCAAGGCGTACAACGTCCGGACGGGCAACATCCGTCTCTATCTCGCGTGCGGTCGCTGCGAGATCGAAATGCCGGAGGACGCGTGATGGATGTCGAATATCGCATCAAGGTGGACGGCGCTATGTTCGCCGAAGCGCGTAGGGAGATGGACGCGAACGAGCACTACTTGATTACGTTCTATAGCTTCGGCGCCTTTCACGGCGACGACTATACCAATGTCACTTTGCTCAACCGTGATACCGGCGAGATCGTGCCTGTCAGCTTTTCCTCTTGGCGAGCGGCGGGTCAAGACGGGCTCGACATGGTCATCGCTGCTGTTTTGGAAGACGCGTGATGTTCATTTTCGAACTCCTCTTCTGCCGACTCGGTTTCCACCGCTGGTCCACGGAACGGATGCGCTATTATTCCCTTGAGGACGGACAATTTCACGACTGCTTCTATTGCGAGCGGTGCGGCGAGAGTTCACCGCTGTGATCGGTCGTTGGTTATGCCGGTTGGGCGATCACAAATGGCAGGTCGAAACGAGGGTCGCTGACCCGTCAATCAGCGGCGCCGAACTTATCGTAGAGCGCTGCAAGCGCCCCGATTGTGATGCTCGCCAACAGCGGGTCGTACTGCCTCCGTGGACCTGTCCGCACGGCGTCGGAATGCTGCAAAGCTGCGCTGCCTGCGGCAAGTGCCACACATACTATTGCTATCGCGGCGTCGGCCACACCGGCAGTTGCCAGTCATAGGAACCTCCATGAGCCCCCTTCTCTCGGTCTGCTTCTTCGCCTGCTCGATCGTCTGCTGGCTACACGTCCACCAGATCGTCAAGGACAAGGCGGTGAAGGGCGTGAGCCTGATTCCGACCTTCGTCTTCATGACGACGAACGCGGTCGAGATGGTCTATTTCTGGCAACGCCTCGACATGTGGTCGGTGGCCGGCGCCGGCTCGATGTTGCTCTCGAACGCCGCGTGGACGCTCTGCGTCTTCTGGTACATCGCCAAGGCGTATGACGACGAGATCGACTGGACGCTCGCGGCTGCGTGAGTGTTAGTTTCACTTGACTTTGAGAGTTAGTTTGGCTAACGCCTGACCTCCCGAAAGGACATCCTAAATGCTCCGAACTCCCGCACAGTGGGCGACAGCCGTCGCCCGCAACCGCTCGATCGCGCTTGTCTCCGATCTGAGCAACGCCTGCCAGATCACCCACGGCCGCTACTTCTGGCCGCTCGAAGCAAACCACCCCGGCAACGACTTCGACATGGAGTTCATCGGCATGGTGCTGGCCGGTGAGCGTCGCTGGGGCGGTATCCTCGTCGATGAGGACGGCTTCCCGCTCGATTATTCGGTCGCCCAGCATCTCGTGCATACAGCCGACATCGCGTACGCCAAGCGTCGGGTGATCATGCCCGAGGTTGACTGGGACAACCACCCGTCGCCGATCGGTTACGCGTTCGCCCATGACTGGTCGGAAGCCTATCTCAAGGACTTCCCGCGTCCCATCAAGGGAGCGCTCGGTAACGGCGACTATTACATCTACGAAGCCGCGTTGATGGATCGATTGGTGGCCGAGTTCGGCGTCATCGTCACGCCGGAGATCACCAAGCTCACCAAGATCGTCGACAACTGGATGATCTTCTTGGAGCGCGACAAGATGGCCGGTCCACCGGTCGTCCCCTACATCAACGAAGACGATCATCCCGGCTTCACGATCGACGACGTGGTTCCCGACTTCCACGTCTGGGATCGCAAGACGGCCATGACCCGCTTCCTTGCGAAGTGGGAGGAGATCACGGCCAGTGACGTTCTTCGAGCGGCTGCCTGATGGGCACGATCGCTGATGAGGTAGTCGACCGGCTGGACGATCTCTCCCCCGGTCGACAGCGGATTTTCGCGGACGCTCAGCGACGCGCGAAGTGGGACTGCTTCTACCTCGGCATGGCCGAGTACGTCGCCACCGCGTCGAAGGACCCGTCCACGAAGGTGGGCTCGGTCATCGTCCGACCAACGAACACCGTTGCCTCGGTCGGCTACAACGGCTTCCCTCGCGGGTTGTCTGACGCGCCGGAACTCTATGAGGACCGGGAGACCAAGTACAGCCGCGTCGTCCACGCTGAGATGAACGCCATCCTCAATGCCCACGGGCCTGTGGATGGCTTCACACTCTACAACACCTTCCCTCCTTGCGACCGCTGCGCCGTGTTCGTCGTGCAGGCCGGCATCAAACGCGTGGTGACGCGAGCGGTGCCAGTCGAGGCCGCCGACCGCTGGGCCTCTTCTCTCGCCAAGACTGCCGCGATCTTCGCGGAAGCCGGCGTCGAGATGGTCGTAATTCCCCGTCAGGACTGACATGAACGATTTGCTTTCCGACCTTCCGTGGAAGGAGGTCGAACCCGGCTCGTATGCCTACGAGAACCGATCGCCGCTGCCCGCCATGGGCCTCAATGTCGACGACTTGACGCCGGATCAGCAACTCTTCGCCGACGCTGGTGTCGAGATTCCTAACGGACAGTCGTTCCCGCTCACCGAGCTTGAGCGTGACATTCTTCGTCGCAAGGTCGCCGCGAACCGTGACGCCGCCATGCTAGGCGACAGCGGCTACGAACGGATCGAGGCGGACTTCTATCCGACTCCACCCGAGAACGTGGACTGCTTGCTGGAGCATTTTGCGCCGCATGGCGCACCCAACCTGATCTGGGAGCCGGCCTGCGGTAAGGGAGACATCTCGCTCCGCCTGATGGACTACGGCTTCGAGACGTGGAGCAGCGACCTCCACGATCAAGGCTACGGCACGCCGGGGATGGACTTCCTCATGCAGGCCGGTCTTCCCAATCCGAACGTCCGCTCGATCATCACCAACCCGCCATACGCGGACGGACTGGCCGAGAAGTTCGCCCGTCACGCGATCAAGCTCATGCAACCGGTACGCGGACAGGTCGCGATGTTTCTCCGCAACGAGTTCGACTGCGGTAAGAACCGTATGGACCTGTTCGGTCTACCTCCGTTTCACAAGAAGATCGTGGTGACGAAGCGCCCGCGTTGGATCGCCGGGTCCACCGGTTCTCCACGCCACAACTACGCGTGGTTCATCTGGGATTGGCGCCACAAGGCCGGCTCTGGCGGCATCGCCTACTCGCACCCCGACTTCGCGCCCAGCCCCGCCACCACCAAGCACTGAGGTTTCATGCTCTCCATTCTGCAACTCCAGTCGACCGTGGCCGAACACGGCGGGATTCGTCCTGCTGCCCGTGAACTTGGCATCGCGGAGTCCACGATCCGTATGCGCCTCAAGCGCGACGCCGAACGCCTGCTCAAGAAGCTCGATCAGGACGCGGAACAGGAGACGTTCGTCTTCACCGCGAACCGGCCGCCGCGCCCGCAGGTGTTCGAGCCGATCGACGGCCTGCCGCGCTACTTCATCTTCACGGCCGCGCAGGACTCCTCGAAGGTCCATGAAGATTTCCTCACCTGTCTCAAGGTCTACGCCGAGTGGCTGGAGAACTGCGAGATCATGATCGGCGGATTCACGTACAGCAAGACGCTGTTCGAGGATCATGACACGCGCTCGCCCAAGGTCGGTTTCCACCCGCTGATCGACGAGTACATCATCCACGATCGCATTCGCATCGGCGACGAAGTCGAGTTTTGCGGCGAGATGAACACCCTCCCCACGGCAGTCACTCCGCTGTCTGGATTCTCGACCTACACCGGTAAGCGGTGGGGCGTGTTCCCACACCCGAAGGTGCAGTTGGAATCGGTCCCGACGATGAAGGGCGACCGCGCCAAGCAGATCATGACGACGGGCTGCGTCACGTTGCCGAACTATATCCGCAAAAAGGCCGGCATCAAGGGCATGTTCCACCACGTCATCGGCGCGGTGCTGGTCGAACTTGCCCCGGACGGTTCGACCTTCTGCCGGCATCTGTTGGCGACATCACTCGACGACGGGTCCTTCTACGACTTGGACTGCCACGTCACGCGCGACGGCGTCGATGAAGGTGTCCATGTCGAAGCTATCACCTACGGCGACATCCATGAAGACAAGTTGGACCCGGTGGTGGCGGACACGACGTGGGGTTACGATACGCTGACGAAGACGCGCGTCGTGGACCCGAATTACACGCCTCTATGCGACTTCCTGCGGCCGAACTTCGCATTCTACCACGACCTGTTCGACCAGCAGCGCCGCAACCACCACAGCATCAAGGACCCGTACTTCCGCTTCATGATGCACAACAAGGGCTACGATCGCGTCGAAGACGAGGTCGCTGGCTCGGCGTCATTTCTTCGCGCCGTCCACCGCGACGACACGCAGGACATCGTGGTGGAATCCAATCACGATCAAGCTCTGCTCCGCTGGCTCAAGGAGGGTGATTACCGCACCGATCCGGCGAACGCGATCTTCTTCCTCGAAAGCCAATCGTGGGTCTATCGCCAGCTTGCTTCCGGCAACAGCAGCCCGCCGGTGCTGGAGAAGGTCCTTCGCGACAAGGGCATCCCCGACGACACGGTGTTCATCTCCGAGGATCAAGGCTTCGTCATTTGCGGCTCGATCGAGTGCGGGATGCACGGCCACCTCGGTGCCAATGGTACCAAGGGCTCGCCGCTGACCTTTGCCCGCGCCGGCCAGAAGTCGAATACCGGTCACACCCACAGCCCGGCGATCCGGGACGGGGCCTATGTGGCGGGCGTCTCGGGCAAGCTCGACATGGGCTACAACAAGGGCCTGTCGTCGTGGGCGCATAGCCACATCATCACGTACCAGAATGGCAAGCGGACCATCATAACGATGAACCGTGGTCGCTGGTACGCCTGATGTCTTCCGATCGAATTTACGACGAAGGAGTCACTGCCAAGAACTGTGTCCTCGAACTCTTCGTGGACAAGCAGATTGGTAGTGGCGCCTACCGCCGGGTCTACGCACTGACGCAGGATGAAACCTGCGTCGTCAAGGTCGAGTACTACGGCAAGGAGTTCTGCAACGTAGCCGAGATGCGAGTGTGGCAGGAAGTCGAATTGACACCCCTCGCCAAGTGGTTCGCTCCTTGTATCGAAATAGACAGTCTCGGTATCGCTCTCATTCAGAAGAAGACCCTGCCATTTCGGAGCGAGGAAGAGTTCCACGCGGCCCTGATCGACACCAAGGCAGGTCCTCTTCCTGCTTTCTTCGACGACGTTCATTTCGGCAACTTCGGGATGCTCGATGGTCGAGTCGTTTGTCACGACTATGGCTTCAATCACTTCATCCGCGACGGCATCCGTGCCGCTGCCGGGGAGCAGCATGAATTCAGCTTCTAATCTCACGATTGCGGTTGCCGTCATGGCGCCACTCAACGTCGCTGCTGCCATCTTCGTCGCGATGCTTGGGTTCGAGCGCGTGATGGACTGGCTCGACGACAACACGCCCGACGATCCGGACGCGTTCGTATGATCCCGATCAACTGGTATTACGGCCTCGCGATCAAGGACGACAATGATCCCTTCATCGTGGCGCTGCGGGAAGGTCGCATCGAGCCGGGCGAGGTCGAGACCATCGTCCTCGGCGGCGACACCTACGTCGTGACCGAAGTCCCACTTCCGGACGGGCTGTGGGCGAAGGACGGAACGCTTATGTTCGAGTGCCGGTCATGTGGTCAGGACTCCGAGTGGTATGGCGAGCCCGAGGACTTCGAGTTCGGACACTTCACCAATGTCTGTGGCGGCAGTCCACGATGCCTCCCGTGACTAGCTACGACTATCCCAAAGAGTACGGGATGTACGCAGGCGAGACCTGTTGGCGGGGGTCGTGTCGCGGACGCATGGTGGACTACCAATATCCTTGCCAGTGCTGGGACGAGGTTGAGATCGCCGAGGAGACGGGCGAGCCCGTGTTTACGTCAGTCTGCACATGCGAATCGATCGTGGTCTGTGGTGAGTGTGGCGCAAGCGCTCATGACGACTAAGCGGCCGGGCATCTACAACATCAAGCACCAGCACCGCATCCCGATCCCTCGGGGTGCGGTGTATTGCGGACGGTCGTCGCCATACGGCAACCCCTATCGCGGCGGTGTCCATGGCAGTCGGGCGATGGTGATCGCCAAGTTCGAGAAACATGTCCTCCCCGATCTCGACGTGTCGGCGCTCGCAGGCTGCGATCTGCTTTGCCACTGCGTCCCCGAACCCTGTCACTGCGAACCAATCTACCGCAAGGCGAATGGGTTCGATTGGCGCGATACGGCCGTTGCCGGACATTAGCCGGACATCGCCGTGAGCGTGTAACCACCGAAATCCGCCATTTCTGCCGCTTCGCATGGCCATTGCCGGACATTATCCGGACATCGCGAGTGTTAGTTTCACTTGACTTATAGGGTTAGTTTCCCTTAACACGATCCTTCCTCTAGTTGAGGCTCCCTTGAAGCTCCGTCCCCCAAAATATCACCGCTTGGTGTTCGACGCCGAGACCGATGGCCTGCTTCATCAGGTCACGGTCTGTCACTGCGTCTGCGTCCGCGATTACGATACCGGTCAGCGGTGGGTGTTCCGGCGCAACAAGCGCGAGAACACGATCCCCAAGCTGTTCGCGCTGCTGGACGACGCCGAGGAAATCTGGGGCCACAACATCGTGGCCTACGATATTCCCATGCTCGAACTGTTGTTCGACTGGACGCCGAAGGCCCGCATCCGCGACACCCTCGTCCTCGCCCGCCTGCTCTTCCCGGATCAGAAGGATAAGGACTTCCGCCTCCATGAGGCCGGTAAGCTCGATGGCATCAACATCGGCAAGCACACGCTCGATAGCTGGGGCCAGCGCCTCGGCATGTACAAGGGCGACTACAAGAAGATCAAGGAAGAGATCGGTCTGGCGCGTGGCTACGCGAAGGACTCGATCGAGATGCGTCTCTGGGTCTGGGGGACGTGGACCGAGGAGCTTGAGGAATACTGCGTCAACGACGTTGAGGTGACCTCGCTGCTGGTCCGGATGATCGACCAGCGTGAGGGCGCGCCACAAGCCGTCTACGTCCAGCACCGGCTCGCGGACCTGATGGCCCGTCAGCAAGACAACGGCTTCATGTTCGACCGCGAGCGTGGTCAGGTTCTGGCCGACGATCTTACCGAGGCCAAGACCGGTCTCGAAGAGCGGCTCGATGTCGAGTTCCCCGGTCGATACATTCCGAAGAAGCGCATGGACACGCAGCCGGTCGGCCGCTGTGTCACCGGTGGCGAATATCCCGAGTTCGGGATGGACCCCGACATGGAACGACGCTGGTACGGTCAGCCCGAGCGCCGCAAGAATGCTTCGCCGAAGTACAAGGACGCGCTCAAGCCGCAATGGGAAGAGGGTGCTTGGTACACCCCGATCCAGTGGCAGGAGTTCAATCCGCGTTCGCGTCCGCAGATCACGGACCGTCTCCAAGAGATGGGATGGGAGCCGGAGGACGAAGACTATACGGAGAAGGGGAACGTCAAAGCGAACGACGTGATCCTGCGTCGTATCGTCGAGCGATTCCCGGTCGCTGAACCACTCGCGGACCTGATGGCGGTCAACAAGCTGATGGGCCAGCTTGCGGACGGTAAACAAGCATGGCTCAAGCTGGTGGACGAAAACTCGTTCATTCATGCCTACGTCAATCCTTGCGGCGCGGTCACCACGCGCGCGACCCATGCCTTTCCGAACCTCGCGCAGGTCCCGGCCGTTCGTAAGAAGAAGGCGAAGGTCAAGGACCTCCAGCGCTGGACCGGTAAGCAGGGCATCGTCGGCGCCAACGCCATGTGGAAGGGCGGTCCCGTCCTCGTGGTTGGTAAGCGCGGTGAGAAGATTCCGTGGCAGGAACTGAGCCACACCGACGACAATGGGGAAGACACGACCGTCATGGTCGTCATCCTCGGGCTCAAGGGTGGTTGGGGCTACGAGTGCCGCTCGCTCTTCGGTGTGCCGGAGGGTTGGGTCCTTGTCGGCTCCGACTTGGCCGGCATCGAGCTTCGCTGCCTCGCTCACGAAATGGCGAAGTACGACGGCGGCGCTTACGGCCGCGTGCTTCTCGAAGGCGATATCCACTCGGAAAACCAGCGCCTCGCCGAGCTTGAGACTCGCGATACGGCCAAAACCTTCATCTACGCCTTCCTCTACGGGGCGGGCGACGAGAAGATCGGCAAGATCGTGAGCCCGCTATCGCCGCCGCACATTCAGGCGAAGATCGGTAAGGAACTCAAGGCCCGCTTCCTCCGCAACCTGCCGGCGCTCTCGAAGGTCATTCGCGAGATTCAGCGTCAGGCGAACCGCAAGTACCTGACCGGGCTCGACGGGCGCAAACTGTTCGTCCGCTCGAAGCACGCGGCGCTGAACACCGACTTGCAGGGCATGGGTGCGACGATCGCTAACTGGTGGTTGATCTTCGTCGAAGACATGCTCGCCGACGCGGGCCTGACCTATGGCTGGGATGGCGATTTCGTCTTCTGCGCTTGGGTGCACGACGAGATTCAGATCGCGTGCCGTGAAGGTCTCCACGAGGAGATCATGGAAATCTGTACGCGGGCAGCGATCGAGTGCGGCAAGTACCTAAACTTTCTGCTCCCCGTCGAGGCATCTGCTGATTGGGGCTACAACTGGGCTCAAACGCATTGATCCCCGACGATTATCTCCCAGCCCTCATCGTGGGCGGCCTCGTGGCCGCCCTCGTTATCTCCATCATCACTCCAAGGAATCGACGTGGACGATAACACGATCCACTGGCGTCACGAAGAGCCAGCCCGAGACGAAGCCGGCATGGTGGCCTGTGGCATACCGAATGTCGGCATCTGGTCCGATTACCGTCGCAGCCACGTGACCTGCACTGGCTGCCTCCAACTCCCGAAGGACATCGCATGAATACCGGACTCGAAGCCTATTGCCCCGGAATCGTTCTCTTCCTCGGCGGCTTTCTGACACTGCTCGCGCTGGCCAGCCTCAGCGGTATCTACAAGATCATGATCCACGACATGACGGAGAACAAGCGCGTCTCGTTCGTGCTGGCGCTGATCGGCGTCGCCCTCATGGCCGTGAGCCGCCTGTGATCTGGGACCTCGCAGCAATTGTCGGCGTGGTCGCTTTGGCGGCCGGCGTCATGGCGTGGTGGTCGCTCCGCTTCAACGGCGACCGAGTCAAGGACCTGATATGACCTATCGTCTCAGCGACAAGCGGCGCCCCGGCGTCGGTAAACCCTACACGGTCGGCACCCACTTCGGTGGCTCGACCAGCGGAGGTCCGTACAACGTCGGAAATCCCGGCGCGGCCGGCAACGCCTCGGTCTCTATGCGTGAATACTGGCAGCGCTCGTACGGCGGCCAGTTTGCGGCCGATTACGATGCCGGTCTCGTTATCGGCGCCGATGATCTCGCCGCAGAGGGCTTCGATGGGTTCAACGCCTTGCGGGCCGTCCTCAGCGAAAAGCGGGACTTGCACTGGCAAGCAAAAATCGACGGTTACCGCGAAGCAACGATCTCGCGCGGACCCATCGAGTTCGGTCCTGCGCTCACTGACCGTAACGACGAGTGTTAGTTTCACTTGACATTTAACCATCCTGTGTCTATCGAAACTGCACAACGAAAGTTCCCCGACATGATCAATTTCGATGATCTCCCGTATGCGGAGAACCCCGGTTCTGTGACCGTCACAGAAGCGGTCGTTCTCACGCTCGCCTCGGCTGCGATGACCGCCAGCAACTTCTTCGGATACACGAAGATCAATCCCGTCGTCGCGGTCGCGCCCTTCGTGCTGCTGATCGTGATCATGATCGCCTATCGGACGATCCGGAACGCGACCCACGAGGCGTTGCGTCTCGCCGCCTCCGATGCCGCACTCGATGAACATGTGCTGGAACAGAGCCGCAGCGCCGCCAGCCGCACCCTCACGCCGATGGTGCTGCGTGCCCAGATGGACGGTGCCGAGTGAACGTCCTTTACTTCGACACGGAAACGACCGGCCTGCCCAAGGCATCTAAGCCGTACAACCATCCCGAACAGCCTCACATCACGCAGCTTGGTTTCATCCTTGAGGTGAATGGCCACGATGCGATGGTCGTGGACACGCTGATCGAGCCGGACAACTGGCCGATCCAGCAGGACTCCGGGACCGGTATCGGCAAGATCGCCAGCGAACTGACTGGCATCACGGAAGAGATGTGCCGCGAGTCCGGCATCCCGATCGCCGACGCGGTGGAACTGTTCGTGGTCGCGGCCGAGAACGCCGACTTCATCGTCTGCCACAACGTCGCCTTCGACACCAAGATCATCGGCATGGAATACAACCGGCTGCGGCCGGACGTGTCGCCAAAAACGGTACTATGCGGTCGCCCGACAATTTGCACCATGCTCGCGGCGACGCCGGTGTGTCGGCTGCCCAAGGGAGACGGCAAGGGCTCAGGCTTCAAGTGGCCCAAGCTGATCGAGGCGATGCAGTTCTTCTTCAACGAAGGGCTGGACGGCGCCCACTCGGCCATCGTCGACATCCTCGCCACGCGCCGCGTGTTCCATAAACTAGGCGGTCTTGGTTACCTCGACGAACAGTTGATCAAGGGCGGCCTCGATCCGAACGTCGTCAATTGGCTCGACATCCCCACGGCCGCCGACAAGCGCGCCGCGCTCGTTGAGATGATCACCCGCGCCGATACCGAACTGAACGTGTCCGGCACGACCTTCGAGAACGCGCTGGCCGAGCAGATCATTGCGTCGAAGGTGCTGGTATGAGCGCGATCCCGAACCGCGCCTATGTCGTCGTGTCTCTGCCCCATCCCTCGGGCGCGGGAAACAACACGACGTGGGGCGAGCCGATCGCGCGCTCGATTCACCTGACACCGGTCGCGGCTGAGTTCGAAGTGCGTCGTCTCCGCAAGGAAGTTTTCGAACGGCTAGCAGAGCCGGGCGAAGACCCGGAAGAGTACGTCGCACGTCTCCTGACATATCGCCGATCCATCAAGATCGCGGTCTGCCGGCTCGAAAAGATCGTCACGGCACTGGTCGGCTGATGGGCAACATCCTGCATATCAAGACGGACATGCAGTGGCCGTGGGGCGTGCCCTTCCGCATCCCGGACCAGTTCAACGGACACCAGCGCGGCGAGTGGTACTTCCGCGAACCGCTGCGTGGTGACTGCACCGGACCATTCATGAACATCGACGAGGCCACACACGAACTCGGCCTCGCCATCGCAAACGCCAACAGAATCTGAGGTAACTCGTGAACATCAAGACGATTTCGTGCGTCCGCGACGACGCCACGGACAGCTATGTCCAGACGGTCGAAATGACCGTGCCCCGTAGCGCTCTCATGGCCGAGTTCCTTGCCACGACAGGCGAGGACGGTCTGGGTGATCCGAGCGACAGCAAGGGCCAGCATCAGGTCGTCTTTGCGGACGGGACGTTCGTGATCTGCTCCTACGCCGCAGCGCTCGAACACTCGCAGGTCAATCCCGACTACACCGCGATGATCAGCGTGTCAGCGCTCCGCGCCGCCCTGCGTCAGGCGCTCAACTGATGACACAGCTTAGCGACACCGCCGCGACGCTGATCGCGATCTGCTGCCACGAGGCGAACCGCAAGTTCTGCATCTTTACCGGCGACAACAGCCAGAAGCCGTGGGCGGAATCGCCACTCTGGCAGCAGGAAAGCGCCATCAAAGGCGTCCACTTCGTCAACAACAATCCCGAGGCCTCGGACTCGGCGACCCATGACTCGTGGATGGCCGAGAAGGTCAACGACGGCTGGGTCTATGGCGAGATCAAGGACGCGGAAGCCAAGACGCACCCGTGTATCGTGCCGTTCGACCAGCTTCCGGCCGACCAGCAGTTCAAGGACAAGCTGTTCAAGATCGTGGCTCAGGCCGGGATCATCGGCTTCGGCGCGGCGTCGCTCTGATGGCCACGTACAACACGCTACGCGAAGCGAACCTCGTGCGTCAGGTCGAGTGGGCGGCCGGTAAGACTACCCACACCTATGCCAGCAACGAGCTTGCCGGCGAGGTCTCCGAATTAATCGACGCGGCCGATGACTGGTCGTGGAATCCCTGCGATTTGCGCTTCGAAGCGCTGCTCGATGAGATCGGCGACGGTGTGATCTGTATCGATCTCGTGGCCTTGCGATTCAACATCGTACTGCCATCGATTCATTCGCACATCTACCCGTCTGTCTCGGCCGAAGAACGGCACGACTACCTCCGCTCCACGCTTATCTCTCTGGCCATTTCGGCCGGTAAGGCCTGCAACGTCGTCAAAAAGCTGGAGCGTGAAGAACTTGGGATGCCGGGCTCGCGGGCGACCGTGGGTGACTTGGAAATCCATCTCGAAGAGACGCTGACGAACATCTCAATCATCGCGGCACTCGCCGGGATCGATGCTGACGACGCGGCCACCCGAAAGTTCAACAAGACCAGTGAGAAGGTCGGGCTGAAAACCCGGATGGTCCAGTGACCCATCTCGTAGTCGCTAAGGGTGACGACTGGATCGGCATCTACGTGGACGGCACTCTCCGCACCGAGGGTCATCAGATAGACCTCATGGAGGGGATGCGCCTCGCCATGGAGTTTGGCGGCGACATGTCGTTGGAAGACCGGTGGGTCAACCTCAATTGGCTCAACGACTTCGGCTCCCTCCCCACCAAGATCGCGGACGTGATCTGGGAGGGCGCTCCCTACAAGCCCGAACCCTTCGTGGACGAGGACGAGGCGTGATGGCCATCAAGCCGGGAATCGTCCCCGCCGAGATCAAGTACACGGCAGATTGCACGCGGTGCACCTGTAGGTTCGAGTTCACCGGCGCAGACGGCAAGATCGCCGGTGACCAGCGCGACGGCGACTTCATCACGGTCGACTGTCCAACCTGCTCACATCCCATTTCCACCAAGGTCCGCACGCCGGTCGACGAGGCGCGTCGCCGCCAGTCCGCGAGCGTGGACCCCTACTGAGTTCACCACATGGCAGCCTTTGATTTCGCCAACATGTTCGCCGGCTTCAAGGAGTCGAACGAGAAGTCTTGGAAGTACGATCGCAATGCGTCGGTCGGTGCGTCCGAGGCCTTCGATTGCATCCGCAAGGCGTACTTCAAGAAATACCAGTACGAGCCCGACGATGGCCACAACCCCGATTGGGGTGCGGCGACGCGCGGCGATATCATCGAAAATCATTTCGCGGTCCCCGCCGTCAAGTCGATCCTTCCCAAGGGATGCGAGTTCCTGTTTGCGGGTGATGAGCAAGAGACCTTGAAGAAGGGCCGCCTGTCCGCCACGCCGGACGGTCTGGTGATCGACGCGCCGCGTGATGCACTCGCCCAGCTTGGGGTCGAAGATATCGAGTCCGATTGCTTCGTGGTCGAGTTCAAGTCGTTCGACCCGCGCGCCAACATCAAGGAAGCGAAGCCGGTCCACGCCGGACAGACGCAGGTGCAGATGGGTCTTCTCCACGAGTTGACCGAGTATCGGCCCGAGTACGCGATCATCATCTACATGAACGCGTCGTGGCTCACCGACATCCGCATCTTCGTGATCAAGCGCAACCCGAAAATTTATCAGGTCGCGATCGATCGCTCGAAGCAGGTGTTCCGCACCGAGAATCCCAAGGACCTGATGGCCGAGGGCAAGCTGAGCGGCGCTTGCGACTTCTGCGAGTTCCAGACCGAATGCGCCATCGCGTCCGAGGAGGCGATGCCGACGAAAAAGCAGAAGGTCAACGACGAGACGCTGGAACGTCTCGCGGTCCTCGCCGCGCGGCAGAAGGAACTCGCCGCAGTCGCCAAGGACGCGGACGAAGACAAGAAGGCCGTCGAGGTCGAAATCAAGGAACTGCTCCGCAAGGCGGACAGCCGTGGTGCCTCGGACGACCGCTTCTCGATCTCGCTTGCGTGGATCGGCGGCAAGAAATCCCTCGACCAGACATTGCTCGCGGCCGACCTCGCCGAGGCCGGCAAGTCGATCGAGGACTATCAGAAAGAAGGCAACGGCTACGAGCGCCTGACCGTCAAGCTCAAGGACTGATCGACATGATGATCGCGTTGCTCGCAGCGGCCTTTGCTGCTTCCCCTACCGTCGCTCTACCACCACGTGATCCCGTGAAAGATCAGCCGTTGGTTTGCACTGCGGCCATCCTCGACAAGATGCAGGAAGCAGCGGCCGGGCGGCCTCCGATCTCCTTGATCGTTCCGCTTTACACCGACGCGCAGAAGATAGCGAAAAGGATGCCACCGCATTCAAGCACGGCTGTGACTTGTTCGAGCAAGGATTCATCCTCGCCCTTCGACTCCAGAAAAAGCCGGCGGCCAGCGGACAACCCATGGACTCCGATGGTGCTGCGGATGAAGGACGTGCGCCCGACTATTCGACCGACCCGACCCTCTACAACCGCTAGAACAATGACCACGAGTGTTAGTTTCACTTGACATTCATGGGCATTGGGTCTAGCGAGAATAGGCCGAGCGTGGAGAGCCGCTCATGGACAACCGCCTCCATTCACCCATAACGGAAAGCAACCCGACATGCTGACCAGTGCCTTCCTGCGCGTCATCGCGCGGGACGCGAACGCGATCGTCGCGTTCTTCAAGAAGCTCGACGCCCGGCTCGACGCATTCCTCGCCAAACATCACCTCGATGTCGCCGCGATGCATGAGGACATCGAGATCGCCGAGAGCCACGCCAAGGCGGAAATCGCTCGCATCGCAGCGATGGTCGAGGACGAGGTGGAAACCATCAAGTCCAAGATCGAGGACAAGGTGGCGTCCGCCGCCATCATCGCGGCCCTCAAGGCCGCGCTGCCGGGCAACACCCCGGCCATGACCGCCGCCAACTAAGCGGTCCACCTTCCCACCGGTGAAGGGTCCACAACCGGTCATTCCCCTAACCACCCATTGGAGATGATATGGGTTCTCTCGTTACCACTAACGGGGGCGGCAACGCCCTCGCGGCTTATGGCGGCGCAAACCCGTGGGCCGAAGCGGCTCGCGGCGTTGCCGATGGGGCCTATCTCAAGTTCAACGGCAACAAGGGCGACATCACGTTCGGTTCGGACGATGACGATCTGCCGGAGAAGTCGCTGATCATCGTCGACATGCAATCCATGGCCCTCGGCTGGATTTGCTGGGACGACAGTCAGGTCGTCGAGGAAGTGCTGGTCAACGTGGTCGATGGCAAACCGCCGCTCGAACACGAACTGACGGACCACGGCCCGTTCAACGACGACGACGACGGCTGGCGCGAAGCCGCCTCGGTTTCGGCTGTCCTGTACAGCTACGGCGAGGACACCAAGGACGAAGCGGTCGGTACCAAGCTGCTGTTCAAGACTTCGACCGGTGGTCAGGTCCGTTCGCTCAAGAAGCTCGCCGGCCAGTATGGCCGTCTCTTCATGCAGCATCCGGACGAACTCCCGATCGTCGAACTGACGGTCGAGAGCTACATGCCGAAGGTCAAGAAGCACGGGCGCAAGTACAGCCTCGTGATGAAGATCGTCGGCTGGGTCAGCGCGGCCGAGGCCGAGGCCATGATGGCCGGCGACCATGGCGACGACGAGAGCGACTACGAGCCCGAGGAAAAGCCGAAGGCTGCCTCGCGTCGTGATCGCGACGAAGACGAGGCCCCGGCGCCGCGTCGCAGCCGCCGCGAAGAACCGGCCGAAGAGGATGAGGCGCCCGCGCCCCGTCGCGGTCGTCGCGAAGAGCCGGCCGAGGAAGACGAGGCTCCGGCCCCGCGCCGCAGCCGTCGTGAAGAGCCGGCCGACGAGGACGAGGCCCCGGCACCGCGTCGCGGAACGCGGCGTGAAGAGCCCGACGAAGACGAGGATGCCGCTCCGGCTCCGCGTGGTCGCTCGGAAGCTCGCCGCGCTCGTGACGCCGCTCCGGCCGACGAAGACGCTCAGGACGAGGATGTCGCTCCGGCGCCGCGTCGCAGCCGCCGCGAAGAACCGGCCGAAGAGGATGAGGCGCCCGCGCCCCGTCGCGGTCGTCGCGAAGAGCCGGCCGAGGAAGACGAGGCTCCGGCGCCGCGTTCCGGTCGTGGCGCCCCGAGCAACGCTCGCCTGCGTCGCTTCGACTAACCTCGAAGCACTTCCCCACTGCTGACAATCAGCACCCGCCGGGCCTCGCGCCCGGCGGGCTCAGGAGACCTCTGTGTCCAGCCCATTCGACTTCCTCAAGCGTCTTCCCGACGCTCAGATTACCGGTGACTTCGAGCAGAGTCCCGGCGTCAAGATCAACGGCGCCTTCTGTGAGAAGAGCAACGTCCTCGTCAATGTGATGCACGGCGAAAAGGTGCCGCAGATCACTTGGACCGTCAGCGTCAACGGGCGCGGCGCGCTGGTGATGGGCGAACAGGAATTTCGCGATTTCCTCTCCGCCGGGCTTGCACTGTTCGAGGTCCGTTCGCCGGGCTTCCACGCGCCCGAGCCGACTTCGCCCAAGAAGGCGTAAGTCATGAAGACCGTTCCGCCGCTTGTTGCCGGACCTCTCATCCTCCTCGTCTTCACGACCGCAATCGTCGTGTACCAGTATTGGAAGAAGGACCCCGAGGCCGTGCAGCAAGCGGCGGCGCGGCTTTTCGCGGCGATCACTCAGGGCGTCCGCGTAAGCTATCTCGTGGCCCGCTGGCCGATCACGCTCGTGATCTCGTGGGTCGTCATCTTCCTCGCCGCCTGCTGCTACCTTCCGATGTGCCTCGCATGGGTGCTGATCCAGAAGGTCAGAGGTGAGCCGGCGAAGATCAACATCAAGCTCGCCTGAGGGATCATGGGATTCACCCTGTCACCGCAGCAGGGGGCCGCCGTCAAGAAAGTCGCGAACTGGTTCCGCAACGACACCGCACATCAGCCGGTGTTTCGTCTCGCGGGGTTCGCCGGCACCGGTAAGTCCACCATCCTGCCCGATATCATGGAGTCCACCGGACTCTCACCTTCCGAGGTTGCCTTCTGTGCGCCGACCGGGAAGGCCGCGAAGATCATGGGCGAAAAGCTACGCGCCCAAGGGATCAACGTCTACCCGACGACGATCCACTCGCTCATCTACCTGCCCAAGCCGCAGCGTGCCGAGATCATCGAGCGCGAGCTTGAGGATCACAAGAAGCAGTACGTCGAGATGAAGGCCGGGATCATCCCGCCGCCGTCCGGTGACCTGCGCGCCGATCTCAAGACGCTCGACACCCAGATCGCTATCCTCACCAAGGACCTCGATCGCGCGTACGACACTAACGATCTGCGCTTCCAGATGAACGCCGACTCCCGCCTGACGCAGGAGAACATCCGTCTCATCATCTGCGACGAAGGCTCGATGGTCGGCAAGAAGATCGCCGAAGACATGGAGTATTTCGAGATTCCCATCATGGTGATGGGTGATCCCGGACAGCTTCCGCCGGTCGGTGATGATCCGGGCTTCTTCGATGGATCGGCCGACGTGTTCCTCACCGAGGTGCATCGTCAGGCTGCTGAGAACCCGATCATCCGCATCGCGACGATCGTTCGCAAGGGCGGACGTGCCGACTTTGGCGATTACGGCGACGGTGTGCTGATCGTCCCGCGCAAGAAGGACATCTACACGCTCGATCTGGAGCGCGACGCCCAGATCATCGTCGGCACGAACAAGCACCGCTGGAAAACCACGAGCCGTCTTCGGAAGGCCGGTGGCTTTGAGTCGACCCTCCCGATGGAGGGCGAGCCGCTGATCATGTGCAAGAACTCGAAGCAGCACCCCACGCTGGTCAATGGCACGCAGGTGTTCTCGGCGATGGATCACGGCGACGCCGAGGACGGCATGGCTCGGTTCCTCGCACGCGTCCACAACGACGAAGGCGTCCTGCATGAGATGTACGCCTTCCAAGGCTTGTTCGAACAGCACGTCACGCGCGAACCGAACTTCTCGTCGGCGTCGAAATCTGCCGCCTTCAAGTCGAAGGTAACGGACAATCACATCGACTTCGGCTGGGCCATCACCTGCCACAAATCGCAAGGTTCGCAGTGGGATGAGGTGATCGTCCACGACGAATCATACGTGTTCAAAGAGGCCGCCGATCAGTGGCTTTACACGGCAATCACCCGTGCTGCGGAACGTCTAGTTATCGTCGCTGACTGATATACCCACAATGGACATTTCGGCCAACGTGTTAACGTAACGTTTCCGAAACAAGCCCCGCTTTTCAGCCGTTTGCGGCCTGCCGGCCCTGTTCGTTTCGGTAACGTGTTAACGACGGGTTCCATCGGTTCAACCCCTTTTTTCTACCGGTTCATCGCTTGCACTGGATCGAAACTAACGCGGAGATTACAACCATGACATCGACATTGCCCCACCTGATCGGCCTCATCGGTCGCAAGGGATCGGGCAAGGATACGGCGGCTGAAACGCTGCTGAATCAAGGGTTTGTGAACGTCAAGTTCGCGGGCGCCTTGAAGGAAATGATCGCCACTGTTCTCGCCTATCAGGGGGTGGACAAGGAGACGATCGAACGGATGATCGAGGGTGACCTGAAAGAGGTACCCACCGAGTATCTGGCCGGGAAGACGCCTCGCTATGCGATGCAGACGCTCGGCACCGAATGGGGGCGGAAGCTCATCGGAGAGGACTTGTGGCATGGCGCGACGATGCGTCGGACACAGGACCTGATGGAGACCGGTAACAAGGTCGTCATCACTGATGTTCGGTTTCCCAATGAAGGAAGCGGGATCGAGGACGAAGGAGGTGTCACGCTTGGCATCGAAGCGGACTGGATCACTCCGCAGGAGGGCGAACACGAAAGTGAAGCTCTGATCGACAGTCTGATCGCCTCGCTTCCCGCGAGTCGTCGGATCGCCAATCGGAAGGGTCTGCCGGGCTTTACCCAGCAAGCCATTCAAGAGTTCCAGTTCCGTTTTCTCACCGTTTTGCAAGGGCTATAGGCCGGCGCGAAAAAGCGCTTTCCTACAAGCCTAGTTATGGGTCATGGTCCAATAGGAACCAAACAGGAACAGGAAGGCGCTACTAATGGCTAAGGCAGTAATCACCATCGAAGACATCAACCTCGACGACGGCACCGTCTCCTGCGACGTTGTCATTGAAGGGACCAAGCTCGACGATGGTCACGTCACAGCCGCTCACTTCTTCGCAGTATTCCTCAAGGACCAGATGGGGAACCCCGTGTTCCTCAAGCAGGTCTGGGATTACGCAGAAGATATCATGCGCAGCAACCCCGGCGGTACGATCGTGAACCCGGACCAGAAGATCGACGCGCCGGCCAATGACACGGCAGCCGAGGAGGCGGCCTGATAGGAGTTCCTTGAACAACGCATTCTTCCCGCTGCCGTCCGGGCAGCAGATCACCCACCCCCAACTCGTCGCCAATCTTGCCAAGAGCGGTGACGCCATTCTCGACAGCCTTACCGGGGACAAAGCGCATGCATGGCATATGGCCTCGTGCATCCCCGGTGAGGCCGGCGAACTCTTCGCCCCGCTGGCGGATCACCTCTTCCGCGACTACACGCTCGACATCGAGAACGTCGTCGAAGAACTCGGCGATCTTGAGTTCTACACGGAAGGTCTACGAGCGCCGCTCGGCATCTCCCGCGCGGAGGTATGTGCCGCCGGCCCAGTGAATGGAATCGAAATGGAAGAGGCGATCTTCGCCCTCCCCGGCAAGGCGGCGGACGTGTTCGACGCCGTGAAGAAGTGGGTCATCTACAACAAGGAACTGGACCGCGCCGCGATTGTCACCGCGCTCGGAGAGTTCCAAGCTGTGCTGGAGACGATCCGCGACTTCTTCGGAATCACGCTGTCGGAAATTCTCGCCACCAACATCTCGAAACTCGGTGTCCGCTACAAGGACGGCTACAGCGATGTTGCCGCCCAGCAGCGCGCCGACAAGCCCACGGTGCACTGATGGCAGACTGGTCATATCACGACGCTCTACGTCGCAAGCAGAGGGAAGAAGCGGCAGGGCAGCTAATCGGCTGCGGCTGTGTCGTCATCGTCAAGCTTGCCTTCTTCGGTCTGATCGCGGCCGTCGCCCTCAAATATCTCGGAGTGTTCTGATGTTCGCTGACATGTGGAGGCAAATGCCTGTCGCGTTCCGTGTGTGGTTCGTTTTCTGTGCTTCGGCCGGGGTCGCTATCACCGGGTTGACGATCGCGGCGATGGCGAAGTTCGTCTTCGCCTGATCTCCATTTCGCTTGACCTTTGGAGTTAGTTTGGCTAACTCCAAAGGCAACGGAGGCGATTATGAGTAACCACATCGCGGAGATGTTCGACGCCCCGTTTGGTGTTCTGGAGCGGGTGTTCACGAAGGGCTGCTTCGTCACCGGCTGCATCACGGTTGTCATCTATCACATTTCCCTGCTGGCGCTTGGTGCCGCGATCGGACGCTGGTTCTAGCGCATCGCCCCCACGTCGGCTGAGCCGAGAGTATCAATGTACGTTTCGTATAATGAAATGCGTTCGTTCGACGTGTTGCTTGATCGCGTCCTGACGCGGGCCGAAGTCGGTAAGTTCCAACTGGAGGATGCGGTATTCTTCGATACCGATGACGGGTGTTCGTTCGTCCTCTATCACCGGCAGGATTGTTGCGAGTACGTCTACCTTGCCGAAGTAATTGGCGAGCTTTCCGATCTCGTTAACGACGGTCCGGTCCTCCTTGCGGAAGAGATCAGAGAAGAAGATTCGAACGCCAGTGAAAGCGGGACGTGGACCTTCTACAAGCTACGCACTCATGGCGGTGACGTGACCCTTCGCTTCAATGGTCAAAGCAACGGATATTATTCCGAGAGCGTGGACTTTTTCGAAACGACCGGCCTCGATGACTGAGGCGGTGGACAAACCACAGGGCTACCACCTTACCAACATCGCTCGCGGCGAGTTCGGTGAGGTCTCGAAGATTTTCGAGGAGGTCGATGAGTTCGACGATGCCCTGCGGCAGGGTGTCGCGATCATGGCGCTTGTCGAGCTATCGGACCTGATTGGTGCGATCAAGGGCTGGCTAGCCAAGCACCACCCATCGATCACCATCAACGATCTCGACGAAATGGCCGAGGTGACCAAGCGTGTGTTCGAGTCCGGGCACCGGGAGGCGCGGACGTGATACCGCCCGTTCCTTGCTGCCCGCATTGCGGCGCCGAGACGCCAGACACGCTGACGCTCGGCGATCTGGCCGTCAGCTATAACCCGCCCGAGACCTTGTGGAAGGGTAAGCGGCTCAACATTTCCCCGGCGGAATCACGTCAGCTTTACACGATGATGCGGCGCGGCCGGGCGTCCTATGATGCGCTCGCGATCCTGCCCAGCGGTGAATACTGCGGCACGGATGTGGTGAGGACTCGTATCTGCAAAATCCGTCGCAAGTTCGCGGAGGCTGGTGTGCCGATCGTGATCGAGAGCGTGCGCGAGTACGGCTACAAGATTGGATTGGCTGCATGACACCCAAAATCAATTACTGGCTGCTTGGCGAGGCCATCCACTTCTACGAAAGATTCAGCTATACCTATGTCGAGGTTCCGTGGCTGGTTTCGGACTATGTCGTCCGAGCGACACTCCCAGAAGGCTTCGATTTCTGGCAGATCGGCACCGCCTGCCATCACGGTGGCGACTATGGTCCCCGGACAGACCTGTTGGAGACACGCGGCGACGCGTCGGCTTTGGTCGGATCGGCAGAGCAGGGTTTTCTAACGCTTGATTTGGCGCCCGGCCGCTATGTCGGGGTGACGCCGTGCTTTCGCTGCGAGGATGAACAGAACATCTTCACCCGCACCGCTTTCATGAAGGTAGAGCTTTTCGACAACCGGCCAGAGGCGACAGAAGAAGCGATCCGCGCTTCCGCGATGGATTTTTTCATGGTCCACGCAAGGGCTAATCATCTGTCGGTAAAGACCTTCGAGGGATCAAGCGATATCGACCTTGGCGGGATCGAGATTGGTTCCTACGGAATCCGCGAGCATCATGAGTTCGGCCGCTGGGCATATGGTACCGGCCTCGCCCTGCCCCGCTTCGATATCGCCAACGCGTTATCGAAGGTCCTATGATCCGAGCGTCGCTTCTTCTTCTGGCGATCTTGCTCGGCGGCTGCGCTCATCACCGCGTCGCGCCCGGCGAGGAAATTCACTATTGGGACGAAGCTGTGTCGGCGCAGTGCCATGATCAGCCGAAGCTCGATTGGTGTCACCATGCGAAGTGATGAGATCAAGCGGGTCGACGCGATCTGCCGGCGCGGCTTCGATTACCGGGCCGACGTGGTGGACCGCTGGCAGTCCTTCTATCAGGACGTGTTGGCGGGCCGCCGGTGGGCAGGTGATTGTGACGATCTCACGACCACGACACTCGATGCTCTCGGTCGGAACGGCGCAGCACGATCCTCGCGTTGGCGCGTTATGGTCACTGCCGAGGGCACGGTCTACGGTCAAGTCAACCACATGGTAGGTGCTATCCGTGACCACGCCGGCATCTTCTGGATCGTCGGTGACACCTTCGGCGCAGCTTACCCGTCGAGCCGCTTCCGTCACACCCCTCGATACTACCAGCGGATGGACTTCGCTTCATCGGGTCGTTGGCAGGCCGGAGTGCCGTTCTGATACCCATTGCACAGCCGTCCCGATCCCAGAAAATTCGTGTCAAGATGGGTTAGCAAAAATAGACTTCTTGCCTTTTTAGGTTAGTTTGCATATACTGCTCGGCCCTTTGTCACTCCCGTAAAGCGGACCCCACATCAATATGCCAGTCTCCCCGAACGAGGTCGTAATCGACCTCGGGCGTGATGCACGCCTGTCGCAACACGCCCTCGAAACTCTCGCCGATCGCTATCTCGTCGCCGGGGAAACCAGTCCGCAACATGCCTTCGCGCGCGCCTGCGCCGCCTTCGCTGATGATGCCGCTCATGCCCAGCGTCTCTACGAGTATGTGACCAAGGGTTGGTTCATGTTCGCAACCCCGTTGCTGTCCAACGGTGGGACGAAGCGTGGACTTCCGATTTCCTGTTATCTGAACTACATGCCGGACAGTCGTCAGGGCATTCTCGACCACTACGAGGAGACCTCCATGCTGTCCAGCATGGGAGGCGGCGTCGGTGGTTACATCGCCGTGCGTGGGCCGGAGGAAACCTCGAAGGGCTCAGCGTCGTCGGGTGGCATCCCGTTCGTAACCGTCATCGATCGTTTGATGCTCGCCTTCTCGCAGGGCAAGACGCGTCGCGGTTCCTATTGCGGATATCTCGACATCTCGCACCCCGAGATCGAAGAGTGGCTCGGCATCCGTAAGCCTTCGGGCGGCGACGCCAATCGCAAGGCGCTCAATCTCCACCACGCAGTCAACATCCCGGACGCATTTATGTGGGCCGTGTTGCGTAACGAGATGTGGAATCTCGTGTCGCCAAAAACTGGCAAGGTCAAGAAGCAGGTCAACGCCCGCTCGCTGTTCCGTAAGCTTGTCGAGACGCGTCACCAGACCGGCGAGCCATTCATCCTGTTCACCGACACCGCGAACCGGGCTCTTCCGGAGCCGCTTCGCCTGCTCGGTCTGATCATCAATCATTCGAATCTCTGCACCGAGATCATGCTGCCGACCTCGGCCGATCGCACGGCCGTGTGCTGCCTGTCGTCCACCAACCTCGACAAGTGGGAGGAGTGGAAGGACGATCCACTGTTCATCGAAGACCTGATGCGGATGCTCGACAACACGCTGACGGACTTCATCGAAAACGCCGATCCCGAGACGATGTGGCGTGCCATCAACTCAGCCAAGAACGAGCGGTCGGTCGGTCTCGGCGCGATGGGTCTGCACTCCTTCCTCCAGCGTAAGATGATCCCGTGGGGTTCGGACCTCGCGCGCGGTTACAACATCATGATGTTCGAGCATCTGCAAAAGATGACGGACGCGGCGTCGCTCAAGCTCGGCGCTGAGCGCGGTGAAGCCCCCGACATGGCCGGTACCGGTCATCGCTTCGGTCACAAGATGGCCATTGCTCCAAACGCGTCTTCGTCGATCTTCCTCGGTTGCTCGCCTTCAATCGAGCAGTGGCCGGAGAACATCTACATCCACAAGACGCTCAGTGGTTCGCACACGATCAAGAACCCAGCACTTGAAGCGTTGCTGGAAGCCAAGGGCAAGAACACCGATGCGGTGTGGAAGGACATTCTCGCCAATGACGGCTCGGTCCAGCATCTGAGCTTCCTGACGCCGGCCGAGAAGCTGGTCTTCTTGACGGCCTTTGAGACAGACCAGCGCGATACTGTTCAGATGAACAACGATCGCACCCCGTTCGTCGACCAAGGAATTTCGCTCAATATTTCTGTTCCCGCTACCGTGGACGCGGAATACCTCATGGAAGTGCATGCCATGGCGTGGGCCGGCGGTAGCAAGTCCATGTACTACATGCGGACCAAAACCCTCCAGAAGGGCGAGAACGTGAACACCAAGGTGGAGCAGATGGAACTCATCGCTCCTGCTCAAGAAGAAGGATGCCTAGCCTGTGAAGGATAATCTCGCCGGCCGCACAGTCGGCTACAGCTACCCCTATTTTCTCCATCCTTCACATATTGAACCGGATGGTTCGGCCGTTGCCGAAACGACGAAATGGGCACGGGTGATCGGTATTCAAACCGAGTTCGCCGATATGCCGGACACCTATGTCGGCACCAGCGTCCACACCGGCGCGGAAGTCCACTTCAACCGCACCAGCATCCACACCGTCATGCCCGAGAGCTACCGCTAATGCCCCTTCTCAAGCCGTCGAAAGCGTACAAGCCCTTCGAATATCCGTGGGCCTACGATGCCTACAAAAAGATGCAGCAACTCCACTGGCTGCCCGAGGAAGTTCCGCTCCAAGAGGACGTGCACGACTGGTGGGAGAAGCTGAGCGATGCGGAGCGCAACCTGCTCACGCAGCTTTTCCGCTTCTTCACCAAGGGCGATGAGGACATCAACAACGGCTATATCGACGAGTACATGCCGGCGTTCAAGCCGACCGAGATTCGGATGATGCTGTCGTCGTTCTCGACGGCCGAGGCCAACCACATCGACGCCTATTCCCAGCTTATCGACACGGTCGGTATGCCGGAGAGCGACTACGCCGCCTTTGCCGAGTTCGAGGAGATGCAGGCCAAGCACGCCTACATGTTCGCCGATCGTGGTTTGAAGAGCGACGGCACCAAGTGGTCGAAAAAGGCCAAGCTCGCGCTCAACGTCGCCGTCTTCTCGGCGTTCGGCGAAGGAATGCAGTTGTTCTCCTCCTTCGCGGTCCTGCTGTCGTTCAAGCGCCGTGGGCTGATGAAGGGTATGTCAACGATCGTCGAGTGGTCGCTGCGCGATGAGTCGCACCACGTCGAGATGATGATCAAGCTGTTCCACGCATTGATCCGCGAAAACCCTGACCTCTGGGACGACGACCTCAAGGACGCCATCCGCGACATCGCGAAAACGATGGTGAAGCTGGAGGACAAGTTCATCGACCTCATGTTTGCCATGGGAACGATCGCCGGCATCACCAAGGAAGAGGTCAAGACCTACATCCGCTACATCGCCGATCGCCGCATGATCCAGTTGGGCCTCAAGCCGATCTACCGGCAGAAGGACAACCCGCTGGAGTGGATCGACGAGATGACGACGGCCCATACCCACACCAACTTCTTCGAGGGTCGCTCGACCGAATACTCGAAGGGCGGTGTCACGGGTTGGGATAGAAACCCGTTCGGGTTCGTCGATCGCATCAAACTGCTGTTGCGTAATTCCGCCGCTGGCGCGAAAGAGGGAGCCGTTCTCTAATGGCTCTCTATCTCGTTTCCAAGGCAGGTTGTCCCTTCTGCTCGCTCCTCAAGCTGGAACTCCGCAAGCGAGGCGCTACCTTCACCGAGGTCGACGCATCTGACGATGTCGATCGCAAGGCGTTCTACGCCATCGTGGGCGAAGGGGTTAACTCTGTGCCCCAACTCTTCGCGACCGAGGAAGTGTTCAGTTTGGCTGCCCCTTCCGGTCGGCGATTGGGCGGGTGGGATGATGTTTCGACGGATTGGTCTGTTATCGATTCTATTGATTGATCCACATTGGTCACCCTCTTGACATCGGTCACTAGATTGTTTGAGCGGCCTTTTTCTATGGTTGCCTCGGATCGCATATAGGGTAGTTAAGCTACCCTAACGGAGGACAAATGTTGAGGCCGGCTCGCCATCAGGCGGGCCGGCCGTTATTTTTAGTTGACACTCATTTCGCTTTAGACCAGACCGCAACTCGCGAATCAGTGATTCGTTTTCCGAAATGGTAAACCAGAAAGGAGGCAACAGTGCAGGCAGCGACAGAAACCGCTCCGCCTCGCCGCGTAGACATCAAGGGGGCAGCCGACCACGTCGACACGTCCACCCTTGGCGGTCGTATCGCATGGGCGCGGATGCGAAAGGAAATGACCCAGAAGGACCTTGCCGAACGCGTCAAGAACCGCGATGGGTCTTCCAAATCGCGCGCGACGATCGTCCAGTATGAGGCAAACAATATCATGCCTCCCCTTGATGTCGTCGAACTTATCGCGAAGCAGTTGGGCGTAAGCCCGAGCTACATCGCGTTCGGCGAGCATGTCGTGGAGGGTATTTCCGCTCTCAAGGACGTGGAAATGATTTCTTTCCCTGAGATCAGCTTTGGCAAGGACGGACAATATGTGTCGTCCACTATGGCCTATTCCAAGGAACGGGTGACCGAACTAGGCATCTCGCGCGACAATATCGTCGCCTACGTCATGCCTCACGCAGCTAAGGCCTTCGGCATCGAAGCCGGCGACCTGCTCATCTCGGACACCTCGATCACGACACCCACCGACAAGGGCGGCCTCTATGTCATCAAGACGCAAGCCGGCATGGAATTGATCCGCGTCAATCCACACTATGGTGCGGCTCCACGCGGTAAGACCATCTCCTTCTCGGACCCGAATGGTCGCGCGCTCACGGCTAAGGTCAGCGATCTCCACTTTCTCGGCGGGGTCGTGTCGACAATCCGGCGCAGCGACGAGATGCGCTCGGGCGAATAATTCCTCCCCAGTGTGTATATCACGAAGCCCCACGATTTCTCGCGGGGCTGTGTAATGCTGTCACTTGATCAAAGCGACTATCGAGGCTGTCAACCTTAACATAGCCCAGATCGCCGAGATCGTTCCGAACAGCAGTAATGAAGTCGCGAACAAGATTGTCGCCGGTAGCAGTGCTTCGTCAAAAAGCCACTGAGCCGATGACCTTCTAAGTTCGTCGTCATCCCAATCCTCCTCAACGCCTGAATAGGCATAATTCGACTGAGGATCAGGGAGCGACGACGTGGTCACCGTACTTCGCCGGGCGCTTTCAGCACCCAGATGCTTTCCGCGTCATGCTCGATCGCGAGCCAATCAGATAGATCACTGTCGTTGTCGATGTGATCCGGCGGCGTGATCCCTGCGAGCTTTAGCGCCCGCGAAACGTCCTCTCCAACATCGCCCCTACCCTCGCATAGATAGAGGTGGGCACACAGGCCGATCAGGATCGCCTTATAATCGGGCTCCGGAGCCGCAGGAGGCGATCCGGCGTACGCAGCGGCCAGTGTGACCTTCTTGGCCGTATCGCGGTCCACGCCCGCTACAGCGGCGATCTGGTCGTAGTTAGGACGACCGTGCGCGTAGAGCGGCGCGGTTTCGGCCGGTACCACGACGACAACCGTCTCACGATCACCTTCGACATACTGTCGTGCCGATCGCATCCAGCTAAGTCGCTGCTGGATGAACATCTCGTCGCGCTCTTCCGGCGTCATGGCATCCACGTGCGCCTTAGCCTGCTTGAGGAGTTCGGTGAGTTCGGGTGTCATGAGCGTGACAGTTCCTTGGCGGCAGCCTTGATCAGGCGGTTTAGCGTGTCGAGTGGCACCACGACGGCGGGTACCCACTTGGTGCGCCCATCTAGATCGCGGACGGGCTCGGTCGCTGGGTCTTCCTTCGCAATCTTGCGTGCGAGCTTGAGCGAAACCTTGAGACGATCCTTGTTCATGCGAGCCTCGACTGCGGGTGGTTGCGTTCCAGCCGGCGCGGCACGAGCGGCCAGTCGCTACCCGGCAGTGAGTGGTTCCGCGAGTTGCCAATCAGGTCGTAGCGATCGGCCGACAAGGACACCTTCACGAAGGTTCTCATCCCTGCTGGGAACGCGGCCGGAGAACGATGGATAACGCGCTGGTCGAGCCGGAGCAGGTGCTTGTCCGGATAGGTGAAGATGCGGCCCGCGATCTCATGGGCCTTGCCGATCGCAGCCATCTGCCGCATCGAGAGATCACAATCGTCAGACAGTGGCGTCTCGGTCTTGACGAACTCGGTCGGGGCGCGGTCGCACCAGATATAATTGATGTCGTCGGTACCGAAGCCATCCGAGTGCCAGCCCGGCCGATTACCGATATACGAGCCCTCGACCCACAAGGTCTTGGCGGTCAGGTAGACGTAGGCGTCCTCGAACTGACCCACCCTAGCCCACTTGGCGTGGGAGACGATCGGCGCGAACTGCTTGAGATTATCGGGCAGAACGTAGCGCGCCTGCCCCGGCAATGAGATCGGGGTATACATCCAGAAGCACATCTCGGTCGGCGAGATGTCGATCTCTCCGAGATCGTCGGGGAGCTTACCATAGAGAGTCATGAGGCGTCCTTGGGTAGATGCGCCGCGCGGATGCGCCAAAGCTCCGTGGCTTGGCATTGCCCGCCCTTGCGGCCGAAGCGATCCTGCAAGCCGCTCTGGGCCAACAAGACGGGGATGAGGGGGAGGTTCTCAGAGATATATTCGTCCCAAAGGGTCGCGTAGAGTTCGCGGCACTCCTTCAAGTTGACCGGTCGAAAGCCCCTCGCCTCTTCGATCGAGAGACCGGTGTCTCCGTTCCGGAAGACCTTGGCGGCCTGATACAATTCCTCGATCGACGCGCCTCCGCGCGCCTTGATCCGGGCGCAATAAGCACTGAACCGACGATCGCCGGCAGTGCTGCACTCAAGGAACGGGGCGACGCCGTGGCGAACCATCAGACGCTGAACTTGATGCCGGCGAGCAGGCTATCGATCATGGCGCAGAACGCGAGCGCGTCCTTGCGGCGCTTGAAGAACAGCGTCCTGTTGGAGTTTTCGCACTCGGTATAGGTGTCCCATCGGTCGTAGCGCGCGCCGATGTGTTCGTTAAGCCATCGCTCGATCGACGAACGCAAAGTCCAGAACTGCTTGTCGATGGTCCACGGCTTGCTTCCGAAAGTTTGTACCTCCGGCCGTGATTGCTTGCTCCAGCACAGTTGTTGTGCCGGGGTCAGGAGCCAGCAGTTCGCCGTGCTACTACGCTCGAATCTATAGCCGTAGAAGGCCACGATCGAGTTGTAGCCGTCGCGAAACTCTTCGACGCCCTCGGGGTGATTGCGGTCGACCACGAAGAAGATGTTGTCCGAGCCAATAACCAGCCCGTGTTTCTTGGTGACGTAGCGACTCATGCTTCGTCTCCGATGTACATGGACGGCCGACGCCATCCCGAGCGCCACGAGAACCATGGGTCACTCTTCTCAGGGTGCGGATTGGCCTCGATCGGCTCACCAGCTCGGCCGGCGCGCGCGCCTGCCTCGACAACGGCCATTTCTTCGGAAGTCATCATCCGCATGACGTTGGGATCAGGGTCGTAGGTCATGCGAGCAGCGGGGTCAGAGCGGCGAAATATTCGTCCGTCAGTCGTTCGCTGTCGTCCGCCCGGAAATAGGTGCTGTAGTAGGCATAGACCAGCGTTCGCAGGGACGGCTCAGGCGTCCGCGTGCCGAAATTTGGTTGTTCGTCAAATACGCCTGTGCGGGCGAGTATGCGCTCGGCATCTGCGAAATCGATGCCGATCTGGACAATGAACAGCCGATGTTCACAGGTATCGACCATCCAGCCCATACGGCCGCGCCAGACCTTGACGGCCTCGTCGTAGCTCTCGAATGGGCCGTACTCTTCCTCGGTGCCGGGGACGATCTCGGTGAAGGTGGTGTCGGTCCAGACGCCGCCGATGACATTGTACATGTTCAAGCCTTCCAGCGCTTGGCTATTTCTTGATGGATGGGAAATCCGAGGACGGGATCGCAGGGCGCCCCGAACCACAGGGAGAAGGCGTCGTTCTCCTTACACAGCCGCGCTTCCTGCCAGCGATCGTAAGGGATCGGTGTGAAATGGACGGCGATTAGTATGTGGCCCTTGCCGTTGGCGTAGCTGCTGCTGAGCCCGGTGACGCGGCCGGGTTCGATGCTGGTCTCCTCGCGCCACTCTCGGATAGCTGCTTCCTCGGCCGTCTCGCCGTTGCTGATGTGGCCGCCGATCAGGTTCCACGTTCCGATCCGGGGCTCGATCGCGCGGCGGGCGATGGCAAGCCCTCCGGACCAGTGGGCGACCGACTGGACACAGACCACGACCGGCAGTGGGTTGTCCCACCGCTTGTGACCACAGAAGCGGCACTCGTGGGAGCCGTCCTCCTCGCGGTAAGGATCGGCGATCTGCGTCAGGATATATTGCTTGCCGCAATTTTCGCAGAACTTGGGGATGATGAGTGACACTTATCGTACTCGTGTTGATTTAGACTAACGCCGCGAGGCGCGACGAAGCGACTCGACGGGAAACAGACGCGGCTCGATCAGGATGTCGCCAATAACCTCCAGCGGTGTCAGCGGATGTCCCTCGCCGTACCACTCGTTAGCGTTGGCGCAGTAGGCGTAGGCTGCGTCGCGATCCCGGAAGAAGCCGAAGATCATCATGACCATACCATCCGTCCGGCGCTTCTTCACGACGGCGTATCCGCGAGGGATCGGTCCACCGCGCTCGCCAGCCCATGGTTCCACCAACGCTGCCACCGGCGGCGCCGGCTTGGGTTTCGGCTTCCACCTCGGATCGACCGGCATCAGCGCATATGCGTCGCAGTCTTCGAGTTCCGGATGGTGGACGCCGCAGTCGCGGCAGAAGTCGTCAGGAAGGTCACCCATCACGCGCCAACATGCGGCTTGAGGAAGATCGACTCGCCCTGCTTGGCGAACGTCCATGTTCCCCGGATGTAACCGTCGACGATGTGGAAGTGATCATCCGCCTGTAGCAACAGAAGAAGATCAACGGTTCCCGACATACCAAGCTGGTACCCCGCCTCCTCGTGGCCCCGAAAGTGGCCGTTGAAGTTAGCTGCCGATCGACCGCGCGACATCCCGTCGATGTGGAAGTCTCCCGTGATGATCGCGTTGGTTCCCACTTCCTCCGCACAGGTCGACATGTAGCCAACGTAGCCGGTATGGATGTGACCGTACTTGTCGCGGTTTGGAGAGATGCCCCACGACTTCTGTTTGGGGACCTTGATGATCTCGATCTGCATCAGTTCGTCTCGTTCGTGTAGCCCGGCAGGAACCGGACGCCGTGGGTGTTGACCTTCGCCGGCCGCCAGACCATGCCGCAGCCCTGACATGCGTGGGTGTGATGGGCGACCTTCTCGAACGCCGCCTCGTCGATGTGACGCTCGCCGCAGGACGGGCAGGTCAGAATCATCGGGATCGAGTATTGCGACCCGAGCTTGCCGTCCTCCAGATAGAAGACATCGGCCGGCGGCATGTCCTCCAGCGCCTCGGCGGCGGCGAGATGGGCATCCGCCTGCTTGCGGCGAAGCGCGGCGTAATGCGCGATCGACGGGATGTCCGGGTGGAGGATCACAAGCTGGTCGGCGACGTTGGCGGCCCGGTACAGCGTACCTGCAACCTCCAGCAGTGTCGCCGCACCGGCCATGTGCTGTTCGTCGGTCATCAGTGGATCACCATCTCTTTGAGCATTTGTTCGAGGACGCTCTTCACGTCGGCGATGTCGCGGATGTCGAGGATCGCATCCTCCAGCTTCTCTCGTTTCAGGGTGCGGCTGATCTCCCACGTACCTTTTCCCTCGGCGCGGAGTTGATCAACGCGGGCGCGGCCTTGCAGACGTGCCATCAGGAACGGTCCTCGACACCGTCTTGGCCTCGGTCGCGCGATTCCCACGCGCCCACGAGCCAACGCCACGGTCCGTCCGCGTTCTTCTCTTCAAGCGCGTACCACAGACCGGCAGTGTTGCGGATGTAGCCGATGGCGCCGGCCAGAGTGTCGAACACCTGCGGCCAGCGTGCCATGATGTGGACGCGGTACATCAGAAGCGCTCCTCGGGGAGGAGGTAGATGATCGTGCAAACGACAATCGTCGTCACGATCGCGGCCATGAACGCGAGCGTCTGGTTGCAGAGTCCGGTATCCACGTTGAGGATTCCATGGTTGGGGCACATCAGAAAAGACCCCTCACCCAACCGCCGAACATGGCGATTTCCCAGAGAACGAGGCCAACGGCTGCAAGGCAGGCAGCGAAGAACAGGATGACCTTCACGATGCCCTGATCCCAGAGCCAGAAGGCGGCTACCAATACGGCGATGATTGCGACTATCGCGCCAAGCGCCCAGCCGATGTTGATGATGAAATCGAGCATCAGTCCATCACATCCAATTTGTAGCCCAGCCCGATGGCGCGCTCGACCTCGGCAATGAACCATGCCTCGTCTTCGCAGCGCGTTCCGTTGTCCTCGGCCTTCTTGATCTTGACCGCGCCGACGCCGGAACCGCAGACCAAGATGGTCGTCGATTTGGCGGCCGAGTTGGTCACCTTGGCACCAAGCTCCTCGGCGATGAGCAGCGCCTGATCCCGGCTCCAGCGGTCGAGACCGCCGGTGAAGCAGATCACTTCGCCGGAGAAGATCGCAACCTCGGACGCGTTGGCGGCCGGCATGTCGCGAATGTCCATCTCCCGCCGTAAGGCGAAGACCTCGTCGTAGTTCGCCTTCTTGCGGAAGTGCTTCTCGATCGAGTCCATCACGATCGGGCCGATGCCGTCGATGTTGCCTACGCCGGCCGTGATGAAGCCGTCATCCTGCGTCACAGCGGTGAAGAATGCGTCCACGGTCTTGAGGTGCTTGGCGATGTCCTTCGCGGTCGTCTCGCCAACGTTGCGGATGCCGAGGGCAAAGATGAAACGGTCAAGTTGCGGCGACCGCGCCTTCTTGATCGCGGACATAAGCTTGGTTGCCGACGACTTGCCATAGCCTTCCCACAGAGGGATGACCTCGGCGATCGGCATGTCTTCCATCGCCCAATCGTCCGCGCTGCCGAAGTCGTAGAGCGACGCGTCTGGCAGTGCCATGATCTGGCTTGCCGTCTTGAGCCTCAGCTTCGTGACGAGGTCCTTGATCTGGCTCGCGCCGAGGCCGTCGATGTCCATCGCCTTGCGGCTGACAAAGTGTTCGAGATGGGCCTGCAACTGCGCCGGGCACGATGCCGTATTGACGCAGCGGCGCACCGCCTGACCTTCCTCGCGGACTGCCGGCGAGCCACATGATGGACACTCGGTCGGGAGATGATAGAGGCCCTTGATCCGCACCGAATCATCGGCGAGGCAGACCACTTGCGGGATCACGTCGCCGGCACGCTGCACGACTACACGCGCGCCGGGAAACAACCCGAGGCGATTGATCTCGTCTTCATTGTGAAGCGTGACGTTGGAGACGGTGACGCCGCCGACGAACACCGGCTCCAACACGCCCACCGGCGTCAGCGCGCCGGTGCGTCCGGTCTGGACCACGATGTCGTTGAGGGTGGTGACCTTCTGCTCGGCCGGGAACTTGTAGGCGGTCGCCCAGCGCGGCGAGTTCGATCGCGATCCGAGTTTTGCGCGCTCGGCGCGGCTGTTGATCTTCCAGACCACTCCGTCGATGTCGAAACCCATCTCCGGGCGCTTGAGCGACCAGTGCCCGATCTGAGTGCGGAAGGCGTCCGCATGATTGGCCACCACGATGAAGGGCACGACCTCGAAGCCTAGCGCCGTCAATTCGTTCAAGACATCCGAGTCTTCATCGAGATCGGCGAAAGTCGCATCGGTGACGCTGAACGCCATGAACCGGATGCCAATGTCCTTCATCGACTCCGCGTCGGCGCGGCGAAGCGCTCCGGCGGCGCCGTTGCGGCAGTTGACGAATGGCTTGCCCTTCTTGCCCTTGGCGCGTTCGCGGGCGTTGTATTCCTCGAACTTCGACTTGGGCAGATAGATTTCGCCGTTCACCTCGATCAGGGCGTCGGTCGCCGGGTCTATCTCAGCGGTGATGTCCATGGGGATACCACCGGCGTAACGGGCGGTGTGGGTCACGTCCTCGCCAACATCACCGTCGCCGCGCGTTACCGCGCGGGTGAAGATGCCATTCACATAAGTCAGGCGGCACGATAGGCCGTCCATCTTGAGTTCGCCGAGGAATACCCCATCGGGGGGCGCGACTCCTCCTGCCCACTCGGCCACGGCGGCGGGTGTGAAAGTGTTCGCAAGGGATTCCATCCGCTGCGAGTGCTTCACGTTCGCGAACGCCGCCGTGGCCTTTCCGCCTACCTTCTGCGTCGGGGAATCGGACGAGACCAAAGTGGGGAACTCGATCTCGATCGCTTCGATCGCACGCTTGAGATCGTCGAACTCGTCGTCGGACATGATCGGGGCGTCATGTTCGTAATAGGCCGAGTTTGCCTCTGACGCTCGCGCAAGCATCTCGGTGTAGGCAGCTTCGGCTTCAACGATGGACGGGTAGTTCACGATTCCTCCCAAAACGCAAATGGCCTCGCTCGTATGTCGAGCGAGACCATTCATTGCAAGCGAAATCGTTAGTTAGCCTAACACCACCGATCAAATGATCGGAGTGTCCATGTTCTCGAACTTGAGGAACTTGCGGTGCTGCTGCCAGCCGGCGAGATTTCCCCACCGATGGCGGTTCTGGTAGTCGCCCGCTTCCTTCCAGTCCGGCGTCGCCTGATGCTCGGCTGGGCTCGCGTGGATCGGCTGATCGACCAGTAGGCGATTGAACAGCGCCTGATCCTCATCCAGCGTCGAGACCTTACCAGACATGTTGTTGTAGCTGACGCGAGCGCACCGAGCGGCCGACACCTGCTTGGCGTTCTCGATCCCGAGCGTCGCCAGATCATCATCGGAAATATACGGCAGATGCCACTCTCCTACCGCAAGCTGCTTGGGCGTCGATGCGGCACGGGCCGCCTTGATCGCCTTGGCCAGCGCCTCGATCGTGGGATCGGCCATTTCGTGATCGCGAAGGACTTCGAAATTGTCGAAGTAGACGCCAGTCATGACGGTCTTCATATGGACCCACGGCTCGACCATGCGATTGACGGTCTGCTTATGGATGCCCAGCGCGTCCATCTTGTCGGCGTGATCAATCGCCTGCTCCATCAGCCCAAGCCAAATCTGCTCAGCCTGCTGAGTGACGGCTTCGTTGGCGACGGTGAAGCCCTGCATGCCACCTTCGTTCATGCGCCAAGACGCCGGCACGGCCGGGTTATCCCGGAGCATCTGCTTCATCCGCTTCCACGGGATGGCGCGACTCGATGCCGCGTTCTTCGAGAACACCCGGTGCGTCATGAACTCCGAGTGGATGAAGCGCGGATAGACGAGTTCGAGGGTTGTCAGCCGCACGCCTTCGGCCGTGATCGAGTCCGCCAGAACGACGGCCGAGATCAACGGCGACAGGGGGACGAACTCGATCGGCTTGGGTGCAGACGGGATTACGATCGGAGCGTTCACTTCTTGTCCCTCTTGGTCTTCGCCGGCTTGGACGGGTCTTTTCCGGCGTTGAGTTGGGCAACGACATCGTCGAAGACTTCCGTCTTCATCCGGACGCGGGCGAGCTTCTGACGGCAGTCCTCGCCGGCTTCATCATTGCCGATGATCCGTGAGGAGACATCCCCATTGGACGCGGTCGGCGGCAACTGACCGCGCGGCGCGTCCATGCAGACCAGTTCATCCGGCCGGAACTTCGGTGTTAGAAACTGTACCCGCGTCGTCGCGCCCAGCCCGCAGGCGGTCAAGGTCATTGATAGTATCAATGATGACACGAGGGGCTTGAGCATCGCGATCCGACGCGGGCGCGGCTTGGAGAGTTGCTCGTGCATTGGTGAAATCCTTCACGGTCTGGACTTTGAGTCGATCCATCTTCTGGTCGACGGCTTGGTTTCGGGTAGTGACGACGATGTCGGCCGCCTGAGACTTGATGGTCGCGGTGGTGTCGGCCGCTTTGACGGCCGTGGTCACCGCTTCCTTCTTGTCATGCTGGAGGTACAAGTAGGTGCCCCCACCTACCGCGATGACGGCCAACGCGATGTACAGCCACTTGGACTTGAAGAACCCACCGATCTTTTTACCGATGAGTGCCCATTCGATGGGTTCCATGATTATTCCTTCCGAAGATACTGGTCGGCGACGTAGCCTTGCTTGCCGGGGGCGTATTCGACGAGGCTCCACGCGCCGAGGTCCTTGACCAAGACGACCTCGCTTCCTCCGGACAGTACGGTGATCACCGACGCACTGGCGTTCGGCTGGGCGCGGACATTGAGCTTGGGCATGTTCACGAGGAACTTGCTCGCCATGCGTTCCAGACCGGCCGAGCGATCGGGCACCGAAGTACCGTGCAGCGCCGCCTTGAAGTCGCCCATCGGGAACGCAATTCCCGGATCGGTTTTCCAGCCGCGTGTATCGATCTGTTCGTGGCCTGCGATGTGAGCGATCTTGTAATTCGCGATGATCGCCTTGAACGCGGCCATCCCGGCAACGATCTGCGCATCCGTGTATCTCGGCCAGATGAGATTGCCGCCGCCGACACGGGCATTCGGCGCGACGATCGACATATCGAACTTGGCGCGCTCGGCTGCTGATAGCGTATGATTGTAGGCGTCGATAACTGCGCCGTTCGGACCCATCTTGAACCAGCCCGGATTGACGAACTCGATGCCGATGCAAAAATCATTGCAGTTCTTGATCCCGTCGAGGATCGAGGGTCCGGCGTGCCACGCGACGCGATTGAACGGGACAAGCTGCGTGATCGTGCCATCGCGGTCGATCACGAGATGCGCCGATACCTTGGCGGTCGGATTGGTGAGCGAGGCGATGGCGCTAGCTCCGGTGTAGCCTGCCGTGTAGTGCATGATGACGCCAGTCGGAGACATCATTCCGCTGACATTCGGCGAGCGCTGGAAGGCCACCCCTTCGAGGAGGTGGTTGGAAATATTCATTGAGATGTCCTTAAGTGTATCTCGGCGCTTTGTAGATAAGTAAGCGGCCCCACGTAAAACTCTGTCCACCGAATTTCGTGTCATCCCACGTAAAGGCGACACGATCTACGCTGATCGGTGCAGTAGAAACATGGGGTTGCGTATCCGTACCGGTGTATAATCCGACATCGAACGTCGGGTTTCCAAGGTACGTCATGGTCAAATCATATACTGGTTGCCGTCCACGACCGCCACCAATGATATACGGCACAGTATTCACCTTGATGAACTTAGGCCCTTCTACAACCGTTCGGGAAGAGTCCGCTCCAATTCCGGTAAACGTTATCATGTCCGTTGACGACGCTAGCGCCACGTAGAAGTTCTCCCCGGCGAAGCTGATGTTATCGACCACGGCATATGTGATGTACCACAGGCCGCCGTGTTTGATTATCATTGCATCGTATGATCCGCCTGAGGAGCCGCCGGGGATTAGAGGCAGAGTTAGTTTAGTGAGTCCCGTTATTACCGAGGCTCCGGTGGTAGGGTCCGTGACAAGGCCCGTTTTGTGCATGACTGCTAGGCCGTCAGACAGGCTCGGATTGCCCCACGTGGATATGACCAAACGCCAACTGCTGTCATCGTTCTTGACGATGTGTCCGGCCACGTCACCGACGATACGTCCGCTGCGCTGCGTCATGATGATGCCAACGATCTGGACCGTCTCTGTCGCCGGGTCCCACTCGATAACGCCCCAATAGCCCCAAGCATTCGGGTCCGCCACAGTGGCCGTCAGACGATACTTGCTGCCAAACAGGACCGGCGTTCCGTCCTCATGAGTCACCAATGCGAAATCGCGCATGCCGACGCCGGAGAAATACGACAAGATCAAGTTGTCGAAAGACCAAGATGTCGAGTTACCGGCGGCGACACCAATAAAGCTTTTCCATCCCGTATACACGGCGGTCTGAAAGTCTATGTAGGAACTGATATCAGCCTTGGATCGACACACCCACCCGCTTCCTTCATTCGTCCAAGCGCAAGCCGAATTACCAACGATGGATAAGGCCAGAGTAAACGAACTGGGTACTGTATAGGAATGAACATCGAGGAAGTGGTAGGTCCCACTTATCTTAGCGATTACCCGAATAATACTGTTGAGCTTATCGACGTTGGCGATGATGAAGTTGTTATTATCCTTTCCGATACCGACGCTCATACTATCGTAGCCTGATGGAGCTCCACTGACCTTATTAACGTCAGCTTGCACGAATACTTGCGGCATCGTCACGTCTGGCCCCGTTCTCACGAACGTTGCCTGTTCGCCGACTTGCACGACAGTTCCGATTCCTGATGCCACAGTGAAAGTCCCCAAGGTGGCGTCCGTCGATAGAGAGAACTGGCCGGTATCGCTGTCGAATGGCTCGTTGAGGCGGTCCAGATTTGCGATGCGTCCGGAGAACACGTCGATGGACTTGTCGTAGACAAACGCCAAGTCCTTCGCTGCCACTTCCCCCACAACGGGGAGCGTGTAATTATGAAAGCGGCCGGGTTGAACGAACATACCCATTATTGATGACCGATCACGTAAACCTTGAGTCCGGTTGCGCCCGTCCCCGCGATATCGACGTCGATCGTGATTTCAGCGTCATCGGCCAAGCTTGGGTCCGAGATCACAGCAGCAGTGGTGGCGGTCGTTGAGGTCGTCTCGCCGCTGTCAATCGAGAGCTTTGTCGAAAGAATCGACACACCCGCCTCATTGATATCCACGGTGGGATTTCCGCTGCTCGATGCACCGTTCAGCGACGCTTTCACCTTGGTCACGGTGAAAGCGTAAGGCATCCGGAATTTCACTTGGGTCGGTCCGGCTACCACTGCTGCGGATTCGTCGCCGACCGGGATGATGATTGATTCGGTAACAGGCCCACCACCGCCGCCGGAACCGCCACCTGTGGCGGTCACATCGTACAGTTCAAAAGAGAACCATCCGTCAGCGTCGAAAATTTCACCGTTCGCTGAGTCGACATCACTGACGGCGTGAGCGACCAAGTTGATCTCCGTCGTCGTGAGGCCCTTCCCTGCGGCCATATCGATTGTCACGTCCATGCCGTTGTGGCTGCTGCCCGAAAGCGCCCACTGGCCGCCGCTGTTGAACCCGACTTTGGTTAGATCGGCTAGCGCGGTATTGAAGGTGACAGTATAGCGACCCGTACCGGTCCTCGTTACCGACGCGACATTGCTGCCGTGGGATACAACCGGTGCGGTTGGTGCGGTGCAATCGATGCGCGCCGAGGCAAGCACCCGCTGAGTGCCACTACTACCGGCATCCGCCCAATCGACATCACCATCTGCATTGGATACCTTGGTCAGGACCTGACCGGTGGTGCCTCCACTAGGTACCGATCCCGTGGGAGCGTCCACCCAATCGGCGTCGCCGTCAGTGCCGGATGCCTTGGCAAGGAACTGGCCGGTGGTACCGCCTGCGGGCAAGCCGCTACCACTGCCGCCACCACCGTTCGCGGTCAGGCCTAGGACATTGATCCTACCGCCGTTGTAGGTCGTAGCGATCGTGAACTGGACGTGCGTTACGGCGGCGTAGCCAACGTAGAGGCCTTGCCGGTTACCGAATACCGGCTTCGGTGAAATTGCGCTACGCAGGTTCGAAGCCCGCCACATAAACACACGCGAGCCCGAACCGCTACCACTGGAATAGAGAGCATTATCCGAGAAGCCGACGCCGCCCGAAGCGGTCAAATCCACGAGATAGTTGTTGCCGCTATCGAAAGTGACGCCGCCGTCAGTGCTGAATCGCACCGTTTCAGACGATGCGGTTGTCTTGGTGACACGATCGTATAGCAGAAGAATTTCGTCGTAATCCGAGACATCGACGACGATAGTCGTGCCTCCGGCGAGGTTCCCATCGACCGCCTGATTCCACGAGTATAGCGACGTGAAATGCGTTCCGTCCGCGATACCCGTCACGTCGGCCCAATCAACATCGCCATCCGTGTCGGACAACTTCGTCAATACCTGACCCGTGGTTCCTCCACTAGGCACGCTCCCCGTGGGTGCGTCTACCCAATCCGCGTCACCATCCGTAATCGACGCCTTGGCGAGGAACTGGCCGGGTGTTCCACCAGCGGGCAACGCTCCGCCTCCGCCGCCTCCCGAAGGTTCGGCCCACTCGGCATCGCCGTCCGTGTCGGAGGCTTTGGTCAGGACCTGCCCCGTAGTGCCTCCATTGGGCAGCGCAACAGGCGCATCTCCCCACGCGTAATCGGTACCGGTGCCTTTGGTCAGAATCTGACCTTCGGTTCCCGTACCGGCGGGCACCTGATTGATCGCGATAAATTCGACGCCATTACCGTCACCATTGACGCGAACGAACGTCCCCGCCGCCCCGTACGTGTCAGGCACGTCATCAAGCGCAAGGAAGGTGTGGACAGATGACGGGATATTGCCCGGCTTCCAGACGCCGCCGACGCGGATCAGCGCCTGACCATCGACCTGTCCTGACAGGTCAACATCGGCAAAATTGTCGATCGTGTCGA